CCGAGATCAGCACGTGCTTATTCGGAATATAACTATTGAAAGGTGTGCGAACATAAATCTGTCGGAGCGTGATGATATCCGTGTCGTATGTCTTGAAACTCGTTGCCATCTGCCCAAGGCCCTTCTTTTTTAGCGTGGGAGATTCCGTGCCGCGCGGACCCTCTACAGGTTTTGGACAGATACGAAATAGGAGTTGGTGGGGCCATAAAAGGCGCTGAGGTTGGAGTTGCGGAAGCCGACATTCGTAATATAGGAGAGGCCCCCTGTCACGGTGTGCGTGAGGACGTAGTTGCTGGCAAAGGCGCCGGCAACGAGGGAGCCTGGAAAGGTGAGCTTGAGGGGCTGCTGGAAGTAGTTGCTGTAGCCGTTGGTGGCGGACGTGGCCACAATGAGAGTCTGATTGCTGGTGGCGAGTGTGGTGGCCCCGTATTGAATACCCGTCGTCATTGTGAATGTTTTAGAGGTGAGGGCGCCCGTGGTGAGCGTATCAAAGACGAAGGTGGGATACAGCTCCACCGTCACGCGCGAGTTGGACGTGATATAGTTGGAGAAGGAGCCGAGTTGGAGGTTCGCCGTGGAGAAATAGAGGTTGGAGTCCGACTGCACCTGGGCCGCGATGGCCCCGCTGTTCCCCGCGTAGGCGAGCGTGGAGTTCACAAACGTACTGAAATACACCACCGCCCCTATGGAGCTGACGCTGATTTGGGAGTTGTAGATACTCGTGGCACCTGTGCGGTCAATGAAAATGTTCTGCTTCGCGGCCTGGATGCCCGCGCTCGTGCTCTGAAGAGTGAGAGTGCTGACGTATCCGAAGGTGCCAAGACTGCTGATGAGGCCGAGTGTGGTACTGGGGAGCTGATTGCTGAAGACGAAGCCGTATCCGGTCGCGTTGCTCGTGTTCACGTATTGATTGCTGCCGAGATAGGCCTCGGAGAGTGTATTGAAGTTCTTAAAAGGGGGGTCCGAAGTGCCCGTCACGACCACACCGAGGTTGCCGCCAGGACTGGTGGCGGGATAGAGGAGACCCGTCATCGTACTGAAGAGCATGCTGGTGCTGACGTAGTTCGCCTGGGCGAGATTGTTCACAGTGCTCTGAAGGGAGAGGCTACTCACGTAACCGGTGCTGCCGAGTCCGACGACTGTGGAGCGCGCCTGCGTATTCAGACCGACCGTGGTGCTCAGAAGCTGGGGGGACGAGATATAGCGCGTGGAACCGAGGCCGATTACCGTGCTCTGAATGTTGGACATGAACGACAGGTTGCCGTTCAAGAAAGGGGTCATACTGCTCACAAGATCGCCTGTGCTGACGTATTTGGCGGTTCCCTGCACCCAGGCGACAGTGCTCTGCAGCTGATAGGTGGTAATACTACCCGGTATGCCGCCGCCACCAATCTGTGTAGAGAGGGTGGAATAGGATGTCGCCACAATCGTGGAGAAGCTGGCCGTGTCATTGGACATGCTGAAGATGGTGGAGGGGAGGTAGCCGAGGCTGGCTCCGTCCTGGACGGACTGGGAACTGATCGTGGCGAAGATGGACTGCCAGCGGCGCGTGCCCTGACCGTCAGCGGCCTGCACCATGCTCGTGGAGTAGGGGAGATTCGTGAGGGGATTAATGGACAAGATGGACTCTTTGTATTCGGCCTCGCTCAATACATTCCGACTCATCTGGTGCGGTTCTACATCGGCATAAGAAACAGGGTGACTCAATAAGTCGCAGGTTCCCTTAGAATGCCAGGCGGCGGAGGTTTATTGCAACTCGTTGCCCAAGGAAAACAGGATATATTTCTCACCGGAAATCCCCAAATCACGTGGTTCAAAATGGTGTATCGTCGCTATACGAACTTCGCGATGGAGTCACAGTCCATCTATTTTGACGGCGACCCCGATTTCGGGAAACGCGTGACGGCCCTCGTGCCTCGGCGTGGAGATCTTCTCGGCCCCATGATGCTGGAGGTTGTGCTCCCCTTTGTTCGCCGCACGGACGGCTCCGTGGCGCAGTATGTGAACTCTCTCGGCCACGCGCTCATTGAAGAGATTTCCATTGAAATCGGCGAGCAGGAGATTGACAAACAGACCGGAGAATGGATGGAGGTCTGGTCTCTCTTGACGACGCCCCCAGGCCAGGAGCTCGGCTATAACAATATGATTGGGCGCGTGGATGGTCTCAATCAACCCCCCACTATGCTCCCGCCCCAGACGTGCTCCGTAGGGAACTACCAGTACGGGGCCGTGAAGCTCTACATCCCTCTCCAGTTCTGGTTCAATAAGAACCCTGGCCTCTACTTGCCGCTGCTGGCCATGCAATACCACCCCATTCGTATTAATCTGAAGATGAGGGGGTTGGCCGATCTGCTCGTGGGAGGCACGGAGGCCACCTGTGGCAGTGTGCAGCCCATGCCGGCCAAGATTGTGGACATGCGCATCTGGGGTGACTATGTCTATCTGGACACGGAGGAGCGTCGCCGCTTCACGGCGAACATGCACGAGTACCTGATTGAGCAGATTCAATATACTCCGCGTGTGTCCATACCCGAGAACGTGAATATGCAGCAGATTCGCCTGGAGTTCAATCATCCGCTCCGCGAGATTATCTGGGTTCTGCAGCGCGATGTCATGCAGAATACGCACGAATGGTTCAACTTCGGCTCCACGTCGGCGCAGGAGGTCGGTATCTCTCGCGATATGCTGCAGGATGCCGTTCTCCAGGTGGACGGGTTTGATCGGTTTGATGCACGAGACGCGGGCTATTTCCGCCTCGTACAGCCCTATCAATATCACACCAACATCCCCACAAAGTCGTTTGTCTACCTCTACAGTTTTGCCCTCCGGCCCGAGGAAATGCAGCCGAGTGGCTCCCTGAATGCGAGTCGGATTGACAATATGGTGCTGCAGCTGAACTTGCGCCCGGACTCTGGTGCACCACAGGCACTCCCTGACCCGAACAATCCCAGCCGCACGATCCTCAACCCCGAGTATGTCCCTGCGCGTGGACGGGCAGGGACACGTGTCTATGCGAAGAATCACAACGTACTGCGCGTGGTGAACGGATTCGCCGGCCTCCTCTTTCGTATTTAGAGTGGCTGCTTATAGGGCGATTGCTGAAAAGTGTATGGTTTGAGAGTTATTTTACATCTAAATAACTCCGAAACCAGCGATAGCGATAGCGGTCATGGCTGCACTTTTAGGAGGAGTCCTTGATAAGGCTGGGGGACTGGCAGGCAAAGTGGGACTCGGTGGCCTAGTGCCGACAACGACAAAACCAGAGGATGCTGTAAAAGATAAGATAAAACAATTCGTTACGGAGGGATTCTCTATAGGGTGGCCTGCCCTATTTGTTCTGGCCGGCGGCATTCCTGTAGCACCCTTCTCCTTCTGGGGATACGGTGCTGTAAACTTGATGGTGGCGGGCTCAAAAGGATGGGCTGCCGCGAAAGCGGCCTTGCAGTTGGCCTTCGTGCTAGCGAACAAGTTTCTCGGAACCTACTACCCGAAACTCTGGTGGGTGGGGTGGCTCCTTGTACTCAATCCCTGGTATGTCTTTGACATCGTCCAACTCTTTAGTCCAACCTTTGAGAGCGAGGGATTCAAGGTCCCCTTCTATGGAGAACAGATTCGGCCCGCAGATGGTGTATACAAACTCAATGGGATTGTGATTGGGATTATGTTGGCACTTCTGACTGCAGGGGGGTTTTCCCTTTTGGATTATTTGCCTCCAGAGGTGGTGGGGGGTGCAAAGCCGGCACTGGAACTCGCATTGAAAGTGATTGGAGGCGTGACAGCGGCGGCGGGGGGCGGGCTCGGACTCCTCATGTTGCCGAGTTTGAAACAGACCATTGTAGAGGGGGTAGCGGGTGTGAAATCGGGGGCCGCGGCCGCCGCCGTCGCCGCTCCTGTAGCTGCTGCTGCTCCTGGCACTCTGCCCGCCGTTGCTGTGCCTGCAGCTGCTACGCAGAAGGGCGGTTCTGGACAGGGGGGTGTGATCCCGTCCCTGCGCGAAATCGCGGCGGGACTGCTCGGCCCTGCACCTGGCGGTGACCCTGGTCCGTTCAAGTCCACGGTACTTACGGGCGGCGGGGCGACCGAGGCGGACACGAGCTCCCTCCTCTTTGTCGGTACGCTCGGCCTCGCTGCGCTCGGCGGGATTGCGCTCGCGGTCACCCGGTCCAAGGGAGATTCTCTGGCATGAGCAAATCCTGTTACGATGCGCCCCCTGGATACGCACGTTGAACTGGAGCAGCTCCTTGGGCGCCAACCGCTGCCCGAAGGCGTCGTACTTCCCCCCGTATCCATCATCTATTTCACGGCGCGCTGGTGCGGGGCCTGCAAACGCCTGGACCTCGCGGCCCTGGAGGCCGCGTTTCCCACCCTGGACTGGCTGAAATGCGACGTGGACGTGAATACCTACTCTCCAGGATTCTGCGGAGTGCGCTCCATTCCCAGCTTCATGCTCATCGTCAAAAAGACACCGATTGGCCCTTTTACGAGCTCCGATACTGCAAAGGTGGGTACATGGGTGCAGGCGCAGCTAGAAGGTGCGGGACTGCTGGGGGCTGCGTAAGGAGGTCCGAACCGGCCTCTTTAGTAGAGCAAATGCGTGGACGTGGCAGTATAGGGAATCTCTCTTTGAAGCAGTTCGTCTCCATTGTGGGCGCAGTGGGAGTCGTCTATTATGTGAGCGCGAATCATGCGGCCCTGGAGGCCTGGTTCGCCGCGGGGGATCTGTCCAAACGGGCGCCGCCTGCGGCTCCAGAACAACATCGCCCCACTCAGTAAGAATGTCTGAAGAAGACGCCGAACCCAAGTATGATGTCATCATTATTGGCTCCGGCATTGCGGGTCTCTATACGGGAGTGGAGCTGCTCCGACGTACTCGCGGCCTCCGTGTAGCCATCGCAGAGCGCACGGGGCGCCTGGGGGGACGCGCCTATACCTATAAAGAGGGGGGACAAGGAGGCTGGGAGGCCGGCGCCGGCCGCATTTCGCGACAGCATCACCACGTGCTGGGCCTTATGCGGCGTTACAAACTCCGGTTTATTCCTATCGGACCCGACGTGCTGTACAAGGCGACAGCGGCTGCGCCGCTGGAACCCAATCCCTTTGAAGCTGCCCTCCCCATCATGATGGATACGTTGGCTGGCCTCCCCGCAGAACAACTCGCGCGGAACACAGTTCGTCAACTCTTGACGAGGGTCCACGGACCAGTCGCAACGGATCAATACTTGCTGCATTTTCCCTATCGCGCAGAAGTGGATATTCTCCGTGCGGATCTTGCCATGGAGTCCTTTAGAGGGGAGATGGGCACACACGAGGGATATGGGATCTGCGCAGGAGGATTAACGGGGCTAGTGGAGGGGCTCGCGGAGGAATTCAAGCGGCGCGGAGGAACGATTCTTCTGGAGCAGGAGCTCCAGGATGTGGAGGCGGCTGGCGCAGCGGTGAAATGCTCTTTTCTGGTGGGAAGGGGGGCGGGTGCAGAGAAATCCTCCGTGGTCGCCAGGCATGCGGTTCTGGCCATTCCCTCCGCGGCTGCAGAGAAAATCCCAGCGCTGCGGGGCTGGAAAACTCTGCACTACCTCCGCATGTCCCCCCTGCTCCGCTTCTACGGAGTATTTCCAGCGCTCGCCGACGGGGCCCCCCACTGGTTCCAGGCCTACGCAGGTACAGTCGTAACGGCGGGACACGTGCGCTTTATGATTCCTGGCTCTCCTAAAAAGGGGTATGCACAGATCTCCTATACAGATGGGCAGGACGCCGAGTACTGGATAGGGCGGATTCGGGACCGCGGAGAGGAGGCAGTGGGTACGGAGATTGTCCAGGAGCTCCGGACCTGGCTGGACCCCACGATTCCGTCCCCCACCTTTGTAAAGGCTCATATCTGGGTCGACGGGACAACGTATTGGCTTCCTGGGGCCTATGATCCTGTTGCAGCCTCGCGCGCAGCCGTGCAGCCGCTGCCTACCGCGCTGCCCTCTCTCTGGGCCTGTGGAGAGTCCTACTCCATGCGTCAGGCATGGCTGGAAGGGGCAGTGGAACACGCGGAGCTGATGCTCCAGGGGCTTCTGCGTGCCCTCAACAAGGGTGCGGGGACGAAAAAGAGTTCTGCCCGTTAAGTAAATGCTGGACAAGCACCTTCTCATTGTTGTATTTCACGTAGTGGTTGTGGCCCCCATGTTGATGTTTGTCGGTTTCTCCCGCGCCGCCACCCCCGACTGGGTCTATAATGTTCTGTTCGGAGTCGGCCTCCTTGTCCTCCTCTATCACGGCTACAAGGCAATCGGCCGCTACTTTGCGGGATCCCCATTCCTCTGGGTGAATCTCATGCACACGTTGCTGATCGCCCCCCTGCTCATCTGGATCGGCTATCACGGCAAAAAGACAGGGCGCGGGGCCTATGACATGCTGCTCCTGGCCGCCTTTGCGGCCTTCGGATTCCATCTCTACAGGCTCGTGGTCCTATCCCAGACCTTCATCAAGTCTGAAGAGGTGTAAGGGGCCTAGGCCAGAAGCTCCACGAGTGCCCCCCCCTTTTCAGTAGTCAGGTGTTCCGCCAGGCAACCGGCGGAGGCCACGTGATAGAGATAGGCGGTTGATGAATTGCACACTTTCTCGCATGCTCCGCATGTAAGAGAGTGGGTGGACCGAGCCTGAAAGCTCTTTACTTCCTCTGCGCAGTGTTTGCGGAGGTAGTGGAGCACGGCATTGGCTTTCGTGAGGGCAGTGTGGGGGCACGAAGGACAGGCAAAGGAAGGGGTAGCGCGCGCAGAGGCACCGTCGGTGGCAGCATCCGCATGACGCGCGGCGATGTGAAGGGCAAGAGTAGAGGCCTGGAGAAACTCCTTGTCGCAGTGGGTGCACTGGAAAGGGAGGTGTCCTTCGTGCTTCTTGAGATGGTAGTGCATAGTGTTCTGACGCTCCTTCGTAACACCGCAGTGGTCGCAAACGTAGAGGCCGGCGGCATTCTTCTGATAGATATAGGGCATTGGGTGGGGGTCGGATGGTATGTGCGCCACATCAATTTTTGCGAGGCGCCTACCACCTCCGTGCACAGTGGCTGGAGTGTCCTCCGCCGCAGTAGCCCTCTTGAGTGAAACCGGCCTCGGCGCGACAGCAGAAGGCGTCGTGGTGGCCACGGGCCCCCGCACACTCCTTTCCAGTGACGGGATCGTGATGCTGCCCACAATATTTCTTGCCACATTGCCAGCACCATGTGCGACCACAGCCGGCGCCCACGTGAAATGTGTTGGTGTGGTCTAGGCCGCAGGCGAAGATATAGTCGCAGGCGGCATCTTTCAGAGCCCAGCGACCACACCACGGACAGGCCTTCGCATCCGTTGAGCCGGATTCGGATTGTGTGGCCATTTCCCTTTAGAGGGAGTGGCTAAAGATTTGCGGCTGAGTCAATCGCAATGGAGCCTATCACAGTCCTAACCTTGGCGATAGGAGCCGATTTTCGGAAAGGACTGGCCGAAGTGCTTGCTGGAAAGGAGGAGTGGTGCCGCAGGCACGGATACCGCTGGGTCCTCGGGGGCGAAGAGCATTGGGACAGGGAAAGGCCGATTCCGTGGTCCAAAGTGGGATTTGTGCTTGCGGAACTCGCTGCGCTACCCGAAGGGGCACTGGTCTTTCTCTCGGATGCGGACGTCTACATGACCAATCCGGCTGTGCGCCTGGAGGAGGTCGCTGTACCCCTTTTGCCTGCTGGAAAGGATCTGCTAATGACGATTGATGCGTGTGGACATATTAACTCTGGAAATATGCTGATGCGAAATACGGCGTGGCTGCGGGACTGGTGGCGGCGCGTGGGAGAGCAGCGTGACCTGACCTATCATATTTGGTGGGAGAATGCGGCAATGATTCGGCTCCTGGAGACTTCCGCAGAGGATTTGGCCAAGACGGAGATAACAGGGGAGCACTGGCGGTTCAATGCGTATTTGCGGGGTCTACCTGGGCAGCGCCTCTGGCAGCCCGGTGATCTCCTCGTGCATTTTGCGGGTGTCTACAATGTGGAGGAAATGGGTCGGCTAATAGGGGAGATTCGGGGCGGAGGAGTTCCCAGACTCTCCATGTAGAATTTCAGGGGTATAGGTAGAATGAACAGCAACAACAGTACGCGTAGTAACAACGGCAATGGCAGCAATGAGGAGGCAAACAACAGTGGTAACAATGCAGGGGCAAACAACAGCAATGCGGGGGCAAACAATAGCAATGCAGTGGCGAACAACAGCGGCAACGGTAACAGTGCCGCCCGCCGCAGCACGCGCCGCAACAACATGGCCGGTGGCGGTAAGAAGATGCCTGCAGTAGGCACCAAGGCCCAGGTCTACCACGGCACGGCCAAGCACACCAGCGGCGGCCTCACAAAGAAGGATCTGATGAAGACCAAGAAGGGGCGCATTGTCAGCCGCAAGAAGCACGCGGCGGGCAAGAAGGCTCTCAAGCGCCTGGTCAAGGCCGGCTTCAAGGCCAAGAAGGGATCATTCAAGCTTTTTAAACGCGGCTGAGCGTTTAAAAAGCGCAGGCGAGGAGGGCTTGCCCGACGAGTTCAAGCTGTTCAAGCGAGGGTAAATGCGCAGCATTTAGATGAGCGCAGGCGAGGAGGGCTTGCCCGACGAGTTCAAGCTGTTCAAGCGTGGCTAAATGCGCAGCATTTAGATGAGCGCATACGAGGAGGGCTTGCCCCACGAGTTCAAGTTGTTCAAGCGAGGGTAAGCGGGGCTTACCCATGCATCATTCCGAGTCATTCATGAGTCGGAATCAAACGTGGTTAAACATCGGCGCAAAATGATAATACCGCAAAGTTCTTAACTTAAGCACTTTGCTCTGTCTGCATTGGACAGACTCCTTTAACGCCTTTCTGCAATCATATCGGCAACCTTGCGGAGCATCTCCGCAGCCTCGCCGACATCAACGCCAGGCCGCAGATCCTCTCCCTCTTGAGGATCATACCAGTAGAGTCCCCCCCGCCGATCGCTCTCTCCTATCGCCGACCAGACGAGCCCCACATTGGATGCACGCAGTTCCTTCAGCACAGCGCGCAGCTGCCCTGTTCCCGCAGAACCAGTGCGTGTGATGACGCCTGCCTCTACCTCTTCCACTGCCGCATCGGGCGGCCAGAATACGGCCTGCCAGTCGGGTGAGACAGGAGGTTTCTCTCCAATCGTGACCAACGTAAGGCCCTCCATGCGCGCCAGGGCGGTCATAACGGCCGCCTGTGGCTCTCCTCCAAACCAGAATACCCGCGTCGGCCGCGCCGCATGCTGTACATGCGTGAGGGCCAGCTTCAAATCCGCCACGTCACGTACATGAAAGGTGGCATCCCATCCTATAGAGAGAAGCCAGCGCGGGATTCCCACGCCCCCCTGCACCGCGAGGACTTTCCGCCCCCGATGCGCGACATCCGCATCTAGGGCTGCAACTCGTCCTCGCACAAATATCTCTGCGAATTTGGGAGACTTCGCTACACAGTAGATCCGGTGACCTTTCAAACTCTCTGCGAACCCTTCCAGTCGCAGAGTTTGCCCGACCTCTGTATCCATTCTAAACGGATGTTCCCCTATACTCTTTATACCGCAAGGTGCTTAACTTAAGCACTAGACAATACCGCGGGATAATAGATGGAAGAAATAAATACGATTCCAGACTACCCTGACAAAATGTTCCGACGAGAATTTCAACGCACAGATAGGGTTGTTGTAAATCGCCTCAAAGAAGAAGGCGCCGATATATGTCGAACAAGTTTTCCAAAGGAAAACGTAACTCATGCATTAAATAAGTTTAAGAAGGGGTATGTCTATGTTGAAAAAGGGAACTACAAAGGATTCGTTTTATGGAAAGAGGGAGTCTCTACACCTACATTTCTAAATTCCAACTCAAATCAACAACCAAAGCGATTTATGGAAGTATTGTTACTATGTACGCATGAAAACACTGTCCGCCTTGGCTCTAGAATCCTGCATGAGCTAGATGCCTATTGTATAGAACACGGGATTCACGAAATCGTGCTGCATCCGGCAAATCCAGGTGTAGTTCTATTTTATGCAAAATATGGATATAGGATTGTAAGCACCGGCGCTGGCAACGTCCCTGTGCTAATGGCAAAAGAGCCTACTATAACGAGAGTTGCGCGTACCTCTAAAACTAGAAAGAGGGGTCACACAAGTAGCCCCCCACGTGGAACGATTGAGTTTTACAATACTCTTTTACACCCGCTTCTGCATAACTCCTTCGCATATGAACGCCTCAATACGATACTGAATAGGGTAGAGGAAGAAGAGCCCTAATGAATAGAAGCCCTCACCCACAATAATGGACGCACTCCGAACCCTCCTCCCCCTTGCCGCCTTGATTGCCATCTGCGATGTCCCCTGGCTCCTTGCCGTCGGTCCCTGGGCCCGCACCATGTTTAAGAGCGTGCAGGGTGGAGCTCCAATGGAGTTCCGCCTCGCAGCCTTACCGCCTATTTATCTCGCCCTCGCCTACCTCCTGAGTCGCACGGGCTCCACAGCAGACGCATTTCTCCTCGGAGCGGCCACCTATGCAGTCTACGATTTCACCAACCTCGCCACGCTCGGCAAATACGAACTCAACTTCGCCCTTGCGGACTCTCTCTGGGGGGGCTGTCTCTTTGCCCTCGCCCGCACCGTGGCCGTGCGCATCGGCCTGCTTTAGATGGGTGTCGCCGCGGCTCATTGCCGAAAGAAGCGTTTCGCCGCTGCGGCCAAGGCCGCCCCGTCGCACATATTCGGCTCATTGCCGAAAGAAGCGTTTCGCCGCCGCGGCCAAGGCCGCCCCGTCGTCCTCCCACCCCTTCCGCGGCAGCCGCACACTCTGCATCTCTTCCCATACCCACGTAAAGAGATCAGCAAAGCCCCGAATCCTCTCCAGCTTCGTCACACTATGTGGAATATCCCGATGACAGAATCCTGACTCCAGATATTCCTTATCCCGCAACAGCCCCGCGCGATCCATCGCCTCCAGTGCCATTGCGAACAAATGCTGTCGCGCAACCACAGGTACATCGGCCGCCGCCGGCACATAGCGCGTCGGCACAAGATATGTGAGCCCCCCCTCCTCTTGAGCCGATAGAGCATGCTTCTGTGAGCGATCATCCACAAAGAGAATACGCTGTAAAGGAATGGGCGCGTGCGCCTTGCGCGACCTACGCACGCTACTGTTGCCCCTAGTCGCCTTTCGGAAAAGGGTCTGCAGCGTGTCAATCGTCTTCAGCGGCTCCACATAGTCCTCCGCATTCGCGGAGGGGGGGTCCACCCGATCCGCCGTGCGAAGAGGCGACCAATGATCCGCCGTCACACGGATTAATCCAGGCACTCGCCACACCCTCTCAATCAGATCCTTCCCCAGCTCTACTGAATAGGAGACGCCGGTATTTGAGTAAATCACAACGGCGCCGAGATTGCCGGCACGCTTCGCACGCACAAGCGGATCCATAATCGCCCACAAGTTCGGTCGGAGCACAATCCATAGCAACTCCTCCTTTCCAGCCAGGGTCATGGCAAAATAGTCACGGGCACGACGGAGCTTTGCAAGAAGGCGGGCACTCACCTCTAAAGGGGCATTCGGCGCAGATTGCTCTGGATTGCTGAGATACTCAGGACTCCAGAGATAGGCAAGGGGGTTTGTCAATTCAAAGAACCCCAGTGTATTGTCCAGATCAAAGGCTACGTAGGCGTCGCCCATCCTGTTTAGAGGAAAGGATTCCAGGACCATTGGAGCAGCGCCTGGCGTTGGCGCGGACGACACGACGTATCACCCGCGCGGCAATTCGCCTTGACCTGTCCCGCATGGCGTTTGAAGGCGCGCCAGCGGCCGATCTGCTCCGCGTCCAGCTCGGGAATACGCCGGCCGAGCCAGTAGCGGCAGTACCATTGAAACCAGCCGCGCTCGTCCGGATTTCGGGACGGATCCGCAAGGATACCGGCCCTGGAAGCCGGCGCTGCACGAGGGCTTTTGCCCGAGGGCTCATCTGGATTTCGGGACGGGTCCGCGAGGATGCCCGTCTTTTTAGCCCCCCCAGGCACCCAGCCCTTTCGCCTCCACTCCGACAGGGGGAGACGCGAATCGGCCTGCATCCCATTCACCTCTACAGAGGGGCCCTCACTGCTACCTTCCACTCCAGGGCGGAGTTTTCCGAGCGCCCCCGCCCGCAGAAACCACTCCGCAGGAAACTCCAGCACGCAGTCATTCAGATATTTCCCCTCAAAGACCCCCAACGCCAACATCTCTCCAGGATCTGCCCACGGGTTGAACTCCGCCGCCATTCCCTGTCCAGGTGCCTCCTCCAGAGTATACTCATATCCGCGGCGCATCTTGTTCCATACGTGCACTGTATCGCCTTTCTGGAAACTGGAAAGGGGTCTGCCATGCTCTTTAAGAATGGCCATCATGTCCTCCACGGTTTGTATACGGAGAATACGTGGATCATCTATCATCGTCGTGTTACGAACACCTTCCTATTGAGGAGTTCGTCCTAAAATTGAGGATGGCGCTTAAAAGGGTGAGGGCAGCTACAAGCCACAATGCCCACCACGCCCACTACGACGACCGTTCCTAAGAACAAAGAGGACCTGCCTCCACATGTGATTACACCGGAGGCCGCCGCCTACCTTGCAACCCTCTCTTCAGAGGCCCTTGAACTCCACGAACTCGCGGTAAAAATGCTCGGCTCCTCCTATTTCGTTGACCGCACACACGGATTTCAGAAATGGTCTGCAGCACAGGGGAAGACGACGGCGCGCTGACCAGATTAGCTTGATACATGAAGGTCTAGCATTGATATCCGTCCAAGAAGGTGCCGCTGAGCGTGAGGATTCAATCCCTCCAGTCACATTAGAACTTCCGGCGCGATGGCAACAGGTCCTACTGGTGCTACCGGCCCTACCGGTCCCATCGTGGGGGCAACGGGCTACTATGCTGTTTTTTCAGACAGCACCAATCAGCCCGTGGGGGCAACTGGGATTGCATGGACATATAATACAACTGAGATCGCAAGTGGAGTATCTGTGCAGAATAGCTCGCAGATTACGTTTGCACATGCGGGCACCTACCGCATTGGTTACTCCGCCCAAGTGGAGGTGACCACGGGAGGGGGTGGCACAGTGCAAATCTGGGCGGAAATCAACGGTGTCGTCGTAGATCGTTCAACATCCACTCTTACACTCAACAACAACAACGATAAATACCTGCCTTATGTCTCCTATATTTTTGACCTCGCCGCAGGAGACTATGTTGAATTCTTCTTCTATTCCACTGAAAATGTGCGACTTGTGAATGTACCGGCAACGACTGGTATCCCTGCGGCACCTTCTGTCATTATTGATGTGGAGCAGATTGCTGGCGGAGGCGCAGCGGGAGCCACTGGAGAGACTGGTGCGATTGGACCTACTGGACTGACTGGAGAGACTGGTGCGACGGGTCCAGCCGGTACGGCTTCTAATACAGGCGCAACGGGCTATACGGGCTATACGGGCCCCACAGGGATAGGCGCAACGGGTCCCACCGGCGATACAGGTGCGCAGGGTGACCAAGGCTTTCCTGGAGATCAGGGACCCACTGGCCCCACTGGAGAGACTGGTCCAACGGGTGCAACGGGGCCAACCGGCGCAACAGGCGCCACAGGCTCCACGGGCCCCACAGGATACACGGGCCCTCTCGGCACTGGCCCTACAGGCGAAACAGGCGCGACGGGTGCGACCGGCCCTACAGGTGCGACAGGGGCCACAGGCCCTACAGGTCCCACGGGCACTACAGGCCCGACTGGCCTTCCAGGCACGGCGACAAATACGGGTGCAACAGGTCATACAGGTGAAACAGGTCCCACAGGTTTTACGGGCCCAGCCGGCGCAGCAGCAAACACAGGTGCAACAGGCTACACGGGTCCCACAGGTATGACCGGTTCTACCGGGACAACGGGCCCCAGCGGTCCCACCGGCTTTACAGGTCCTGCGGGAACAGCCTCTAATACGGGTGCCACGGGAGACACGGGGCCAACTGGTAAGTTTGGTCCTACAGGTCGCCAAGGCCCTACAGGCCTTACAGGTCCGCAAGGCCCGCTTGGTTGCACGGGCCCCACCGGCCTTCCAGGCACTGCAGTGAATACGGGCGCAACCGGTACTACCGGTGCAGAAGGCCCCACTGGTGTAACGGGTCCAGCTGGAGAGGCGAGCAACACGGGTGCAACAGGCTACACAGGCCCTACGGGGCCTCGTGGTCCCACGGGCCTGCAAGGCCAACCTGGAGATGTGGGTGCACAGGGCCCAGAGGGCCTTCCAGGCACAGCTGTAAATACGGGCGCGACGGGGCCAACAGGTGCACAGGGACTTCCTGGTGATGCGACGTTGACGGGCGCGACGGGGCCAACGGGTGCGACAGGTACCAGCGGAGCTGGAGGCGCAACGGGTGCAACAGGAGCAGCCGGTGCAGTTGGTGAAACGGGTTCTGTGGGTCCTACCGGTGCGGACGGCCCTACAGGCTCTACGGGTGCACAGGGTCTTCCTGGCTCGGCAACGCTGACGGGCGCGACGGGGGCGACTGGTGCGGACGGACCTACCGGCTATACAGGCCCAGCTGGAGAGGCGAGTAATACCGGTGCAACAGGTCATACTGGTGCGACAGGTGCAGCTGGAGAGATGGGTCCTACCGGTGCAGCAGGCACGGCGGCCAACACAGGTGCAACTGGAGAGGTGGGTCCTACGGGGGCAGATGGAGCTACGGGTGCAACAGGCTTCGGCGCAACGGGTCCCACGGGCGCGGTAGGTCCCCAAGGTATTGCAGGCTCTGCACGTAATACGGGTGCAACGGGTCCCACGGGTGCACTCGGCACGGGTCCCACGGGTGCAACGGGCATTGGTCGCACGGGTCCTACAGGGCGACAGGGACCAGAAGGTCCCACCGGTCTGAAGGGCTGCAAAGGAGATACGGGGTTCACCGGTGCTACAGGATGTGATGGTCCCACTGGCCCTGAGGGGCAACATGGTGATATCGGTGCACAGGGTGATGCCGGTCCCACAGGCCCCACGGGTTGGTTGGGTCCGACGGGCCCTACTGGCTGGACCGGCTACACAGGTGTCACAGGCTGGACAGGTGTGACGGGCTATACTGGAGAGACGGGGCCAACCGGCGCAACAGGGATGACTGGTCCTACAGGGCTGACGGGGCCCATTGGCCCAACCGGCTATACAGGATATACTGGCCCTACGGGCCTCACAGGTCCCACAGGATGGACGGGCCCCACAGGGCGAACGGGTCCCACTGGCCCTACGGGCCTTACGGGCTACACGGGTCGCACAGGTCCCACGGGACCTGCTGGCACGGCATCTAATACGGGTGCAACGGGTCCCACAGGGTTTGACGGCCCCACCGGTGCACAGGGTGTTGCAGGAGATGCCACAAATACGGGTGCAACGGGAGACACGGGTGATCAGGGCCCGCAGGGGGAGACGGGCCCGCAGGGTGATGCTGGAGAGGTGGGTCCTCCTGGTGAGACCGGGCCAACCGGCATGACGGGTCCGGCCGGCACGGCGGTCAATACAGGTGCCACGGGTGCCACGGGTCCCACTGGCTGGACGGGTGCGACCGGCCCCACGGGTTGGACGGGTCCAACAGGTCTCGGTGAAACGGGGCCAACCGGCTTTGTAGGTCCTGCGGGTCCCACGGGATGGACGGGCTCAACAGGGTTGGGCGAGACGGGTCCCACGGGACCTCGCGGCTTCACGGGACCTGTAGGCATTGTGGGCCCCACGGGCTACACGGGGCCTATCGGTGGCATTGGTCTCACCGGCTATACAGGAGATACGGGGCCAACCGGCTCACAGGGGATTCCAGGTACGGCAGTCAATACGGGTGCAACCGGCCCGACGGGCCCCACGGGTATGACAGGGACGACGGGTCCCACGGGCCCCACAGGCTCAACAGGGGCAACTGGCCCAACAGGCCCAACGGGTACGACGGGAGCAACGGGCCCTACCGGTCCTACCGGTATGACGGGATTCGGTGCAACGGGTCCCACAGGAAGCACAGGTCCTACAGGCTCAACAGGGGATACGGGGCCGACGGGCCCCACGGGTGTGACAGGCAACACCGGTCCTACCGGCCCTACGGGCATGACAGGATTCGGTGCAACAGGCCCCACAGGTCGCACGGGGCCTACGGGCTCAACGGGTCCCACGGGTCCCACCGGCGCAGTCGGTCTGACGGGTCCCACGGGTATGACAGGGTTCGGTGCGACGGGTCCCACGGGGCGCACAGGCCCCACCGGTTCTACCGGATGGACAGGTCCCACGGGTCTTGGAGATACGGGTCCTCAGGGTCCAGTGGGCCCTCAGGGTGATATCGGTGATGTGGGTGACACAGGTCCCACGGGTGCCCCAGGTTCTGCGTCTAATACGGGTGCGACTGGCCCCACGGGCCGTACAGGCCCAACTGGCCCCACGGGCAATACAGGTCCTGCAGGGACGGCGTCCAATACGGGCGCCACGGGTGTGACAGGCGCGACCGGCTCCACGGGTCCCACGGGCTCAACGGGTCCAGCCGGCACAGCTGCCAATACTGGCGCGACGGGCTGGACAGGCTGGACCGGCCCCACAGGCTTCGGTGCAACGGGTGCCACGGGTCCCACAGGTATCATGGGTCCTGCTGGGCAGTCCTCCAGCTACTACTCCTATAGGGCAAACACCACATCCTATTCAGGTGATCCTGGTAACACATACATCGGATGGAACAACTCCACACAGACGAGTGCGACACAGTTGAATGTGAGCCATTTGACCACGGACAATTTTGACATTGATCTCTTTTTAGGACTCTTGAAAACGGGGGACACAGTTGTAGTGCAAGCCGCGGCGAATAGTAATGATTTCCAGACATGGTCTATCAATGGTATAACTACTGTATATCCAAACCAATATGTCATACTGCAGGTGGCCCTGACAAATAGTGGGGGCATTGGTACATCCGGATTCGCAAATGGTGCGGCGGTGATTTTTGTGATTCAGTCAGGGGGGTCCACGGGTCCCACGGGTGAGCGGGGCTTAACGGGCCCAACAGGGGAGACCGGTCCCACGGGTACTGTACTCCCCAGCGGCACCAACTATAGCGATTACCTCTATTGGAATACGGGGACTGCATCTTGGGCACGAGACGGTAGAGAGGTTCATATTGGAACAGATGCGGGAGTTAGTGGACAAGGTACCTACTCTGTGGCAATCGGCTACCAAGCCGGCAACCAGGGACAACGGGCCGCGTCTATTGCAATTGGCTACCAGGCAGCCTACACGGGTCAGTCTGTAGATGCAATAGCAATAGGAGATAGCGCGGGCCTCACTGCACAGGCAACATCTGCAATCGCAATAGGGGTGGGTGCAGGTCAAGGAACGCAAGGGCAGCAGGGGATTGCCATTGGCATTCTCGCAGGCCAAGCCTCCCAGGGTGTGAATGGATTAGCAATCGGTCCCTTGGCAGGTAACTTTCAACAGGGGCGCAATGCTGTGGGCATTGGAAGCCGCGCCGGCGCTACAAACCAGGCCAGCGGGGCGATCGCCATTGGTAACTTCGCAGGGGCAACTCAACAGGGCACAAACGCCATTGCGATTGGCTCAACCTCTGGATTTAATACCCAAGGCCAGAACTCGGTGGCAATCGGTTCGTCAGCTGGAAACAATGCACAAGGTTCAAACTCCGTTGCGTTGGGAGCCCTTGCTGGCAACTCCACACAGGGGTTCCAGGCCATTGCAGTTGGATATTTTGCGGGACAAAATGCGCAAAGCACAGGCTCCATTTCTGTGGGGGCCTTTGCTGGTATCTCCACACAGGGATTCCAGTCCATTGCAGTCGGTAACAATGCGGGACAACATGCGCAAGGGACCTATGCTATATCCATTGGTGTGTTTTCTGCAACAACGTATCAAGGCGCGAGCGCTATTGCGATTGGCGACAACGCAGGTCGCGGTACACAGGGTCAAGCCGCGGTTGCAATCGGTTCTGGCGCAGGTCTCATTTCGCAGGGTACAAATGCGGTGGCGATTGGATTCAATGTAGCAATAACTTCACAGGGAACGTCCGCAGTTGCCATTGGAAACTCAGCGGGACAAGGCACACAGGGAGTGAACGCGGTGGCAGTTGGATCTTCAGCAGGGCAAGTCAACCAGGCACAGTATTCCGTGGCAGTCGGTCCTAACGCGGGAAATGCTGCTCAGAATCAATATGCAGTTGCAGTGGGTTCTGGAGCAGGAAGTGGAACGCAGGGAACAAATGCAGTGGCGATCGGTGTGAACGCTGCTGCGAGGACACAGGGGGCCGAAGCCATTGCGATTGGTAACTCCGCCGGTGCAACTGGACAGGGCTATGGCAGCGTGGCGATCGGCTCAGGCGCAGCTACCATTACACAGGGACAGGATGCCTTGGCGATTGGGCGTGCAGCTGGATATAATGTGCAAGGCAGCGGCGCAATAGCAATCGGTGCAAGTGCCGCTAACTCCACACAGGGGCAAAATGCGATTGCGATTGGCGCAAATGCGGCTGCATCCTCCCAGGCGCAAAATGCAGTGGCAATCGGTCCTAGCGCGGGATCTGTAAACCAACAGAACTATTCTATTGCAGTTGGCTACTCTGCTGGCGCAAGCACACAGGGTTCGTTCGCCATAGCCATTGGCTCACTGGCTGGGGCAACTGGACAGGGGGAGGATGCAGTTGCGATCGGTGTAGGGGCTGCAACCTATACACAAGGAAAAGATGCAGTCGCCATTGGATACTGGACAGGGCGGACGGCACAGGGAACACAGGCGGTGGCGATTGGCCCGAATGCAGGGGCGATAGCGCAAGGTGTTTCCTCTGTTGCATTGGGACATAGTGCAGGAAATGCTACACAGGGCACCTCCGCAGTAGCAGTTGGCTCCTCTGCGGCAGCAAATAATCAGGGAAGCGGGGCAGTGGCCATTGGTGTCAATGCGGCAGCGAATAGCCAAGGAGTGAACGCAATCGCCATCGGCTCTCTCGCAGGATTTACCAATCAGCATGCCAATAGCATCATCCTCAATGCATCTGGTTCTATCTTGAACAGCTCAACAGGGAGTGCCCTCTTTGTCAGCCCTGTGCGCAATGACAATACCCAGACGGCGCTCCTGACGTACAATACGACGACAAAGGAGGTCGCCTACAACACCACCTTTTCAGCTACAGGACCAACGGGTGCAACCGGTGCAACAGGGGCCGCCTCTACAGTGACGGGGCCTACGGGTGCAACGGGGCCTACAGGTGCAATGGGTGCAACAGGCGCAACGGGTCCTACGGGTGCAACGGGCGCAACAGGTGACACTGGAGTAGAAGGCCCTAGAGGATTTACGGGCCTTCAAGGGCCTCAGGGCAATAATCCCTACATGCTGCAAATCGGCACAGGAGATCCAACTATAGCTGGTGCTGATGTCACTCTTCAAACCACTGATGATTCAGCAGTTAGTATCTCCTTCTCTACTACGAGCCCCCCCCTCTTTTTCCAATGCAACCTCCCTGATCGTGAGCTGGACGGAGCTGGAGAGGTAGCTACCCTAGGCCTTGTCAACTCCTATTTGGAGCTAACTGGTATAAGCACAGCGCAGTTATACTTAAATGGCGCAACGATCGGCTCCCCTTTTACGTGGTTCCCAGATGAGTTATTTAGTATTTTCTACACTGGATCTACCGTATCCGCGTATTATGGTGGACAGAATGTGAGCAGAGTCTTCCTGGGTTCCACCATAAATACGATTCCATTGGAAAATGTAAGCATATATGGTGTTGTGTTGAATAATTCACTTTATATCAGGAATATCACATTTTTCCCAACAGGGCTGGGGGCTACAGGCCCCACCGGTATGACAGGTGCAACAGGTCCAACGGGAGACACAGGGGCTACAGGCCCCACGGGTATGACAGGTGCCACAGGGGCTACAGGGCCCACTGGTACGTTCGGACCGAACGGAACAAACTGGGGTGACTATGTCTATTGGAACAGCAATACGTCTGCATGGGTCGTGGGAAGTACAACAGTTCTACAGGGGAAGGATGCTGGAAAGACGAGTCAACAGACTGCAGCTGTGGCGCTCGGCATCTCTGCTGGCTCTAGCACACAGGGCACGGCCTCTGTTGCCATTGGTCTTGCCGCAGGGCAGACCCAACAGGCCTCCAACTCTGTTGCGATTGGAACCTCTGCAGGAGCGGCCACACAGTTCCAGTATGCCGTGGCGATCGGATACCAGGCAGGTATGACAAGCCAGAACTCTGCAGCAGTGGCGATTGGTCAAAACGCCGGTGGAAGCACACAGGGGTCTGGCGCCGTGGCGATTGGCCAGAGTGCTGGAAGTGTGCAACAAAATCGCGTTTCCGTGGCGATTGGTGCAAATGCGGGGCAAAACTATCAGACAGGCTTGTCCGTTGCAGTAGGGTTTTCTGCTGCACAAAACACACAGGGGTATATAGCTGTCGCACTTGGGTATTCTGCTGGGCAAAACTCACAGGGGTCTGCTTCTATTGCAATAGGAACTCAGGCTGGCCTCGGCAATCAAGGAGCTAGTTCTATCGCCATTGGATATCAAGCTGCAAGTGGTAACCAAGGGGTGAGCTGTATTGCACTTGGCTATTTTGCAGGACAACAGACACAAGGGTCAGGTGCGATCGCCCTTGGAGCTGGTGCAGCTGCAACGCAACAGGGAACAGGGGCAGTGGCCATCGGCAGAAGTGCAGCGACCTATACGCAGGGCGTGAACGCGATTGCAATCGGTACGAGTGCTGCGAATACTCAACAGGGGTCGGGTGCCGTGGCGATTGGCACGAATGCGGGACAACAGACACAGGGAGTGAATGCGGTGGCGATTGGTGTTGGTGCAGGCCTCACCCAGCAAACCTCTGGAGCAGTAGCCATCGGCTACGGGGCGGGCCAGGCCACGCAGGCGCAAAACTCCGTGGCGATGGGTATTCTCGCAGGGGCGACGTCGCAGGCCTCCAACAGCGTAGCAATCGGTACAAATGCGGGAGCAGGCACCCAGGGTGCGAATGCAGTGGCCATGGGGTACAACGCGGGAAATGTGAACCAAGGAGGGGCATCCGTCGCTATCGGCATACAGGCGGGACAGACCCAACAGGGGTCGGGTGCGGTCGCCATCGGCGCCTACACGGCAAACGCCACACAAGGGGACAATGCCATTGCGATTGGCACAGCGGCAGGGCAGGGGGCGCAGGGGGGTGCAGCCGTGGCGATTGGATATCTGGCCGGCCAGGCGGCACAGGGGGGGATTGCTGTGGCGGTAGGGCAAAGCGCTGGATCTTCCACACAGGGTGCGAATGCGGTGGCAGTGGGCCTCGCGGCAGGACAGACTCAACAGGGAGATGCTGCAGTGGCAATGGGTTACGCGGCGGGCAGTGGCACGCAGGCGGCCAGTGCTGTGGCGATCGGCAAGTTCGCGGGGCAGACGCTGCAGGGGGCGGGATCTGTGGCGATCGGTCTCAGTGCTGGCGCGAGCACGCAGAACTACAACGCGGTGGCAGTTGGTCAAGAAGCTGCGCAGTTCGCACAAAACTACAGCGCCGTTGCGATCGGCTTCCGCGCGGCCCAATACACGCAGGGGAATGACGCCGTCGCCATCGGCTTCTGGGCGGGTCAGCATTCACAGGGATACGTAGCCATGGCGATCGGCCCCTCTGCAGGTCGCACGTTCCAAGGACAGGGGGGAGTGGGCATTGGTGTGAATGCTGGGTCTGCCACACAGGGAGCCTGGTCTGTAGCGATTGGCGCGGATTCTGGAAAGGTGCTGCAGGGAGGAAACTCTGTGGCGATTGGCTATCAGTCTGCACAAAACACGCAAGGAGATAACTCTGTGGCGATTGGCTACAATGCCGCCCAGACCTCGCAGGGAGGAAGTGCAGTTGCCGTTGGCCTGAGCGCGGGAGCAAATGTGCAATCGGCATATGCAGTGGCAGTGGGACCCAGCGCAGGATTCAGCACACAGGGCAACTCGGCCGTGGCAGTGGGCTACAACGCGGCCCAGTCGGCGCAGGGCTCTGGAGCGATCGCCATTGGTGTAAATGCCGGCGCGGCTACACAGGAATACAACGCCATTGCCATTGGTGTGAACGCGGGCCAAACGGCCCAGACCTCTTCAGCGATTGCCATTGGTGTGAATGCGGGTAGGGGAACTCAAAAGGGGAACTCCATTGCGATCGGGCGCGATGCCGCTGGCACGTCCCAGGACTTCAATGCGATTGCGATTGGATTCGAGGCCGGCGCAACAAGCCAGGGATCAGCAGCGCTGGCCATTGGATACCAAGCGGGTCGGTTCACGCAGGGGGGAAACTCAGTGGCATTCGGTATAAGCGCAGGAGAAGCTTCACAGGGCCAGCAATCTATAGCGGTTGGTCTATCCGCGGGCAGAACAAGCCAGGCAAACAATGCGATTGCAATCGGCTATGAGGCCGGTATGACGACACAGGGATTCGGAACAGTGGCTATGGGCAGAGGGGCTGGAGCGACACAGCAAGGCTCTGCGGCGATCGCCATTGGCTACCAGGCTGGACAGGGGACACAGAATGTGAATGCGATTGCGGTGGGTGTGAATGCGGGACAGACAGCGCAGAGGAGCGGCGCCGTGTCTATTGGATTCTCTGCGGGATCGGGCACACAAGCGACAAATGCTGTAGCGATTGGTATGACAGCGGGGCAGACTCAACAGGGGAGTGCCGCTGTGGCCATCGGCGAGATGGCCGGCGCAGCCACACAGGGGATTTACGCGATTGCAATCGGCTCTGCGGCGGGTCGCACAGGACAGGTGGCGGGCGCCGTAGCCATCGGCCTGAATGCGGGCAGCTCCACACAGGGCAACAACTCCGTGGCGATTGGCACGAATGCGGCCCTCTCCGTGCAGGGCGATGCAGCGGTGGCTATCGGTTCCAGTGCTGGATACACAAGCCAGAGTGCCAGTGCTGTGGCGGTGGGCCTAAACGCAGGACAGAATACGCAGGGTGCACAGGCAGTGGCGATTGGGCGTGACAGCGGTGTGGATAGCCAGGGAGAGAATGCGGTGGCCCTGGGATACAGAGCTGGTATAACACTACAGGCAACGGGATCTGTAGCGATCGGCTATGCAGCGGGTCAGGATACCCAGGATGCGAATGCAATCGCCCTTGGTGTGCAGGCAGGATCGTCTATTCAGGGCAGCGGGGCCATTGCTATAGGCTATGCAGCAGGGCAGCAAACACAGGGACAAAATGCTGTGGCCATTGGCACGGGGGCAGGCATTCAGCTGCAAGCAGTGGGCTGTGTTGCGATTGGCACAGAGGCAGGAAACACCACTCAAGGTGAAAATGGAACAGCAGTTGGATCCTATGCAGGCATGTTTGCACAGGAATCATATGCCGTGGCGATGGGTGTATTTGCAGGGCAGAACACACAGGGAGCGAATGCTGTGGCAATGGGTGGATTCGCGGGCAGGACGAAACAAGGCTCTGCGGCGGTAGCCATTGGCTACCAGGCCGGCGCGGCCACACAGGGTCCGAACGCCATTGCAATGGGTAATGCAGCAGGACAAGTGTCACAACTAGAAGTTGCAGTTGCGATTGGTCAAAATGCCGGCAAGCAGACACAGGGCACGGGCGGCGTGGCAATCGGGTACCAGGCGGGCCATACGGCTCAGGGGCAAAATGGTGTTGCTATTGGATCAAACGCGGGCGGCAGCACACAGTCGTTCCAGGCCATTGCAATCGGTCAGGCAGCTGGGTATGCAAACCAAAAGAATGCTGCTATCGCCATCGGTGCAAATGCCGGCTACACGCAGCAGGGTACAAACTCCGTCGCTATCGGCTATATGGCTGGACAGAACACACAGGGGCAGGTCTCCGTCGCCATCGGCTTTACAGCTGGTAATACCCAACAGGCCTCTGGAGCGATTGCAATCGGCTACGCGGCTGGAACGAATACGCAGGGATATGGAAGTATTGCGATTGGATACAATGCGGCCATTGATTCACAGGGTACGGTCGCAGTCGCCCTCGGCTTCTACGCAGGGTACACTGCACAGGGACAGGACGCGATTGCGATCGGTGACAATGCAGGGGCATATTTGCAGAGGTCGGCTGCAATAGCCATGGGGCGAGTCGCGGGTGCAACAGGGCAGGGCACCAATGCGGTGGCAATCGGCATGGGTGCAGGGCGAACGCAACAGGCCGATAATGCGATTGCACTCGGTACCAGCGCAGGAGCATTCACACAGGGACAGTATTGTGTGGCCATTGGTGCTTCAGCGGCATTCACTTTACAGGGGGTGGGATCGGTTGCGATTGGTAATAATGCGGCATCAGGAACACAAGGCTCATATTCCGTGGCGATTGGTAATAACTCCGCCCGTGTGAACCAAGGAAACTCGTCTGTAGCCATGGGTGATACCGCAGCTATCACTGCCCAGGGGGCTCAGGCAGTTGCGATAGGCTACACTGCGGGGGCAGCAACACAGGGGGCCTACTCTGTGGCAATTGGTAATGCTGCTGGTAACACCCAACAAGGAACTTCTTCTGTAGCTATTGGAGATCATGCCGGTATAAGCGTGCAAGGCAATAACTCTGTGGCAATAGGGGCATATTCAGGAGTTTCAACACAGGGAAATAACGCCGTGGCTGTTGGAATGTCGGCAGGTCGCAGTCTACAGGGGGCACAGGCAGTGGCAATCGGTCGCGACAGCGGGTTTGATAGTCAGGGGGCGAATTCAGTTGCTGTGGGTTACCTCGCTGGAAAGACCCAACAAGCAGATAACTCTATCGCAGTAGGTGCCGATGCAGGGGGTATCAACCAAGGACAATATTCTGTGGCAATAGGGTCTGGAGCAGGAAAGTACACACAAGGAACTTATGCAGTTGCGATCGGTTTAGCGGCGGGACAGACTTTACAGGGGACCGCTTCCGTTGCGATTGGTCAATATGCAGCACAACAAACTCAGGGCATAAACGCAGTTGCAATCGGCCTGGCTGCTGGCCAAAATGTGCAAGGGACTAGTTCTATCGCCATTGGCAACTCTGCTGGACAGAATACACAGGGACAATTCGCTGTCGCTATAGGAAATGGCGGCGGTCTATTCCAACAACAGCAATATGCGGTTTCGCTCGGTGCATTTGCAGGGCAAACACGGCAGGGCACCAACGCAGTTGCAATAGGCTATACGGCAGGTTCAGGCACACAAGGCCAATACGCCATTGCAATTGGATCAGGGGCTGGCACGTCTAACCAACATGCAAACTCCATCATTCTAAATGCTTCTGGTAGTGCCTTTGAATCTGGCGGCACCTCCCGTTTCTACGTGAATCCCATTCGCAATGACAATACCCAGACGGCCGCCATCTGCTACAACACGACTACAAAGGAGTTGACGTACTCCACAAGCGGTACCAAGACGTTCGTGATCGACCACCCCACGGACGCCGAGCGCTACCTGGTGCACGCCTGTCTGGAGGGCCCAGAGGCCGGTGTCTATTACCGTGGACGCGCCGAGGTGACGACCGCCACCGATTCTGGAGAAGAGGGGGAGGCACGTATCAACCTGCCGGCCTATGCGACAGCCCTTGCGACGGAGTTCACCGTGCAAGTGACCGCAATCGGCCGCGGCGGGCGCACCTACACCACGAGCGAAGTGGAGGCCGACGGCGGCTTCTCCGTCTACGGTCCTCCAGGTGCATTCTTCTGGCATGTCTATGGCAAACGGGCATCTGTAGAGGTGGAGCCTCGTAAGGCCGATGTGGCTGTGCGCGGCGAAGGACCTTACCGCTACATTCTGTAAGCGGGAAGGGCGATCACCTCGCCCCAGTGAGGCCAAGTGATATCGCATAGGTAAACAAGAACTCAAAAGGGTGTGTTCCACACCACCTTTTGAGAAGTATTCAAAAGCTCCGCGGGTCAGCTGCAGCTCTAACTCGCCGCGCGAATCGCCGCCTGGCGTTCGTGAAAGGGTACGCCCGCCCCCGTCTTCAGACTATAAAAGAGCAGGCGCTCAATCTCCGCCGCCCCCAGCTCCGCCACATACGCCTGGGAGTCCTGTAGGCCATACGTCACCCAATAGGTGGCAGCCCCATCCTCACCCACGCCGCGCGCGATACCGCTCCAGTATTCCACGCGCTCCCCTGTCATGCGCACCCAGCAGCTCACGCGGCTCGGCCGCAGATCCTTATCCAGCGTAATGAAGCGGTGATAGTACCGCCGCCCGTCCCCTCCTATGTATACCTTGTGCATCACGCACAGCCAGCGCTCATCTGAAAAGGGGCTGCCAGCAGGGGCGGACCATTCCGCTGGCCCCGCCGAGCCGCGATACTCTTTCAAGCTAAACTTCTGCCCCGTGGTAGTCGTGTCCACCGTGATGACCGCGCGCCCAGTCGCCGAGTCACATACGCGATAAGGAGAGAAGGAGTAGATGTGCATGAGCTGCCCCCCAGATTCAGGACGGCGGAACGGCAACCAGTTCTTCTGCGTCTCCGTGGGGGAGACACCAGCCGGCAGCGCCTGCTGCTTCAGATGCCACGACTCCTCTTCAGCCCCCCGCCACACATGGAAAATCTTGTTCGTCCCATTGTCTGAATAGGATTGAGACGTACCCATATACTCAAGGGAGTCCGAAGCTCCCTGCACGAGTCGACAATCCTCTACTCCGCGGATGTAATGGCTCTCTTTTTGCTTGTAGGCAGGGTTGATCTTAATCTCTTCAATGCGTGCCGGCGCGTTCCAATCCGGGTGGCCACTGTCAGAAATATCCAGGAGACAGTTCCTCGTCAGCACTTGCCCATCAAATCCTCGGTATGCATAGTGCTTCGCCTCTTTCGTAAAATAGTTCGCGTAGCGGAGATTGACCTGATATCCTCCGCCAGGTTTGGGCCGAATACTGGGGTTGAAGGGCTGCCAGCAGCCCGCCTGTTGTTCATCCGCCCAGGGGAGTCGTTCCAGAGGAATAGCGAAGCGCGTCTGGCGGCGCGGCTTGAGCAGCCAATCGTACCAATGGACTTGGCCAAAGAGCTGGTTGAAGTCATGCCAGTGGAGCTTCGTGGTCAAGTCCAGCTCATCCAGGCGGAGCCACGTCGCTTTCCCAGCCCCCGTGTAGAATCCCAGGATGGCCGCCTCCTCCCAAATATGATAGTCCACATCGCGCTTGTTTACGAAGAGAATATCGTTGTTCCCTGCGGGCGCCCCCACGACTTCCCCTGTTGAGAACCCTTGACCCGTCTGCACAGCGAAGAGTTTATCCAGAAACATTCCCGCGAGGAACTGGGACTTGGGCTGCTTCCTGTAGAAGGTGATGAGCCGCATGGCGGCCTCTGTCCTGTGCTGGCGGCGCTGCCAGGCATCCATCCACACCTGCACGGCCTCTGCACCCCGCCCCTCCGCCTCGTAACACTCGCCCAGATAGACCTGTGCAATGTAGGTCTCCTCATCCCAGCCCCCCGCCTCCACACGCTTCTTCAGGGTCTCAATCGCATTCTTCCAGTCACGCATACAGAGATACGTCTGGCCGAGATAGAAGAGAGTGCGGGCATCGTTCGGCATTTCCTCCAAATCCTCTTTTAAGAGTCGCACGTCGCGCGGATATTTATCCGCCTTGCAGCCACCGTCCCCATGATCCGTGAGTACAGGAGAGTCAAACTGAATCGTCTGCTTGGCAGGAGGGCAGGTCCAGGCCTCGTGCGTCGCCCCTTTGCAGATCCAGGGCTCGCTGCAGCGGAGGACACGCATATTGCTGTAGACCAGGCTACCATTTGCCTGTTTCAGGCTGACGCCAGCAATGGTTGGGCCCTGGGCTGCAAGGGCAGCGCGATTGATATCTGCAGAGAGCATCATATCCCCGTCCAGGAGCAGCGCCCAGCTGGCCACCGCATCCCAGCCGACAGAGGCAACCCAGTCCTGACAGCACTCAAACGACTGGGTGCGCGATTTGCCGAAGTTCTTAAAAGGGTAGGTGTAGACCTTGCCAGGAACTCCATTCTCTCCGAGCCACTTGGTGGCCAGCTCCACGGTATTGTCCGTAGAACCAGTGTCGCAGATGACAATGGCGTCCACCTTTCCTCGGACGGAGCCCATGAGACGCTCAATAATCCGGGATTCATTTTTCACCATCGTGAGGAGGATTAGTTTCGGGGCGCCGGTGGCCATTGTGTATATCCCTTTCTAGTCTGAACCTCGTTAGGCCTCACTGTATATTCTCCGCGCCAAATTAAGAGGGGAGTCATGAACTCAAGTGAGTTGACGGCCATTATAGAAGCCAAGCGGCTCATCTGTGAACAGAAACTCTGTAACAAGGGCGACACGGGTGCCAATGGAGCACCAGGACCAACAGGGGCTGCGGGGCCAACGGGACCTGCCGGTGGAGGGGGTGGAGGCGGCACGGGCTATACGGGGCCAACAGGCGCCGACGGGGCAGACGGCATGACGGGACCAACAGGAGCTGCAGGGGAAGCAGGCCTAACGGGCCCCACAGGCTCACTCGGATTAACGGGCCCTACTGGACAGGCTGGAGAGGCAAGTCTCACGGGGGCCACTGGCCCGACGGGCCCTACGGGAAGAACCGGTCCCACGGGCGCCGGCGCAACCGGCCCAACAGGAGCTGGTCCCACGGGCCCTACAGGAGGCGCCGGCCCTACAGGACCAAGCGTCACAGGAGCGACGGGTCCGGCAGGAACACTCACATTCTTTCCCATCTACATCCGTTACACCACTGGTGGACAGATTGATCAACTCTCTATCCCCGCTGGGCTCTTCAACGTGGCCTCAGGCCTCTCCGCTGGCGGCACCTTCACAACGAATCAGGGCACCAACCTCACCTTTACAGGTGGTACAACAATCGGCATGCAGAACACGAGCTTCAATCAGCTCTCCATGATCAACGGTGTATCCTGGCAGAATCTCGGTACAGAGTGGGTGAATATTCCTGGCACGAACTTTGGCGGTGCCGGCAAAATCGTTGTGCGGCAATCTGCGAACTACACATTCAGCATCAACAGTCTTACTACGACAAATACGGGTGCCTATGTGGCGACATCCGCGTCATTTGGTAAGGCCATAGGCTATCAGGTCGTGCTGAATCTTCTCTTTCTTTAAACAAGGAACAACGATAGGTGCTAGATGAGCGCGCTATCCTATATCACACCGCCAAAAACCCTGGACTTGTTCATGCATTATTTTTTGCCAGATGACACGGATATTCCTCCGAGCCTCGCCACTGTCTTTGCCGAGCTCCAGCCGAATCAATACTTGATCTGGGGATTCCTGAACCAGATCCTCTATATGTCTGCATATGTCTACAATCCAGGGACTGGAAACCAGGAGCAATACTACGATGCCTACAACGTGCAACAGGACGACTGGGTGGCCGACGACGCCACGGGTTACACCTGGCGCGTGATAAAGACTTACGATGTTACCGATGGCCCAGGAATCTACAACACTTCTCAACAGGTCTTCTATGCAGTGATTGAGGATGTGGACTACTACAATGCCGGTATGGATCCCACGGGCACGGGCTTCGGTGCGCCGACCTTCCAGACCTCGCGCACAATCCTCTTTCAAGTAGATGAGGAGGGGTTCCCGATTTTCACACCTGCTGATACCTTCCAGATCGCGGCCAATTTCTCTGCAAACGTGATTGGTCGTTTCCGTGCCCTCAATGTCTTCAACAAATACGTGAGTATTTATCAGCCCGATGTGTCAGGGAGCTTTGTAGTGGGTGATCCCCTCTATATAGATGCCTCTGGCATCTTTGCCCGCTCCGCTGGACTTGGAGATATATCGGGTGTGGAGGCGACGATTGGTATCTGCACGAGTATTGGGCGACCGAATAAGGACTGGTTCACCTTCAACCCCTTTGGAGAATACAGACTCGCTGCGGATACGGGGCTCACAGGCACGACAGGGACTCTCTTTTACATTAATCCTGCGGGAACGCCGCCCTATACGACGGTAAGGCCCGCCAGCTTCCCGTATCCAGTCTATCAGCTGCTGGACAACAGTGGGAATGCTATTCTCTTAAAAGGGATTGGCTACGGGGGAGCTGCAGGAGGAGGGGGCGGGGGATCCACAGGGCCGACGGGTGCAGACGGCCCAACAGGTGCAGCTGGAGAGGTAGGCCCATCAGGCGCAGATGGAGCGCCAGGCCCCACAGGCCCAACCGGCCCTGTGACATCCTACATATTTGACGGGGGGAGCGCAGCTAGCACCTACTTCCTAGGTCCGGCGTTTGACTGTGGTAATGCAGCCGCTTAGAGGGCAGCAAGCAAGGGAGCTAAAAAGATGAGGGCCATGATGGCCCCCACCTTTCCGCCGAGTGCCAAACTATTGTTTAGCCCCTATGGGAATGAACAATAGTTTGGTGCGAGGAATATCGTAACGATAAGTGCATAAGTTATCAACACCTCCCGAAGGGAGGGTTAACAATACTTATGCACTTAGCGTTTCTAGTACAAGGATAGAGATGCCGTTCATTCAGCTCCAGTTTCGGCGAGATACACCATCCAACTGGATGACCCTTGACCCGATCCTTGCGAGCGGTGAAATGGGTATTGAGTTGGGTACATATAAATTCAAAATCGGTAACGGCGTATTGGTATGGAGTCTTCTTCCCTATGGAGGATTGGAAGGTCCCACCGGTCCGTCAGGGGCAGATGGTACTGCCGGCCCTACGGGTGAAGCGGGTCCTACCGGTGAGATTGGTGATCCTGGAGAGGTGGGGGCCACGGGTCCCACGGGTGCTGCAGGAGCGGTAGGTCCTACAGGAGCGGGTGTAGATGGTGCAACGGGTCCTACCGGTGAAGCAGGGGAGGCCGGTGCAACCGGTGCAGCAGGAGAGGCGGGCAGCACAGGGGATACCGGCGCGACGGGCGCAACTGGTGCTGCGGGGGATCGCTACAATACGCAGACGGTGGGCGTCGTAGCACCCACTCCTGTAGAGGGAGGGACGCAGAACTTTACCGTTGCCACAGGCCTCGCCTATATCGCCGGCAACTCCCTTGTAGTGGTAGACTCTTCGAATCCTGCCAACCGGTTTGAAGGAACTGTACAGGCCTATAATCCTCTAAATGGCGCGATGACGATTGAGAACATTGTGCACGTCTATGGTGCATTCGGCCTCGGGTACTATAACGTGAATCTGGACGGTATTGATGGCCCCACTGGAGCACCGGGTCAGTTCACCTATTATATTTTTGATGGTGGTTCACCTGGCTCCGTGTATTTTGACGGCCCCGCCTTCAATGCAGGTGGTCCAGGGATTACAGGGACAACGGGGCCCAGTGGCATGTACAACGGTACAAATCTGGTCGTACAGTTGCGCCACGGCCTCGCGATTGATTGGACCACCGTCAATCCAACCCTGGCCATCGGTGAAATGGGCTATGAGACGGATACGGAGCTCTTCAAGATTGGTAATGGTGTGGATGACTGGCAGACACTCCCCTATGGAGGTCTACGCGGCCCCACGGGTGCGGCGGGTACAACGGGGGCGCTGGGTATGACAGGTGCAACAGGCAGTATTGGTAATCCTGGAGAGGTGGGTGACACGGGTCCCACTGGTGCTGCCGGTGCGACGGGTGCTAACGGGGCGGATGGTGCAACAGGTGCGCCTGGAGAGGTGGGGGCAACGGGCGCAGCTGGAGAGGTGGGAGCAACGGGGCCCAGCGGGGCAGATGGTGCGGCGGGTGTGACTGGTCCCACGGGTGAGCTCGGTGAGATGGGCCCCCCTGGAGATACGGGTGCGACCGGTACGATCGGTCCTACTGGTGATGCGGGGACCACGGGTGCAGAGGGCCCCACGGGTGCGACAGGTCTAGGCGACACAGGTCCAACTGGAGAGGGGGGAGCCACAGGTGCAACAGGAGATTTTGGTCCACCTGGAGATGCAGGTGCAACGGGTCCAACTGGCGCCGCGGGTGCAACTGGCGCGGACGGTGCAACTGGAGCATCTGGAGAGGTGGGAGCAACGGGTGCTACTGGAGAGGGGGCGACGGGCGCCACGGGCGCCATCGCCTACTATATTTTTGACGGCGGAGAACCTGCCTCCACCTATACAGAGGGGCCGGCGTTCAATGCAGGTGGCCCAGGCATTACAGGCACAACGGGGCCCAGCGGAGCCTATAACGGGGCCAATATGATTGTGCAACTGCGTCATGGGCCGGCGGCAGAATGGACAACTGTCAACCCGACACTGGCGATTGGTGAGCTCGGCTATGAAACGGACTCCGAGCTCTTCAAGATTGGGGACGGTGTAACGGACTGGAATACGCTCCCCTATGGAGGACTCCATGGGCCAACAGGGCCGACTGGGGTGGCCGGCGCGGCGGGAACGGCTGTAAATACGGGTGCAACGGGTCCAGACGGGCCACAGGGGTATTCCTTTAACGTCGGTGGGCAGGGTCCAACGGGCTCTGGCCTCACGGGTCCCGCATATACGCGCGACTATTACAATACACAGGTGGCAGGATTTGGATTTCTGGAGACGACAAATGGATTTCTGTATGTGAAGAATACCAATATTTCTGGAGATTGGTCTACTGCAATCCCTTTCGGGCGCGGGCAGACAGGGCCTGCCGGCTCGGCGGCAAATACGGGTGCAACGGGTGCGCCTGGACAGACAGGTGCTACAGGGGCGGCATCCACCGTCACGGGGCCTACTGGGCCTACTGGTGCAACGGGGGCGGCATCCACCGTGACAGGCCCGACTGGTAGCATTGGCCCAACAGGTGCGACAGGCTTCGCTGCAACAGGCCCTACAGGCTTCGGTCCAACTGGCTCCACCGGTGCCACAGGATTCGCTTCAACAGGCCCTACCGGTGCCACAGGCTTCGCTGCAACGGGTCCCACCGGTGCGACAGGCTTTGCTGCAACAGGTCCCACAGGTGCCACAGGCTTCGCTGCAACGGGTCCCACCGGTGCGACAGGATTCGCTGCAACAGGCCCTACTGGTGCCACAGGCTTCGCTGCAACAGGTCCCACGGGTGCCACAGGTCGCACGGGCCCCACAGGATTCGCTGCAACAGGTCCCACAGGTCCCACAGGTCCCACAGGTCCCACAGGTCCCACCTTTACAGGTGGCACAGTCAACAATATCATTGTAGCCGGCACAACCACCGTGCAACAAACGCAAGAGGTAGTGAATACGAAGACCGGTGCGACAGGCACCGTCACACATGACTGGTCCACGGGCTCCATTTTCTATCACACATCTATCGCGGCGAACTTCACATGTAATATCACCAACCTCCCTACAACGGCCAATCGCAGTTATGTGGTTACGCTAATCCTCGTGCAAGGAGTGTCACCATTCTACGCAAATGCTCTACAGGTGAATAGCAGCGCCGTGAGTATTCTGTGGCCAAACGCGGCAGCACCGACCGCTACGGCCAGCCGCACGGAGTTCCAGAGCTTTACGCTGTATTATTCTGGCGCGACCTGGACAGCTGTGGGACAGTTGACCAGTTTTGGATAAACAGGGTGATTTCAGTATCAAACCACTCAAAAGAGCAGTGGGGCACAGCCCCACCCTTCTCTTGAGTTCACCGCTCGGCGCCCGCGGCGCTATCGCCCTCTACAGAAGTTCGCGGCCCGATTTAGAATAGTATGCCGTTCATACAAATCCAGTTCCGTCGCGGGACTGCGACGCAGTGGGGGATTGACAATCCTCTCCTAGCAGTTGCCGAAATGGGTATTGAAACGGATACTCAACTGTTCAAAATCGGTGACGGTGTCTTACGCTGGAATGCCCTACCCTACGGTGGTCTGCGTGGCTATACAGGTGCAACGGGTTACACGGGTCCAGATGGCCCTACAGGGTTCGGCGCAACAGGTCCCACAGGTGCCGATGGCCCCACAGGTGCCGACGGCCCCACGGGCGCCACTGGCTTCGGCGCAACAGGGCCTACGGGTCTCGCAGGCAATATCTATAACACCAGCACTACGAGCGCAGTAACCCCGAGTCCTACAGAGGGTGGTGCACTGACTCTGACAGTGGCTACGGGCCTTGCCTATATCGCCGGCAACTCCATCGTCGTCGTGAACTCTGGTGATGCCGCGGTGTATTTTGAAGGTAATGTGAACTCCTACGACATTGACACTGGAGTGATAAACATCTACCAGATTACAAATATTCATGGACCGTTTGCCTCTGCAGTCTACAATGTAAACTTGGATGGCCTTGATGGTCCTACGGGATATACCGGTGCGACAGGTGCGGTAGGCGCTACGGGTGAGGGGGGGGCTACTGGCCCTACCGGCGAGATTGGTGATCCTGGAGAGGTGGGTGCGACGGGCGCAACCGGTGCGGCCGGCGTCACGGGCCCTACGGGATACGCAGGTGTAGACGGCGCCACGGGCGCAACGGGTGCGGTAGGAGAAACCGGTGCGGTAGGAGCAACAGGGGAAACAGGAGAGGTCGGTGCGACAGGCCCCACCGGCGAGTTTGGCGCCAGCACTGCCACATACAATATTATCAGTGGAGCGGCAACCATTGACGGTCCAACAACGCTGAGCTTCCCTACAACGGCCGCGCGTATTGACACGGATCAGTCCTATGGAGGAGCAGGGCAGGGATTCTATACACAGTTCCGCGTCCCCGACGTGGGCACTGCCAGCGGCAGCGACGGCTACATCCACAGGATGTATAAGAGTGGTACCGATGAAGCCTATTTTCGTGTACAGACCAGCGGTGCCCTCACGTTTACTACCATCGTAAATAGTGTCTCTGTCAGCACATCTCTCAGTTCCGTGGTGGGCGACCTGTATGCAGCCTTCTTTGACGGCCTCACCATTCATGTATACCGCAACGGAACCTCCATGTATACACATGTCCTCACACAGTTCTCTACAGGGTATCAACTGCAGACATCCACAAGCGGCACCGGTACAGCGTTCACTGTCACGGATGTTCTCTTTTATCCTCTGGCGATTGGCCTTACTGGTGCAACGGGTGCTGCATCTACTGTCACTGGCCCCACTGGTATGGTTGGTGAAACGGGTGCCGCATCTACTGTCACTGGCCCAACAGGTGACACCGGTGCAACGGGTGAGGCCTCTACTGTGACTGGCCCCACTGGTGAAACGGGTGCGATCGGCCCTACAGGGGCCGATGGAGCGACAGGAGTTGACGGCCCTACTGGTCATACTGGAGAGGTGGGGGCGACAGGTGCCACGGGTGAAATCGGCGATCCTGGAGAGGTGGGTGCGACAGGCGCAACGGGTGCGACAGGAGCTGTGGGTCCCACGGGCTCTACTGGCACAACTGGTGCAACTGGCCCCATCGGTGAAACTGGCGCGACCGGATTCGGAGCCACGGGTCCCACGGGTGCCGCAGGCGTAACCGGTCCCGCCGGCACGGCAACGAACACCGGTGCCACAGGCCCCAGCGGAGCTGCGGGCGATGCCTTCTTGAGCTGGACTACCACAAGCACAACTGTAAGCGGTGATCGCACATCCCTCACATTCCTCGGCACCTCCTCTACAGCCCAGACTGCCAACATCTACGGGGGAAGCTTGACAGAGGTTACGACACTCACGTGGGTGCCCCAGTATAATGTAGGCAACACCTATGCAGGGATTGTGAATTCTGCATTGACTTCCAAGAGTATCTATATATTGCACCAAAGCGGTGGGGGCCTGTATTATGCCGTTGATGGAGGCAGTGCGGTCAGCATCGCGGGTGGCTACCAGCTGAATGACCGCCTCACCCTGGAATACAACAGCTACACGGCGACGGTGCATCTCATCCGCAACCGCGCCGGCACAGAGACGGTGATGGCGACCATTTCCTACGATATTGGCCCCGTGTATGCGAAGTTCCTGAACTATGCCGGCACAAACGTCGTGTTCAGCGGCATTGACTTCTATCCTGCACAGATGGGTCCTACGGGCGCAACAGGGGCGGTGGGGGCCACGGGTGTAACAGGGTCTACCGGTCCCACGGGGGATCTTGGCACAGGCCCCACTGGCGCGGATGGGGCGACAGGCGCCACTGGCCCAGAAGTAACGGGGCCTACTGGCCCTACCGGTCTAGATGGCACCAATGGCGCGGATGGAGCCACGGGACCACAGGGCGATCAGGGGGATACGGGACCACAGGGCGATCAGGGGTTCCAAGGCGATCCTGGTCCGCAGGGTGACACGGGTCCCACAGGGACTACAGGTGGCATGGGTCCTCCTGGAGATACGGGTGCAAGCGGAGCAACGGGTCCCACAGGTATGGCAGGTGTGGACGGCGTAACCGGCGCAACTGGAGAGGTGGGTCCTACTGGAGAGGTGGGGGCCACGGGTGCAACCGGTCCTCAGAGCGATACTGGTCCCATTGGCCCCACTGGCCGCGCAGGTACGAACGGAGTCTCTGGTGGCCAGACCCTTTTCTTTGACACGACCGGTGCCACGGCGCCTGACTCCGCCGGCGTTCTCCTGGAAGTGCCTGATACCAGCACACAGACTACCGTAACATCCGGTGCGCAGAACATTAATACGGCCTTCCTCATGGGCACTTACACCAGCGCAGCAGGACAGTTGGACTCCACCGTAATCGTGGGAGGCCTCTGGGACATGAACATGTATGCCGATTCCGACTCTGCAACGGATGTGAAATACTACGCGAATATCTACTACGTGGACTCAACAGGGGTGACGGAGACGCTGCTCGCGGCGGGTTCCTCCGCCACGGCCACGCCTGTGACGAGCACATCAGGGCTCTACACCTATTCTCTCTACGTGCCTCAGACGAGCATCCCTGATCTCACCTATCGCATCCGCATCAAGTTGTATGCTGTCTTTGTGAACAATGGGCTGACCCTCAACTTCTACTACCGTAACGACACCGTCAGCCACGTCCACACGACGCTGCTCGTATCTCCTGGTACGGGCCCAACAGGTGCGGATGGGGCGACAGGAGCCACCGGCGCGGATGGAGCAACAGGGCCCCTCGGCACTGGCCCAACTGGCGAGACAGGTCCTACAGGCGAGATTGGCGATCCTGGAGAGGTGGGGGCCACGGGGCCCACGGGGACTACGGGACCCGCCGGCGTCACCGGCCCGCAGGGCCCCACGGGACTCGGCTTCGCGCCAATGACGAGCTCAGTCAGCCTCACAACGGATGGAAGCCTCGTCGGAACAAACGCGTTCGGATATGTGCCTTCTACCGGTGCATTCACGATTGGAGACTATGTGAATATCATTGATACGACGGCCTCCTCCACATTTTACTATTACGGGCGTATCACAAATATTCTGGTCGCAGGAGGATTCGGATTTGCCGTCTATTTTGACGTGCTGGGGGCGTATGGCGTGCCTGTGAGCGACCCGTCCACTAGCTGGGAGCTGCATTTGACGGGACAGCTGGGCGCAACTGGTCCTACAGGTGTGGCAGGTGCAACTGGAGCAGATGGAGCGACTGGCGCCGATGGAGCGACTGGGGCGGATGGCCCGACTGGGGCCGATGGAGCGACTGGGGCAGATGGCCCGACTGGGGCCGACGGTCCTACCGGCGCGGATGGCCCGACTGGGGCCGACGGCCCTACCGGCGCGGATGGCCCAACAGGTGCGGATGGTCCAACGGGCCCTGCCGGCGCGGATGGGACTACCGGTGCCACGGGTGCAAACGGCAACCCGAGCATCTTCACCCTCTATCTGGACTACTCTGGACCTTCCGCCCTCAGCAGCGTCTACGTGCCTCCTGGCCTCTTTACAAACAACCCCACGCTGGCTGCGGGCGGCACCTTTACGAACAACGTCGGCACGGATCTCGTCTTCTACGGCCTGGATTCTATTACCATGGCTGACACCACCTGGGCGATGATAAGTGGAATGCTCGTCTCTGGCTACGTGGCGGCGGGGGCCTGGCAGCCTATTCCTGGGGCGAACATCGGACCTACAAAGGTGTATTACGCGAGCACCTCCGACTACAACGTCTCCCTGAACGGGCTTGGCCTTGCGAACATCAACGGCGCCAATACGGCAGTGAAGCCTAGCACGGGAATCGCCAGCGGTTTCCTCGCCACCGTGACGCTCTTCTTCATTCCCCTGTAAAGGGTGAGGGGCTAGGGGATCTAAGGGCCCCTGGGCGCGGCGGATTTTGCCCCGCAAGAGTAGAACGTCATGAAGCGTAGCCTTGTCAGTAAGAAGTTTCTGCGGAATGCCGCCATCGTACTGGTGATCGCTGTCGTGGCCTACGTTGTAATGTATGGCGTGAAGGAGGGGTTCCAGGCGGACAACACTGTCACAAAGTATATTAATGTGTCTGATACAACCATTAATGATGGTGTAGCAAAATCTGGAAATATCTATAAACTAACAGGCGCCCCTCCTGGAAAAAAGTTGGTTGCATTTGATATGGCATATTTAGCAGCAGCTAAAATGGGCCAAGTTCGTACTAGTTGTGAGGTTGCAGCTGGAGATGTTGATAAATATATATCATATCCTTCTGGGTTCGGTAAATCATCTTCATCTGTATATATTGAAGCGATTAATAATAAAGGTACTACAACTAATATCTATAGTATGGCATATACAAAACCACCAAGTGTTAAGAAATATGCCGACAATGTTCGTCGCTTGGGTGCGACTGATATTCCTGAAGGACAGCCTGGTGGTCCGCCATCAGTAAATGATATACTAGGTGGTATAACAGTAAAAAATCTCAAGACAAACAATCTGAATTTGAATGGAAAGTTTACTAAGGCAAACTGTTATGTAACGGATAATCGCAACTCAGATGCAAAACTCACTTTTACATTTGCCTAAACACTACCCTACTGCCCATACACACCCAAACCACTCCCACTCAAAAGGGGGTGTGGTTTGGCTGCGCCCCCTCTAACTTTAGCAGACACCAAGTCGTTGAATACCTTCATGCCATATAGTCATTTAAATATATAAGACAGGGTATTTTGCCCGGCAAGAGTAGAACGCCATGAAGCGTAGCCTTGTGAGTAAGAAGTTTCTGCGGAATGCGGCGATCGTGCTCGCCATTGCCGTCGTGGCTTACGTGGCCATCTATGGCGTGAAGGAGGGGTTCCAGGACGATAATACTAAGGAAGAAAGCAATAATACAGTTACAAAAATGGCAATCTATAATACCCCTGCAAATCCTGGAACGATAATTCTTGAGAAGAAAGATTTCAAGCCAGGGGTTCTTAAAAATATTCGCTTTTATGTCTGGGGACCAGCCACTTCCGATGGAGGGATTGGCTGGAAGGAACGAACCAGTGAACTTCAAGAAGCATGGGGCCTGAACACCCTGTTGAAAACGGAGTTTATAAATACGGATGGAACACTTACAAATATTCTGCCCACTTTCATGCAGGCAAGCGAGACAGGAGCCTTTTTAACTGGTCCTTCTGGTAAACTAGAAGGGGCGCACCAAGAAAAGGTTATCAATCAAGCTAATATGGATAAAGCCGCATCTATTAAGATATCCAATCTGGATAAACTCAACTGGGGTACATCTCCAGGTGCCAACAATAACGGTACTCATAATTTAAAGATTGTATATGAGTTCGCATAATCATGAATGTCCACTTACTACACATAAACACCCAATCCACGCCAACTTAAAAGGGGGCGCGGATTGCATGTGCCCCACTCTAACTTTAGCACACAGAGATAGAAACAATGTCGTATCTGCCGCCACCCAAGTCGCTGGATATCTTCATGCACTGGTTTGTCCAGGGCAGTGGAGATTCCGAGCTACCACCGAGCCTGACCAGCGAGTTGGCAGCCTGTGGCCCGCGCGAGTACCTCATCCGCGGTAACCTCAATCAGATTCAATACATCTCCGTCCCCGTGCTGAACCCTGGCACCGGCCAACTGGAACAATACTACGACGCCTACAACGTGGCCGCCAGCGACTGGCTGGCCAATGATGCTACCGGCTACACATGGCGCGTTGCCAATATCTATGCAGTATCCGATGCCCCCATCTCTGGCAACAATACTGGACAGGGTGTGTTCTACGCCAAGATGGTGGATGTGGACGGCTACAACGCCGGCCTTGATCCCACGGGCACCTACTTCGGCGCCCCCAGCTTCGTGGACAGCCGCACAATCCTCTTTACAGTGGATGAGGACGGCTTCCCGATTTTCACTCCCGCCGATACGTTCCAGCTGGCCGCGAACTTCTCTGGTAACGTCATCGGTCGCTTCCGCGCCCTCAACATATACAACCAGTATGTCAGCATCTACCAAGTGGATGCGTCTGGCGCATTCATCGTCGGCGACCCCGTCTATATCAATGGCGGTGTCTTCTCCCCTGCACAAGGTCTCGGTGACATTTCCGGCGTGAACGCCACAATCGGTATCGTCACCAGCGTCGGTGTACCCACAAAGGACTACTTCACCTTCAACCCCTTTGGAGAATACCGTACTGCGACGGCACTCGGCCTCACGGGTGCGGTCGGCACCACGTGGTATATCAGCCCCACGGGGCCACAGCAATACACGACGGAGCGGCCGGCGAACTTCCCCTATCCGATGTATCAGATCATTGACGGTAGCGGCAATGCGGTGCTCCTGAAGAATGTGGGCGGCGGCGCCAGCGGCACGGGGCCTACTGGAGAGGTGGGGCCGACGGGTGCGGACGGCGCCACCGGTGCAGATGGCCTCACTGGTCCCACGGGTGAGATTGGTGATCCTGGAGAGGTGGGTGCTACAGGTCCCACAGGTGCGGCAGGTCCTACGGGGGCCAGCGGAGATGTTGGTGCGACCGGTGCCAGCGGAGAAGCAGGTGTCACCGGCCCCACAGGTGAAATCGGCGACCCTGGAGAGGTCGGTGCTACAGGTGCAACGGGCCCTACGGGGGCGATTGGTGATCCTGGAGAGATTGGTGATACCGGTCCTACAGGTGATGCAGGTGTTGCAGGCGCAACAGGTGCAACGGGCGCCACCAACTTCAACCTCCTCATCTATGGCTCCTATCCCGATGCGGCTGTTCTCGCCCCCAACGTCGTTGCCGGCATCAGCCCCTTCAGTGGCGGCCGCTTCTATACGGCCGAGGCCTACTCTGGCCCCCTCTATGTCTCCTTCCAGGCGAATGGCATGGGCGTCTACGTGGGTCTCACGAGCGACTACACGACCAGCGGCAATCCCGACTTCCTGGACGGCGCCTATATCTTTATCACATCCGACTTCGGCAGCCCCCAGTGGTACTACAAGAACGGTGGGTCCTACAGCCTCGGCGGCGGCTTCACATCCACCGATGTGTTCACGATCATCTACGACGGCAGCACAATAACGTACCTGCAAAACGGCACCAATGCCTCCGTGGTGGATGCCACGGGTATCACCCTCCCTCTTTGGATGGGTGGCTATATCGTAGATTCCTCCACGGTATCTAGCCTTACCTTCCAGCCCCTACTGGCCGGTGCAACGGGTGTTGCGGGCCCCACGGGTGCAAATGGTGCAGATGGTGTGACGGGCGCAGATGGCGCAACGGGTGCGGCGGGCCCTACTGGCGAGATCGGTGAGATGGGTCCTCCTGGTGACACGGGCCCAAGCGGAGCAGGCGGCGCAACTGGAGAGGTGGGTCCTACAGGTGCTGACGGCCCTACTGGTGCAGAGGGCGCAGTGGGCGCCACTGGAGATACAGGTCCCACCGGTTCGGCAGGCCTCTCCAGTATTATCCTCTACACGCTCGGTGCGGATGGCAGCATAAGCGGCGCTGCAGCCCACGCCGGCGGCACGGATTGGCTCAACAGCTCTCCTCCCGATTCCTTCACATTCAACCGCACCGATGCAAATAGCACCATACAGGACCAGTGGTTCAACTACATGGCTGACACTCTTACACACTCCTACAAGGTGTATCTGTCTATGATTAGCAATGATGGAACACAGCCGAATACGGCCCTCTACACGGTGACGGCGATCACATTTGATGTGAGCACAGTGCAAGTTGATGTGACATTTGAGTCATCCACCCAGACCTCTATAGGATCCTACGGTGCGAGCCTGCAGGTGCAGATCTTTGCCTCTGGTCCCACCGGTGCAACGGGCCCCACAGGTGAAGTGGGCCCGCAGGGTATTCCTGGTGATGCAACCAATACGGGTGCAACGGGTGCGACTGGAGAGACGGGTGCAACGGGTCCCATGAGCTACTACATCTTTGACGGCGGTATTGCCACAACGGAGTTTACAGAGGGGCCGGCCTTCAATGCCGGCGGGGCGGGTATCACTGGAAATACGGGGCCAAGTGGTGCCTACAACGGGGCGAACATTGTTCTGCAGCTGCGCCACGACACGGCGGACAACTGGGCAACCGTGAACCCGACGCTGGCCATTGGTGAGATGGGCTATGAGACTGATTCTGGGCTCTTCAAGATTGGAAATGGTGCGGATGACTGGTATACCCTCCCCTATGGAGGGCTGCGCGGCGATACGGGGCCAACAGGTGCAGTAGGAGAGACGGGTGCTACTGGAGAGGCAGGTCCCACAGGAGATTTTGGCCCCCCTGGAGATGCAGGTACAACGGGTCCCACGGGTGAGCTCGGTCCCACAGGTGCAGCTGGCACGCCTGGACAGTCCTCCAGTTACTACCCCTACAATGCGAATGTGGGGGCGACGGGAGGAGAGCCTGGGGCGGGCTATATCCTCTGGAATAATGCTACGCAGACCAGCGCCACACAACTGGTACTGAGTCACTTGACGACAGATAATCTAGATATTGATATCTTCTTGGCAAACTTGAAAGTGGGAGATGTGATGGTCGTGCAGGCGGCTGCGGACAGCAATGATTATCAGGAGTGGGAGATTACAGGTGCAGTTACGGTGATTCCCAACGACTATGTAGAGGTGGATGTAGCACTCCAGGGCAGTGGTGGTGTGGGCACCTCAGGCTTTGCTGGGGATGCACCTCTGCTCGTGATTCTCCAGTCCCTTGGCGCAACGGGGCCAACGGGTGCAACAGGATTTGGAGCGACTGGACCTTCGGGTCCCACCGGTGCGATGGGTCTACCAGGCGATGCGGGGCCAACGGGTGCAACCGGTTCCATGGGTGCGACGGGGCCTGGAAGTTTAACAGGAGGGGCTGCCTGGGGCGACTACCTCTACTGGAATGACGGCACGGCGACATGGGCAGTGGGAAGTGCCAATGTGCTTCTTGGCGCAGGGGCTGGCTTTAGTGGTCAGGGCTCCTATGGCGTGGCAATCGGCTATTCTGCAGGATATATCACACAATCCTCTGGAGCAGTAGCGATTGGATTTCAAGCTGGTGCAACGTTACAGGGGACATCTGCAGTGGCGATTGGTGTTTCCGCGGGGATAGGTACACAAGGTCCCAATGCAGTAGCGATTGGTGTTTCTGCGGCGACTGTTGCACAGGGTGCAGCTGCAGTGGCGATTGGTCCCTCCGCGGGAGGAAATACACAAGGTGCCAATGCAGTGGCGATTGGTCCCACCGCGGGTGGAACTTTCCAAGGTGCCAATGCAGTGGCGATTGGTAACTCTGCGGGGCTAGGTACACAAGGTCTCAATGCAGTGGCGATTGGTAACTCTGCAGGTCGTACTGCACAAAAATCTGCGGCGGTGGCGATTGGGTTCAACGCAGGCTATAGCGCACAAGCTTCCAATGCTGTGTCCATCGGTATGTCCGCGGGTGGTACGGCCCAAGCATTCGGTGGGATTGCAATTGGCAGTTTAGCTGGAGCAAATACACAAAGTCAATACGGCGTGGCGATCGGCTACCAAGCCGGTCTATATTTGCAGGGTCAATTCGCCGTGGGCATCGGCTATACTGCGGGCTTTACATTGCAGGGGAGCGGGGCCGTTGCAGTCGGATATACGGCGGGCAGCTCCTATCAGGGCGTCAATGCAGTGGCTATGGGTACGGGTGCAGGTGCAACGTATCAAGGTCAAAACGCTATTGCGATTGGCCTCAACGCCGGTCAGCTGACACAGAGTAGTGGTGCCATTGCAGTTGGGAATACGGCAGGCGCTAGTTTTCAGGGCATCAACGCGGTGGCGATAGGTACAGCTGCAGGTGTAACGTATCAAGGTCAAAACGCTATTGCGATTGGTCTCAATGCAGGTCAGCTGACACAAAGCAGTGGTGCCGTTGCAATTGGTCTGAGTGCAGGAGTTGCTACACAGTCTGTGAATGCTGTTGCAGTTGGATCATTTGCTGGTCAAACAGGACAAGGAAATAGTGCGGTGGCGATTGGAATGAATGCTGGAAGGGGGGTGCAAGGAGCCTCATCCGTTGCAATCGGTTTATCTGCAGGTTCCTCTTATCAGAAACTCGAAGCAGTTGCAATAGGTCCATATGCTGGACAATACACGCAGGGAACAAATGCAGTCGCGATTGGTTCCATAGCAGGGCAGACAAATCAGTCCTCTAATGCAGTTGCGATTGGTAACTCGGCAGGACAGGGCTCACAGGGTTTCAGCGCAATCGCGATTGGAGCATTCACAGGTGTAACATCACAAGGAAATAATGCAGTGGCGATTGGATCAGCTGCAGCGGCGGTTGCACAGGGAGGTTCCTCCGTTGCCATTGGCCCCAATGCAGGAAACTCAACTCAGGGTAGCTCTGCAGTAGCCATCGGCTCAGGGGCAGGGCAAAACTCTCAAGTCTATAACTCAGTGGCCATCGGTTCAAATGCGGGAAACAATGCCCAGAACTACAGCAGTGTAGCGGTGGGTGAAAACGCAGGGCAAGACACGCAGGGAAATAGTGCTGTAGCATTAGGTTCCAATGCAGGGCGCACGGCGCAAGGCAATGCGGCGGTGGCCATCGGTGTAAATGCAGGTGTATCAACTCAGGGCGGATTTGCAGTTGCAATCGGTGTTGATTCTGCGCGCTATGCACAGGGTGGAAACTCCATTGCAGTTGGATACCAAGCCGGCTATACTGGACAGGGTCTAAACTCTATTGCAATCGGTAACTCCGCTGGGCAGACCGCTCAGGGAAATAATGCCATTGCAATCGGTAACAATGCAGTGGCCGATTCTCAATATGGATACAGTATTGCACTCAATGCCTCAGGTACTGCAATGACAGTGACACAGAGTGGGTTCTACGCGGCGCCTATTCGTAACGATGACACGCAGACAACTGCTGTGTGTTACAACGCCACTACAAAGGAGTTGACCTATTCCACCTCAGGAACGAAGACGTTCGTGATTGACCACCCTGTGAACGCCGAGAAATACCTGGTGCACGCGTGCTTGGAAGGCCCCGAGGCCGGCGTGTATTACCGCGGGGAGGGGGTCATACCCGAGGGAGCTGAAAAGGTGCGTGTGGAGCTGCCCGCCTACGCGGCAGCCCTCGCCACGGACTTCACTGTGCAGATTACCCCCATCTTCGGTGTAGGGCGCGCGGTGCCCTACTACAGCGCCAGCCGCGTGGTGGGTGGGGCCTTTACCGTGCACGGCAGCCCTGGTGAGTTCTTCTGGCAGGTCGTGGGACGTCGCGCGGCCGTGGAGGTGGAGCCCCGCAAGGCCGATGTGACTGTGCGCGGCGAAGGACCGTACCGCTACATTCTGTAAGCGGGAAGGACGATAACGCCCAGTGCGGTACTCAAATACCGCAGAGTACTTAAGTTAAGCACTCTGCTTTCTGCTTCGCAGTAGGCTAGAGCGATAAGTTCAATATACTTCTACGACATAACCCGCCTGTGGCGGCTTATGCTATGGAAGTTCTTAACTTAAGCACTAGACGGTACGGTAGGGGGCTTCCGTGAAGCACCTCACCCTACTGACTAGACAACCCCATACGATGCATACCCTATGCATCCTGTGGAAATGTCCGCGGTAGCAATAGAAGCGATGTCTGTCCCAAGTGTTCCACAGATAACAATCCGTCCCCTTGCGACAGACCAGGCCCTGCAGATGTACTGGGCCGCCCCCACAAGTGATGGCGGCTCCCCTCTTACTGGATATACCCTCAGTTGCAGTGGCCTTTCCACTCAGGTCCTAGATGCAAATACGTACACCTACCGTTACACAGGCTTGACGAATGGTACCTCCTACACCTTCACGCTGACTGCAGAGAATGCAAATGGCAGTAGCTCCGCCGCAACCTTTCGCACTGTACAACCTGGAAACAAACCCGGTCCGGTACAAACCCTGACTGCCTCCCGCTCGGCTGCGCCGGCGGCTACTCTCAGCTGGACGGCCCCTGCCAGCACAGGCGGGGCAGACCTAGTAGGCTATTTTGTAAAGGCAACCAGTACAGACTACGAAGACCCTATTCTTAAGAAGGGGGTTCCAATCACCGATACAACTACAACTATAGGCGACCTTACAGCGGGTTCCGTATATCGCTACGCTGTACAGGCTGTAAATGATCCTGGATATTCCACAGAAGTCAATACGGGCCTCTACAGTCTCACGCCGGCATGGAATACGAGTCCAATCAACGGCGAGTACAATGCGTGGTCGGGTATTGCATGTGACATGAGTGGAACAAAGGTTTTCGCAGCAGCAGGCTACCCTTACGGTGTGTCTCAACCCCTCTACAGGAGTACAAACGGGGGTACAAACTGGAAACCGGCAGTTGATTCCGTATCCCTCGCCAGGTTTTGGTCTAAATGTATATCCTCTGCGGATGGGACGAAACTCGTAGCTGCCGTACGAACTGGGAACATTTTTACGAGCAGCAATTCTGGTGCGACATGGATTGCGCGTACAGGTGCTGGTAGTCGTGCCTGGTACAGTTTAGCCTGTTCCTCTAACGGATCTACCATCTTGGCAGGTGACTTCAACACCGCAACACTGTATGTAAGTACTGACAGTGGTGCCACCTGGACACCCACGGTACCTGCAGGAATATCATCCTATTGGTCATTTCTATACTGTTCACCTGACGGACAGGTACTGCTTGCAGGAAGTGAATCAGGCGGCCTTGTTATCAGTACAAATGGGGGGACATCCTGGGTCAGTCGCGCAGTAGAAGCCGCCACGGGCAGCTTTAGTGGAGGAGTAGCAGCTTCTACCAATGGCTCTGTACTCTACGCAGCAGGTGCAACAAATGGGCTCATTCGTAAGAGCATTGATACAGGTGCAACATGGACAACAAGTCTAACCCTTTCTTCCAACCCTACCACAAGTAACTACTTTACTGGCCTCACATGTTCCTCCGATGGCACCCGTGTATACGCCATCACCCGTTTTTCAATCTACGTAAGTACTAACTCGGGCGTCAGCTGGACTCGTAAGGTAACCTCTTGGAATCGTATTACAGCGTATGGATTTACATCGCTTACTTGCTCTGCAGATGGTATGATCGTATATGCCACAAAAGCAATGGGAAATATATGGAAAACTACAGATGGGGGGATGACATGGGCAGAACAGCAATCCCCTCGTATGAATCTGTTCTATGCCAGCGCCTGTTCTTCAGATGCCTCTATACAGTATGCGGCCGAGTTTAGTAACTATGCTGCATTTATTTGGAAAAGCAGCGACAATGGGGCGACATGGACTGCAAATCGGTCAATCGGTTCCAAAGTATGGCGCTGCATGTGTACGTCTGCAGATGGGTCCTTCGTGGCCGCGACAGAAAGTACGGGAAACGCAGGATATATCTGGACAAGCACAGATTCTGGAGTGACCTATACTGCCCAGGCAACTGCAGGCGCCCGAAACTGGAGAGGGATTGCGTGCGACATCAGTGGCACGAAGCTTGCTGCCGCAGTGACAGGGTCTGGATATATTTACACGAGCACTGATGCAGGAGTCACCTGGACGGAACAAAGAAGCGCCGGCTTTCAGACCTGGAGAGGAATCGCCTCCTCTGCGAATGGAACAAATCTGATAGCTGGCTCCACGGCTGGATATATTTGGACGAGCTCCGATTCAGGTGTAACGTGGATACAGCAGACAGGTAGCGGGAGTAGGACCTGGTTGAATGTGGCCTGTACACCCGATTTTACCACCCTGCTCGGTACAACATCGGGCGCCGGCGTATATAAAAGCATAGACTCTGGTGTAACCTGGACGCAAATGAGCGGCCTACCTAGTACAGGAGCCTATGCCTATTATGCAGCCGCCATCTCAAGTGATGGGACACAAATAGCAGTTGCAGATATAACCTATGGTATTTACCTTAGTACGGATTCCGGTATAACATGGACGCAACAATCAAAAACGGCAAATCAGTCCTTTGTTACTGTATCCATGAGTACAGATGGCTCAAAAGTTGTTGCGGCCCCCAATGGAAGCCTAGGTCCAATGAATTATAGGGTGTTTGGATGAGATTTTCACCTCTACTGCTAGAACTCATGGTAGTCCCAGAGGCCCCGATTCCCATCCCCTCCACACAAGAAGATCGCACATCCATCACTCTTCAGTGGCGCGCCGCTCCCCCAAGCTCGCAAGGAGGACTCCTTATCCTTGACTATATTCTTACCTGTGAAGGCATACCTCCTATTGTCGTAGCCGCACAGGCCTCCATTGCCTCCGCCCCTACCCTCTATGAATATACTGTTCCCAATCTCCAACAAACCAACCTCTATAGCTTCTCCGTGGCTGCGCGGAATATGGTGGGGATCGGTCCTAGTGCAGAGTTCCCCATATATCAACCAGGCTGTACCAAGTATGGATTTCTTTAAAGTGCGTGACGCAAATGCTCATCTGGACTGCGCATGATATGCTCGGTCAAGAAAAGCTCCGCATCCAGATAGAAGATGCCCTACGTGCAGCTACAGTTTCGACGCAGTACCGCCGCCCAGTGGCAGGCTGCAAATCCTCTTTTGGCCGTGGCCGAAATGGGCATTGAAACTGACTCCAAACAGTTCAAAATCGGTGACGGCGTGACCCGCTGGAATAGTCTTCCCTACGGAGGACTTCAGGGTGCAACCGGTCCCACGGGGGTCGCAGGGGCGACGGGTGCAACTGGAGAGGCAGGTGCTACAGGTCCCACAGGTGTGAGCGGAAATCTCTTCAGCACGCAGACGATTGCGCGAGTCACCCCGACCCCTACTCTCGGCGGTACACAATCCCTCACTGTCACAACTGGCCTCGCCTGGATTCCTGGTAATTCTCTGGTAGTCGTGCAGGACGGAGTCAGCGCCAACCGCTTTGAAGGCTATGTGCAAAGTTACGACGCCGGCACAGGTGTACTTGTTGTAGAGGGCATTCAGACGATTACTGGTACATTCCCTTTTGCGTACTACAATGTGAATCTGGACGGCATTGATGGTCCTACGGGCACGGCGGGCATTGACGGAGCAACGGGTCCCACGGGTCACACAGGAGCGCCAGGATATGATGGAGAGACAGGTGCTACGGGTGCAACAGGTGCCACGGGCCCCATCACCTATTATATTTTTGACGGCGGCGTGCCAGCCTCCACCTATACAGAGGGACCGGCCTTCAACGCAGGCGGTGCCGGCATCACAGGTACTACGGGACCAAGTGGTGCCTATAATGGTGCAAACATGATTGTACAACTGCGCCACGGGCTGGCGACGGAGTGGACCACCGTCAATCCGACCCTAGCGGTGGGTGAGCTCGGGTATGAGACTGACACAGAGCTTTTCAAAATCGGTGATGGCGCAACTGTGTGGAACGATCTCCCCTACGGAGGCCTGCGAGGCGCAACGGGACATACAGGCCCCACGGGCTTCACGGGGCCAAATGGTCTTACGGTGGTAGGCCCCACAGGGCCAGGAGGAGTTGGACCAACAGGATCCACAGGTGCAGCCGGCCCTGCAGGAGGCTCCTCTAGTCTCTTCCTCTACAATGCGAATACCACGGACCACACGGGCTCCCCTGGCGCCTCCAATATCCTCTGGAGTAATGCCACGCAAATCAACTCCACGTTCCTGAATATCAGCCACCAGGACGCCGCACTCACGGATATTGATGTGCTGCTTGGCGTCATCAAATATGGCGATACTCTGATTATTCAGAATCACACGAACAGCCCAGATTACCAAAAATGGTATGTGAATGGGGCAATCACTGTTGTCACAAATGACTATGTGCGCGTTCCTGTCACGCTGGTGAGCAGCGACGGAGCCGGTACGACGGGATTCTTGAATACGGATACGCTCCTGTTGATTCTTCAAATGTCAGGTTCTACGGGCGCTACGGGAGCGGCTGGGGCCACGGGGGCAACTGGTGCTACGGGCCCTACTGGACTAGGAGCAACAGGGGCTACAGGTCCTACCGGCCCCGCATCAACAGGTCCCACAGGCCCCACAGGTGCGGCAGGTGTAGGCGGTGCAACAGGTGTGACAGGCCCCACAGGTCCAACAGGTCCCACAGGCTCTGCGACCGGTCCCACGGGCCCTACAGGCCCCACAGGACATTTCGGCGCGAGTTCCGATCGTTATATAAGCTTTACACGTACAAATGATTCTGTAGCATCATCTACATCCTTTGACACATTTATAGGAGCAACAGGGGCAAACAATGTAGTTGCATCAGGTATTACATTTAATTCTGCAAATGGTCAGTTCGTTGTAAGCACAGCCGGCACATATTCATTTGAAGTACTTCTGATTGCCCTGGCACAAAATTCAGGAGACTCCACTACCTTTATAGTTACTAAAAATGGTACACCTATTTGGTCTTATAATATGATTGTATATAATGTTGTATCACCTGCACCGATGCCACTGCTTATCTATCAAACTGCGAATGCAGGAGATTATTTTAACTTCCTCGTAGATGGCACTGGAAATATTACAATCAAGGCGGGTTCAACGGTAAACATTAACCGCCTCTCTGTTGGCCCTACAGGGCCAACTGGCCCTTCCGCATCCGATGCAAACGCCTGGACAACCTACAGTCCCGCCTGGACGGCCGCCGTAACAAATCCCGTAATTGGAGATGGAACGATTACAGGCCGCTACAAACAGATTGGAAAGACAACTTTTGTCTACGTAAAAGTGGCAATGGGATCTTCCACAACATTTGGATCTGGAGTCTGGCGTATTAGCCTCCCTGTGAACGTGGTATCAGGTGCAAATGCGATTTTGCCTGCCACCTTTTTAGACAATGGTTTCAACTGGTACCAAGGCTCTGCCATTACAGAATATGATGGCAATCTCAGCTATGTGGTCCCTCTCTGGACAAAGGGGGCAACTGGCTCCGCCGCTGTAGATTCAGCCACGCCATTCACATGGGGAAATACAGACAATTTTACCATTGCAGGATCATACGAATCTGTCTAAGAATGGGATGAACTAACAGGGGGATGCGACCCCACGAATGCAACCTGCTGAACTCAAAAGGGGATGACCCACATGCTTTTAAGCATAGTGGGCCGTACCTTGCGGTACCGTCTAGTGCTTAACTTAAGCACTTTGCGGTACTATTTTTTACAGCCGCCACAGATAGAAGATGCCCTACGTGCAGATCCAGTTTCGGCGCAGCACGGCTACCCAGTGGCAGGCTGCAAATTCCCTTCTGGCTGTGGCCGAGATGGGTCTGGAAACAGATACTCAACAATTCAAAATCGGCGACGGTGTGACGCGCTGGAACAGCCTCCCCTACGGAGGAATCAAAGGAGATACTGGTCCCACGGGAGCCGCAGGGGCGACGGGTGCAACTGGAGAGGGGGCGACGGGTCCCACGGGATTCTCTGGCAATCGCTTCAATACGCAGACGACCACCACCGTCATCCCGACCCCCACCCTCGGTGGAACGCAGGCACTCACCGTGGCCAGCAATCTCGCCTGGATTGCCGGCAACTCCCTCGTCGTCGTGGAGGCCGGCGACAGTGCAAACAGCTTTGAAGGGTATGTACAGAGTTATGACGTAGAGACGGGTGACCTCGTGGTTGAAGAGATTGCAAATATCCGAGGCACATTCGGCTCTGCCATCTACAACGTGAACTTGGACGGGATTGACGGCCCTACAGGTGCAACGGGCCCCACAGGTATGGATGGAGCGACTGGAGCGGATGGATCCACAGGAGCTACCGGTGCAACGGGTGCAACGGGTCCCACCGGTCTCACAGGTCGCACGGCGAATCCCGTATGGCTCTACACGGCGGACAATATCAACATTCCAAGCGGATATTTCAGCACATTTGACAATGGTATTTCAACCTACTACTTTGCAGTGAATCGCACAGATACATACGGAGATGTCATGCCGTGGATTACTACCGTGACCAACATGATTGCTGCTGGGCAGTCCGTCATTATGAGTTTCCAGGAGGCTGGGGGGTCCTATCGTACCATTCAGATCTACAACTCCTACGACCCGAGTATCACGGGCCAGTGGTATTTTAGCGGCCCCCTTATTGCACAGAGTGGGAGCTTTACAGGAGGGGCCGCGTCTACGGTTACCTTTGTAGCTGCTGGACCAACGGGTGCCACGGGACTTGTGGGAGCAACAGGAGAGGTGGGCCCTACAGGTGCTACAGGGGCGGACGGAGCTACTGGGGCTACTGGGGCTACTGGGGCCGCGGGAGCAACCGGTGTTACCGGCCCTACTGGTGAAATCGGTGATCCTGGAGAGGTGGGAGCAACCGGTGCGACTGGGGCGACCGGTGCAGATGGTATAACGGGCTCTACTGGTGCTGATGGAGCGACAGGTGCCACTGGACCGACTGGTGAAATCGGCGATCCTGGAGAGGTGGGAGCAACCGGTGCAACCGGTGCAACGGGCCCAACTGGCCCTACTGGTGTAGAAGGCCCCACGGGTGCAGCTGGAGAAGTGGGTCTAACGGGAGCAGATGGACCAACCGGTGCAACTGGAGAGTTTGGTGCGACCGGCCCCACGGGTGCAGCTGGAGAGACAGGTGTAACTGGAGCAGTGGGCGAGATGGGTCCGCCTGGTGATACGGGCACAACTGGTCCCACGGGTGTAGAGGGTCCAACTGGCTCTACAGGAGCCACAGGCCAGGATGGTGCCACTGGCCTCGGCGATACAGGAGCCACAGGCCAGGATGGCGCCACTGGCCCCACGGGAGATTTCGGGCCTCCTGGAGATGCCGGTGCAACTGGTCCTACTGGTGCAGATGGTGCAACCGGTCCTACTGGTACGGACGGCGCCACGGGTCCTACTGGTACGGACGGCGCGATGGGTCCTACTGGTGCAGATGGTGCAACTGGTCCTACTGGTGCAGATGGTGCAACTGGTCCTACTGGTACGGACGGCGCCACGGGTCCTACTGGAGATGCCGGTGCAACTGGTCCTACTGGTGCAGATGGTGCGACGGGGGCGACGGGAGAAATCGGTGATCCTGGAGAGGTGGGGGCAACAGGGGCCACTGGAGCAATGGGGGCAGACGGTGCAACCGGTCCTACTGGCGTAGATGGGGCGACTGGTTCAACCGGTCCCACTGGAGAAATCGGTGATCCTGGAGAGGTTGGTGCGACAGGGTCAACTGGTGCGATGGGCCCTACGGGTATAGATGGTGCTACTGGGTCAACAGGGCCAACGGGTGTAGACGGCCCTACAGGCCCTACAGGTACGATTGGTGACACGGGTCCAACAGGCCCTACGGGCGAAGTCGGTACCGCGATCCTCGCCGGCACAGGCGCACCCGATCCTGGCCTTGGTCGCGTGGGTGACTTCTATATTGATATTCTGACTGGCACCTTTTACGGACCCAAACAGTAAGTGTTTTCTCCTACCGCGTTAGATGGCAACGGTTCCCACTGCTCCGCAAATATATCCTCGTCCCCTTGTGCAACCCACGGCGATCACATTCTGGTGGGACGCCCCCTCCAGTGATGGGGGAAGCGCGGTGACTGAATATACTCTGTCCTGCTCCTCTCCCTCTATTACGCGCACCGTTGCAGCGGATGCCCACTCGGCCTATATAACCGGCCTCACGGCCGGTACAACATATGCGTTTACCATTGTCGCCACAAACGGGATTGGTGACAGCCCGACTGCCGCCTTTCGCACGGTCACCTGCGGACAACGTCCCGATGACCCTACTGGCGTGGAGGCGACCCTGACCGGCTCCAACACCGGTCTCATTACCTGGACCGGCTCTGCAAATTCCAACGACTCCCCTATTATGCGCTATAAAGTGACAGGCTACGCCTATGATAGCAATGATGCGGTGATACCCTCCAGCACCATCTACGGGGCCACCTATGCGGACCAGGTAAGCCGCCTAATCAGCCCCGTGGGTCCCTATCTGTATAGGGTGTATGTGCAGGCCGCCAATGACGCCGGCCTGAGTGCAGCCTCCTCCTTTTCAACGATTAATAATCTGCCCCTGCCACCGCCCACCTGGCAGTATGATTTCGTGCGCACAGTCTACGCTAATCCCCGCGTCTATGCCTTTAGCTTCGCCAGCCCTGGAGGGGGAAGTAATGTGACGTATCAGACCTATATTGAGCAGGATAATGATCAGTTTACACGGATTCAGATGAATAACTACTACCTCCCGTCTAATGATACCGCCTGGACGCCAACGACGCTGACGTCCTACAGCTTGAGCTCCGAACTGGAGATCACCAATGGTGCCGGCTATAGAAGTGTGTTCTACTTCTATGGCTCTCCGCCATCTATTGATGATTCTATTGGTACCACACATAGTGTGACTCTCAAGTATTGGTATCCATCCAATAGCAATGTAATTGAATATTACGGCGTTACGCTTACACGCGTGGCCGATATCTAAACGGCCATAGACGGTATAATCCAACACAAATTTGCAGACAATGCATGCAGGTTTATGCGGGAGGAGGGGCTTATATCTCTAAAACCTTGTTGTTGTATAGAGAACGATGTCGTGGCCAGTGGCATTCAGCATGATAGGTGCCACAGGGGACACAGGCCCTACGGGCGACCTTGGACCTACGGGCGCCGCAGGCATGAATAGTGCCTACACGCTCCGATGGGTCTACAATAACTATCCACTTGCAAACAATGGAGAGTTTGTTACGAACAATGTTAACCTCGAAAGTGTACTGACGTTTGATTTTGCATACACAGCTGCTGGCAGCGTGTCTAGCGAGTTCTTTTTCAATAAGTTGGCCGATTGGGTTGTCACACAGGGGAATATGGCTACGCTGACGTTGATTGACGAGGCGAATACGGCCTCCTACGCCTCCTATGCAGTCACGGGCATCTCCTACTCAGGTGGCCCACCCCAACAATATGCTGTGAGCGTGACGTACCTCAACGGCAGCGGCGGCACCTTCAACGTAGGGGATGCGTATGCATTTTCCATGGTTCTGGACGGCCCCACGGGGGCGACGGGGGCGACGGGGGCGACTGGAGAGGGAGGGGTGACAGGAGCCGACGGTCCCACGGGTGCAACTGGTGAGACAGGTTCAACGGGCCCTGCAGGTGAGATTGGTGATCCTGGAGAGGTTGGGGCGACCGGCGCAACGGGTGCTACCGGTGCGACTGGCCCTACTGGGACAACTGGTCCTACTGGGGCAACGGGTGCAACAGGGGATGCCGGCGCCGACTTCTCCTACACGGGCCCCACAGGCTCTATGCTCTTCTACGACGGCGTGGCCGTCACAGGCTCCACTGGACTCCTCTTCGGCACAGGCGCCACGGGTGATGTGATGACGATTGCAGGAGACATTGTACCAGCGGCGGACCTCACCTACAGCCTCGGCTCTACGGGTGCACGCTGGAACGACCTCTATGTCGGGACAGGTACAATCTATATAGGGGATGTTGCCCTCCGTTCCGAGGGCAATACACTCCTCTTTAGTGGCGCCATTGGCTCCCCCTCACAGCCCGTTGAATCCCTCCACGTCGGTCCTGGGACTGTTTTTATCGGCCCCACGGGCACCCTCGGAAATGACGACAATGGGCTCATTTATACTGAAAAGGGGTTTGCTGCGCCCACAATCGTGCTGGGCGCAACCATTCCTGGCGCGACTGGCACAGTCGGCGGCGGTGTGCGCCTCGGCCTCACAGGTCCAGCAGGCCCTCTTCAGTATCAGCAGCTGACCGCGGGCGGATCTCCAACTGGTCCCGTCTACAATATTGGTGTGGCAGGTCTCTTGCCTATCAGCCCCGCACTCGGCGGTGTACTCGTAGTAGATGCGGTCAATGGCAATGACGCCACGGCGGGCCCCAGCGGCCTTCCCTATGCAACAGTAGAGGCGGCGATAGCCGCCGTGGCCTCGGGCCAGACGATTTGGCTCCTGCCTGGCGCCCATACGCTCGCCGCGGGAATCACACTCCCCGCCGGCTGCTCTCTGCGCGGCATGTCCGTGCAGACGACAACGATTCAGATGCTCGGCGTCACGGCGAATACAACGCTCCTCACAATGGGTGAAAATACGCGCGTGGAGGACCTGAGTCTCAAGCTCACCTCCGCGGGCCATTATACGTTAAAGGGGATCGTGTTCCCTGGGACCACGAGCGTCACAGGGAAAATACGCACGGCTGTGGTGACCGTGGACAACAGCAGTGCAGTCTACACGGGTACGAGTGCCGTCACAGGCGTGGAGTCCAGCGGCACGGGCACACTCGGCGTAGCAAGTTTCTCCTTCAACTCTCTCAAGGGTTCCACGATAAATGTCTTCTCCAACGGCGGGGGCGCTAAACGCGGTATTCTCGTCAACGCCGCAAATGCGATTTCCACACGCGATCTCAATGTCTATGTACAGGCGCCCCCCAATACGGCCAGCAGCGGCTCCTATGTGGGTATTGAGACCACAGATGCAGGGGCGAGCATCCAGTGCCGCAGCACCACGATTAGTGGGCCAATCACTACAGGCTCCTTCACGAGCTCCGATATCAAGGAGACGACCGGCTCCATCCAGCTCGGTCCAGGCACGGATATCGTGAACAAGACAGCCGGCGGCCTCCATTTTACAACCTACGTGTATCCCACCACGGTTTTCTACGGCTTGAAAGGGAATATTAAGACAGCTGGTATCACGCCTGGATGGCTCTGGCCTGGAACAGGAAATGCTCAATCCGCGAGTGGTAACCAGCCAGGATATCCTGACAGTGTTATAGCCTACTATCGCGCACAGGAGAAATCTCTTCTCTTTGGCCTCTTTGCATCCCTTCAGAATACTCCCAGCTCCACATACAATGTGGTTGTGACAGTCTATGTGAATGGCTCTGCCACTCCTTTTACATTGACCTTCACAAATGCCGACACATATCCTGCAAATAAGACGTATTATTCCAGCTCCATTACTCTCCAGCAGTTTGACCAAATTAGCGTAGAAGTAACCTATACAGGTGGCGGGAGCAACACAGCCCACGACTTGACCGTGCAGCTTGATATGTATTAAGCAGACAGTTTCTTGAGATACAGCCTGTACCCGCTGTGGACGATTTCATATTGCCCCTTGTATTTCTGCACGAAATACTCTACGCCTGCATAGGGCACGGCCAGCGGGTCCGTGTCTTTCTTTTCAGCCTTAAAGAGCACGTCGTCCACGGCTAGGATTCCTCCGCGCTTCAACAGGGGCCAGGAAAGGACCATGTCCGCATAGCAATCTAGGCATTTGTGACCCCCATCCACATAGATGAAATCAAACTGATAGCCCTCTCGTAAGAGCTCTATCAGTTTCTCCGAAGAATCCCCGCGCAGGGCGCGCACACGATGGGCCACTCCCCCCGCATCCATATTCTCATGGTAAATGTTCATAATCTTCCGCGCGCCGATTTCGCCCAATACAGGATTGCCGAATTCATCGTAATCCTCCCAGCGGTCCACGGTCACGGCCGTCGCCGCGGGCACGAGCTTCAGCATCTCCACAGTGGAGGTGCCCGCGTAGGTACCGATTTCCAAGAGTTTTGGTGCGACCTTTCCCTCTGTTGCACTGCGCAAGGCAGCTTCAAAGAGGTGGCGTGTATTGTCAGGCAGGTCATTCGTCCAGTTGTACATATCTGCATAGTTGAGTTCGGGGCGGACGTTTTTGTGGGCCTGCTTCGCAGGAGCTTTAGAGGGCGGGGCCGCAGCCTCCAATGGCTGCAAGAACTTCTTCTGGAACTCTGCGGCCCGCGCCGACCACGATTGACTCGCGGCCCAGGCCTCGTTGTCGCGCAACAGTGTCTCTTTCACAAGAGCATTGTCCACGGCGGAAAAGAGGGTTTCCAGCGCACGCTGCTGCCAGGTACGGTCGGTCGCATCCCCTGGGATCATCACTCCGCGCCTGCCCACTGTATTTTGCAGGGCAGCGAGGTCATTTGTGACAGCCAAGGTGCGCGTGGCCGCTGCCTCCATGGCCGTGAGGCAATAGGTCTCTTGAAAGGTGCAGGGATAGAACCACACATCGGCCTCCAGCCAGGCGCGTGTGAGGGTGGCCTTGTCCACCCACCCCTTTACAGTCACTGCAGCACCTGCTGCTGCGAGCTCCGCAAGTTTCGCGCGAATGTCCGCAACCGTGTCTGGTGCCACACGATTCACCCACGCATTGCTCAGATCCGTGTACACGTGCAGAGTTGCATCGGGCCAGCGGGCCTGGATACGAGGCCACATGCGTAAAAGGGGGAGGAGGCCGCGGTTCGGGAAAGAGGAATAGATGAAGCGGTGGGGGACCTTCTGCGGCGGGGCCGCTTCGCCCCGCAGACGCTCAATGAGCTCGCGGTTGATGCCGTAGCCGAAGGCGTGCGTTCTGTCTGCGAATTGAGGGAAGCGCTCCAGAAAATAGCCCTTGTGCCACTCTGTTAAGCAGAAGATTCCGCGGAGCTTTTCGTGCACGGGGATGATGCTCCCAGACGGTCCCAGGTCATGGAGAACCAGGAACACAGACTCTACAGAAGGGAGGCGCATGCAGGCTGGCACATATTCAGAGAAGCGGCTCACGACACAGGCCTTGACAGTGTGACGCGCTAAAAAGGAGTAGGTCTGCTCCAGGGGTACGTAGTGTACATCTTCAAAGAGATCCGGTTGGCCGCAGTTGCAGAGAACCGCCACTTGCCACACCCCCGCAGCCTGAATATGGCGCGCCATTTCAATGATGTAGGTCTCGGATCCGCCGACCCCCTTCGTGAGAATATCTCTGCCCGTCCAGGGCGCAAATCCTCCGTCGGCCAGAAGCACAAGCAGAGGTTTGTCTCCGCGGAGGGCTTGACTAGGCGCGGCCGCCAGCTCCGCTTCCGCTTTCAGGAGGTGTTGGAAAATGCTCCGCCAGTTTGCCACGAGCTCGTAGGAATCCTCCGTGGGCTTATTATTCTCCAGAAAGAGTTTAGCCGTCGCCTCACCAAGTGCGAACTCTTCAAACTGATAGCAGAGCGGCACAAGGAACTTCGGCAAGAAATGGTAATACAGGGTGGGTTTCAAGCTATATTGAGTATGGATGGGGTATCCAATGCCAATGGCCTGCTTGAAATAGCGGAAGGCGGTGGTGGCATCCCCCTCCATCTGGTAGTGGATGCCGATGAAATAGAGGGCGTCAGGGCGACGAGGTTCCAGCTCAAATGACTTTTCATAGAGAGCCTTGCAGACAGGCCACGGCTTCTTCAGAGTGAAGTTGTAGAGGCGCGCCAGTTCAAAGCAGGCGTCCACTTTCTCCTGCAGAAATCCCTCCTTGGGAAACGCGATCCGCTTCTCAAAATACTCGGCCGTTTTTTCCCAGTTCTCCAGGCATTTGTAGGTTTGGGCGAGGTAGTAGAGGTGACGCGGGTTGTCAGGATCCTCCTCCAACATTCCCTCCAGGAGCTCAATATCACGCGCCTTGCGGCCCTTGGTGCGCCCCTCCATAAAGGGGGAGCATTCATCGACGAGACGACACTGGTCCTTGGGAATGACCACATTCGTGTTCCCCTCATCCTGGATAACCTCATGAATCGTATACATGTAACGCAGGCCAGCCTCCGTCTTAATAATCCGATTGCTGTAATACTCCGAGTCTCCAGAAAGGATCATGCCGCTGTAGGATGTGGCGAACTGGTCGCCGCGCACGAGATTCAGAAAGCTCCGCAGGGGGCCATCCACCCAATAGGTGTCGTCCAGAATGAGGGCGAATTTGCAGCGGGTGCCGGCAAGCTCCAGAGAGCGGTTACGGCTCTCGCGGAAGTTGATGAAAGGCTCCTCGTAGAGGGCCCCCTTTTTGACGCCGCCGAGGACTTTCCTGACAACGTCCTGTGTTCCATCCGTGGACCCCGTATCCAGGACGGTCCAGCGGTCAATCACGGGGAGATTATTGCGGAGGACCTGTTCAAATCCCGCACCGGCATTCTTCACCATGATGACAAGATGAATGAGGTTATCATATGCGAGGATACCATCGCCGCCCGCCTTCGCAGTCTCGTCCATGTAGTAATGGAATGCGGTTCTGAAAAGGGGGATATGGTGAGGCTGCAGCCAGGCTGAAAAGGGGGTGTCTGCAAGGCGCAGACGCTGGGTGGGCTTGAGCGTGGCCGGCACGTCCACGGCTACAACGAGCGGCTTGGAACTGAGGGCTAGACGTACAGGCTCATCGGCAGTTTCATCGCCCTCCTCTATGAAGACCACGCTGGGAGCACGGCGGCGCAGGGCCGGTGCGGGCCGAAACTCGGCCGGCACATCCTCTAGAGTCTGTCCCGCACCAGGATACACTTGCACGGCCACACCACGGCGCCTGCAGTTGATGGGAACAAATCCTCCACGCCTCCAACCAATGACACCAACTGTGCTTCCGGGGTAGATATCGTCAATCATATCAACAAGAAGCCCCACAATACGTTCGCAACGTCCCACATCAGGATAAATCTTCAGATTGAAGTATTCCGCGTGCGGCTGAATAGGAAAATCGGTCGGCAGAACGGAATAGGTGTTGCCGTTGAGGATAAGATCAACATGCTCGGGGCGGGCCATTTCTATCTGAAAAGAAGGGGTAAGCGGTGTGCCAAATTCCGCACCCTGGGTTAGAAACACAATGTCAGTTCCTTCTGCGCCTCAAATCCGCATTCGCCCTTTCTGTGCGGACGGGCAGATCACGTTCAGGTGGCAGCCGCCTGCGAGCGACGGCGGCTCCGCCATTGTAGGCTACAGCTTATCTGCAGATGGTGAAGGACCCTACGCCTTGAGCTCCACGCTCCGTGAATACACGGTGACAGGGCTCACAAACGGGACACCCTATACATTCAGCCTGACTGCTGAAAATGGGACAGGCGTGGGCCCGGCGGCAACCTACCGCACGGTGCAGCCTGGTAATCTGCCAGGCCCAGTTCAGAACCTTGCTCTTTCTCGCGAAGCAGGAGATCAGATCGGATTAACATGGGATGCACCGGCAAGTGATGGTGGGGCCAGCCTTGGATGGTATTACGTTGAAGCGAACAGTCGTGACCAAGACGATACGCGTATTCGTAAATCTGTAAAGGCGTATAATACAACACGCAATTTCGGCGGCACGAATCTTGACTCTGTCTACACCTACACGGTCCGATCCATCAATGACCCTGGATACTCCTCCTCCGTGGTCAGCCCAGACTATAGCATTCTCCCTGTGTGGTACACAAGGAGCACAGTTGGAACTCAACAATGGCAAGGAATCGCATGCGATGCATCAGGGACGAAACTGATCGCCGCAGCATTTGGAGGGTATATCTATAGGAGTAACAATGCGGGTGTGAACTGGAAACAGAAGCCCGACAATAGCTCTTATGATTTTTGGCGCTCATTAGCTTCTTCTGCAGATGGAACAATTCTCTTTGCCTGTCCAGATTCTGGAAGTATCTACATGAGCACAGATTCTGGTGCCACGTGGACGACTGTAGATATTGTAGATCCCCATCAGTGGGAAAGTATTGCATGTTCATCTGATGGCTCCACTGTCATTGCCGGATCCACGGGCCCTGATACGATCTGGACAAGCACAGATACTGGAACAACATGGACGGAACGAACGGACCCAGGGACGCGACTGTGGACTGGAGTCGCATGTTCTTCAACGGGTGCAAAGATGGTTGCAGTAGCGGATGGTGCAAATATCTGGACAAGTGCTGATTCTGGTGCAACATGGGTTGAACAAACAGATTCTGGAACACATGCATGGACAGGTGTGGCATGCTCTGCAGATGGATCCAAACTCATCGCGTGTGAAACTGGGGACAACACCATATACCTGAGTTCTGATTCTGGGGTAACGTGGACAGCCGCCCCCACCCTTACAACTGCTGGTCTATGGCAATCCGTTGCAAGCTCCGCCGATGGCACCCGATTGGTGGCCGTGTCCTATGTAGACATCTATACAAGCGCAGACTCTGGTGCAAGCTGGACACACAGGTTACTCAATACAGGCGGGGGCGCATATTTAAGAGTATGTAGCTCTACAGATGGATATAATCTTGCAGTTACACACAGCGGCGGCAGGATAGTAACAAGCACAGACGCAGGTGTAACATGGACAGAACAGTCATCGCCGAAGAATTATTTCTGGTATGGATTTGACTGTTCTGCAGACGGTACAAAAGTCGTTGGCGTGGAACAGGGAGGGTTTATTCGCACGAGCACAGATTCTGGTGTCACATGGACAGCCCGTACAGCACCTGGTAGTCAGGTTTGGAGGGGTGTCTGTTCCTCTGCAGATGGAAGCAAGCTCGCTGCTACGAGTTCAAGTGGCAATTCCGCGTATATCTGGACGAGCTCCGATTCTGGGGCAAACTGGACGCAGCAAACAGGCCCTGGTCCACGCAACTGGAGAATGATTGCCTGCGACATCAGTGGGACGAAACTCATTGCAGCAGCGGCCGGTTCCTATGTCTACACAAGCTCCGATTCTGGGGTGAACTGGACCCCCGCCACGGCGGCAGGGGTACGCTCCTGGAGAGCAGTAACAAGCTCTGCAGATGGAACAAAACTGGCTGCGGCTGGATCCTCTGCATCATATATCTGGACAAGCTCTGATTCGGGGGCAAACTGGACACAGCAGACTGGCTCCGGCAGCAGGGGGTGGTTAAGCTTAGCATCTTCTGCAAACGGCACATATCTCGTTGCAGGATCCTTCGGGGGAAATCTATATACAAGCTCTGACTCAGGTGTTACATGGACTGCTATTACAAGTATAGGGGCCGGCCAATGGTTCTCAGTGAAAGTGAGCGCAGATGGCTCAACCCAGTTTGCACATGCACTCTATGCCAATACCCCTTTCATAAGCACAGACTATGGTGCAACATGGACAGCTCAAACTACAAACCCAGCCATGCGAACTCAATCCATTTATTCAGTTGCATGTACGTCTGATCTTTCCAATATCATCACGGGTAGTTTTGGCGGAGAAACATGGACCTATGGGCTTGTAGGATAGGAATATTACTCTGTATAGAGTAGATTTCAAATGTCGAGTAGTCCCAGCACACCAACTCCTCTACGCACGGCACAAACTGTCAGTGGCCAAATCACACTCAGGTGGAAGTACCCCAGTAACGGTGCGGCAGTAGAGACATACAAAATAACATGTGATGGGGTTACGCCACATGTTATTTCTGGCAGTCTGACAAAATATGTTGTGACTGGCCTTGATGACATGAACATGTATGCCTTTTCTATAGTTGCTGTAAATGCGAATGGGGAGAGTCCCGCGGCGAACTTTGATCAGGTACAGCCCGCATGCGATACGAATGGATTCATCTGAGCCGTCTAGTGCTTAAACACTGTGAATAGGATAGAATAAGAGCATGGAAGCGAATCTTCTGGATTCCTCCAAATACAAAATCAAGCTTGTCTCTCTAGACAGCCGTTTCGCCTCCAGCCGCGGCGAAAACAACGGCGAGTTCCGCATTACGCTGCCCAATACGATGCGCAACGTGATGCGTATTCGTATGGCGAGTGCCGAAATCCCCTTTGTCGAATACGAATTCTCCGCCGTCCACGGAAATACTACCTTCGCTGTAAAGGTGGGATCATCAACCACCTTCACTCGTTGCACGCCGATACCCGATGGAAACTATACGGCTGCTGCATTATTAAGTGCAATAGAGGTGTCACTCCAAGCCGTCCACTCAGGGTTTTCTTGTTCATTTAGCACAACAACTGGCTTAGTCACCATAGAAAACACATCTGTTGCATTCTCTATATTTTTTGCCTCCTACGAAAAAGCCATTGCAACTCGCCAATCCAATTGGGGTATCGGATATAATCTGGGATTTCCGAAGGCGATATTATCAGCTACACCTAAGACTGCTGCATCTGGGTATGAACTTATAGGAATAAAGCCACTCACGCTTCAGTCTGCGCAATATTACCTTCTACAGTTGGAATGCCCCGATTCTGTTGAAACTGTTATACACCCCACTTTAGAAAATGACTTTATAGGAGCATTTGCGAAAGTGATTCTACGCGAAAACCAGTTTTCGTATACATTTGACGATAATGCAAATCTCGTGCGGAAAGAATATACGTTTCTTTCGCCCGTTGCGATCCCATTTTTTACATGTCGCCTCCTAGATGCATATGGAGATGTCGTTGATATGCAGGATACGGATTGGTCTCTTAGTATAGAGGTGACCGAGGTGACGAACTCGAAAACCTATGGAGAACTTGCCCGGACCTATGGGCGCTAATGGGACTGACCCCCTTTCATTCTTCACATGTGTAGAAATGTATTACACTTCTGCAAATGTGATATTGATTCTGAACTTTACATACACACCCCTGTTTAAGGATTGGTGGTGATTGTGAGCTGTCCAATCACGCTGGAGCGGTTGTATGCATCGCTGATGGCCACATAGGTAGATGTGGCACCACGGCTTTGGAGGGCAAAGGTGATTACAGGGGGTCCAGCCGCAATCATGAATGTATCAGTGTTGGAGAAATAGAGGATGTCATATCCAGTATTGGGTCCATAGTGGTATCCGGCTTGGTCGCTCACAGTGATTGGGAAGGTGAGTCCAACAAGTGCAGTTGCTTCTGCATCAGGGCAGCCTCCTGCGTTGTCCACGGTCATGATTGCACGGCTATTCACTACACCGCCAGAGCTGCTGCCGGCGCTGCTGCCGGCGTTGCCACCCGCGACTTCCTTGGCCTTGAGTTGGAGGCGCACGTAGAAGTAATCACCAGGGTTGATGAGCACTTGTTCGTTGGTCTGGGAACCACTGGCAGAGAGGTCGTGTTCATCACCGGCCACACCACGACGGGTCACCTTGCTTTGGAACACCAGCTTCAGCTTCACCTCTACAGTGTCGTTGATCGCAGACTTCCAGGTACCAGAGCCATATGCATCCGTGCGAGTTTCGAAGATACCAGGCATGGGGACACCAGCGGAGTCAAAGAAACGGTGGGGGTCTGCGGCGAGCAAGTCACGGAACATGCGGTCGACTGCACCTGCCTCATTAGACTTGAAGGATTCAATGATGGCGGTGGAGACGGCTGCATTGCTGAGCATCTCATGTGCATCCTGGATGTTGTACACGTAGTCCAGGGTCGTGGCAGTAGAGCTACCATACAGCTTGTAGAGGAGGAACGCGAGGGGGAGGTCATTCGCAGAGATCTGTCCATTCTTGCGGAGACGAGCATCAGGGTTGGTGCTGAGGTTGGCAGAGCCATAGTGGAGTCCAGTGGTCACACCGTCAATATCAACGTGTGTGCCGGCGAGGCCGGCTTCGATGGCGGCCTTGAATGCAGCCTCCCCCATCGTGATGAGCTTGGCGGAGGGGCGGGCCGCACCAGGGGCGCGTTGCCACCCGAGGTAACCGTCCATTGCAGCACGGTCCACCTCAACCACCACGCGGTGACCATAGTCCTGCACGTCGGCAAAGTTCACATCGTTTGTGGAATCCATATCCACATCCACGACTTCGGCATAGCTGAGGAGCTGAGGAGTAGCAAGGCCAGGCATTGTTGTTATACCCTGTGCGGAGAATCTGTGCTAGCAAGAGCCAAAAAGCAAACTTTAGAGGGGGGTGAATCGTCCTATCAGGCTTATGCTAGACCACCTGGCGAACCATTTTGGAGCCAGAATCCACCTGTGAACTTTGCGAGTTGACGCTATAATACTCAAGGGGGGCAGGTCGTCGTTCTAATATGCTGCCACCAGGGAGCTCTACCATGGGAAATCGGAAAGGGGTGCGCCCAGCGCCCCACCATCGCTTCCATACTGTGTGCAGGGCCTGTTCAGGTCGAGCAGATTGTATTGTGTCATAGTGGGAGTTATCCTCACACTCGGCCAGCCACTCCTGTACAAATGCAAGGGTCGCGTCCGATTTACGCATGATACATACATTGGTGCAAAGGGTCCCCGCCGTCGTCCAGCCTAGCCACAGATCAAATTGGCATTCGTCCAGGCAGCCGCCTGCAGTCTCGGGCAAACTCTGAATCGCAGCCTTGTTACTTAGGTTCTGTTCAACGCTGAGTTCATGAAACAGAAGAATATCCCCCATATCAAGTGCCTCCAACTCCTCAAGAAGATAGGCAGGGAGCCATGGGAGATTCATACGCTCACTTGGACCCACCACTCGTATCGGACAACGCCCTTTCAAACCATGAAGGGTAGACGCCTCTAGAGGGGATTGTGTGTCCGATGGAGAAAAAACAAGGTAGCGCATACAGTCAAGGTTGGGTTGAAGAGGGCGCGGTTGTGCAAGTGTATCACTTCGCGGGAGCCATTCTAGGTGTGCACATTCTTGAATCTGTACCAACCTACGGAGCTGCAGGTTTCGGCTTGGAACAATCACATTCGGATACGCCAGAGGAATATTCCAACGGCGCGTGGCTACCCATTTTGCGAGAATAGCGCCGAGGATGGCCTGTTCAGGGCAATGCCACATGAAGCCAGGATGGGTTTGAAAGGCAGGGTCCGTCCACCCAGTAATCCAGCGCTCCACTTTACAGGCCTCCATCCATTCTTCCAGAAGCTCCATAGATGCCTGCGATTTGCGCACAAAAATCGTATTGACTATCGCCTGCGGAAAGTTCGTATAAAAAGGGCCAGCACCACCGAGTTCCTCAATCACATTTCGTTTGGCATGATGATAGAGTCGTTTGTTGACTCCCTCGCGCGGAACAAAAAAATCAAACCCGCATGCTTCTAGCGACTTTTTCGCGAAAAAGGGGAGGGTTTCCAAGTTTGCCTGGTATACAGGATATTTACTAATATTCAAATCGTGAAACATCACTATATCCCCATCGTTAGCTGCCTTGAGTTCAAGCCAGAGTATAAGAGGTTTCCATGCAAAGAATCCGAGTTTTTCACACCCTGGATTCTCTGTCACACACCCGCGGTCATCGTATTCCCGCACAGCATACTCATATCCTAGTTCTCGTAGACGCTGCGGTGTGTAAAATGTAGCCATACAATGCCCCTGCAGGGCCTTAATCGCCCCCTCTTTCTGGATGGAAAGGGGAAGGCCCTTATCATAAGGTGGGCCTTCCGAATAGAAGGATACAAACCGAAACTGGATGGGGGGTTGAGTTGGAGAAGAAGGGGTTGCTGGCACACTACGAACCAGGCTTGTAGGGCGTTCGTATATAGAGGGTATTGGATATAACTCTTCATAAAGGTCCTGGAGTTGCTCAGATTGGATTGATTTCGTGAATTCATCATTCAGACACATGAAGGTAGAGCGTGTATCACTCTGAATAGAATAGCGCAGCTGCATAAAGTTCGTGCTATCCGTGATCGTGTCAAACAAATGCCCCAGGCGTGGAGAGGGACTAATGCGCCCTTTATATGCCATATAGTACGAAACTGCATACACTGTATCAATTATAGTCGGGCTACGCTCCTTCTGACGCAAGGATTGTTTAAGGGAGGGCCTCCACAGTTCAAAGAGTTCTTTCATCTGTGTTTTGGAGAATATGCGTGGTCCATGATGGAGAAAATACGTAACAGGAAACTTATAGCGAAGGGCCTGTTCAAGTGTGCGAACTGTATACACAACCGACTGATGCCAGACTTTCTTTTCGCGCGCATATTTTGCCAAACTTACCTCTGATAGATCCAGCTGATTGGAGTTCCACTGAATGATTGGTTGACCACCTGGTGTGAAAAAAGTGGATGGCTCTACCGGCCCCTTTATCATGAAATCGTCATTCATAGCAATGAAATATTCAGGCAGGCCAGGGATATCCTTTAAAAACCATTCAATCACATTTGACACATGGGTGGGGAGATATTCAGGAGGAATGATATCAATATGGTCAATCAGTTTCACACGAGGATGCGGAACCTCCAACCATTTTGGGATTTGATTATCAGTTACAATATACAAAGTCCCTTTCCACCAGGGCATATACCGTTCAATAGAGCGCAGACTGTATCGAAGTTCCCCGTTGTCGCGATGGCGCGACGAACACCCCCCCATTTTATGTCGCATTTGATAATGCGGGTCGGAACCATCAACCCAGATATAGACAAACGGTATGGTTGCAAGATTATTCATCTCTTACCTTTCTGATCTTCTTTTTACAGGGTTGATATTCCAGCTCCACTACGATTGTAAAGAATTCTAGTGGAACTGAGAAATGTGCCGCGTGAGTTAATAGATAGCGACCTTCAACGTAAAAGGGTTAGGTGCTACTTTAATTGTTGCGTCAAGGCCTGCAGCAATAAACCCCTTTTGTTTATACACCGTTTTAACATTTTCCATAAAACGTCGGGTACTTATGATAAATTTCTGAAGAGCTTTAAAGGTATTGTTCATACCCTGATTATCATTCGCAAACATAGCCTTATTTCCTGTGCTGTACATTGCGCCGAGCTCTCCTATTCCCCTTTCAGAATTTCCAACCCTAAACAAACTGCTATGCCGAAGAAGCCAATCTTTGATCCGAATGATTCCCAGAATCAGTTGATTCGCATTTTGAATGAACTTACACAGACCCTGGCAAATGCCTCACAAGTAAAGACAGTAGAAGAGATTCAGGATATTATTTTCAATTTCAACCTTATTCTTCTGGACATTAAGAAGCAGATAAAATAACATGGAGTGGACACCCTCCGTAGGCGGCGGCAATCTCTGAAAAGGAGGAGCCCGCGCTGCCGAGGATCTCTCGGCACTGGGCCAGGCTGAGAAGATCCGCAAATGCCTGCACACCCCCCTCTTCAGAATCACGATTCAGATTCGTGGCCCCGAAGTGGACTCGCCCTGGAAATGCCTTCACGAGGAGGTCGCGTTCCCGGGAATCATCCGTTGCAAGAAAGAAATGGGTAGTATGAGGATAGCCCTGCATTCGTTCAAAAAAGGCCGCAGTAGGGGAGAGTTGAATGGATTTGCGATGATCCGTGCGGCGAATATGGACGCCTACGAGGGGGCCGCCGGCTATGGACTCTAACTCTGCAAAGCGAATCCCAACATCGCGCTCAATAGTGGGATGCGGCCGAAGGCTCCGCAAAGCCGCCACCCAGCGCACAGGGTCCGACTGGTAAAAATGCCCGTATGATTTCATATAGATCGGCTTGTAGGGATCTCTCTCTTTGAAGCGTTCCCAGTCATAGGGGCTGAGGCATTCGCGGTGGGGATAGGGCGGCGGTCCACCGAACCCAGTATCCATGAGCTTGAAAGGGAGGGCGACCACGTTGAACAACTGTGCAGCACGGCCACGGCAGATACTGTATTGTTGCTGCCAGAGAATCACGAGGGGACGACCGACATCCTCCGCCCCGCAGATAGCCGAAGCCATCGCGCGCAGCCGATTCGCGAGTCCCGCGACAGGCAGAAGCTCAAGAGGGGCATATGCGGGAGGGGCTGCAGGAACGGCTGGCGCGGCCGCACTGGACATTCTTCTTTAAAGGGGGGAGCGCTGGGCGCTTAGACCCGCATAATAGGGGCGAGTGACCAACAGCGGGGCCTATGCATACGTCGCCGCACCCCTAGCCTGCGCATATCCACCCCATGTAGGCCATATTTCGTCTTAAATGTGTCATATGCACGTGCGTGCTTCATAGAGGCACTCAACCACACCCTCTTCTCTTCCGACGCCCCGTAGGCTGCTTTGTGCTGCTGTCGCAGGGCGCGAATCTGCTGCTTGAAAGGGTCTGTCTGCGATTTGAATTCCGCATTTCGCTGCCGTATAAATGCCTGGGCGGCCGTCTTCGCTTTCGATGCGGCCCGCTGAAGCTGTTTCAATACCTTGAGATCGTCTCGCGCTGCGGCAGGTAGCGGTAAGAAGGGGGTTGCCTCTGCCTCTTCCGCCCCCATCGCCACATAACGTGTAAATAAGACCGCATCACAAGAGGGGCAATACACATCATTCCAATGTGCGGTTGTTGCTGTATGACGTATAAGGCAGCTCGTATGAAACTGGCATGGGCAGGCGGGGGAGCTGGAAAGGAGGGGGGTGCTATCTCCGTCAGAAATGTCTGTGAGGCAGATGGCACATAGATGTGCAAAGACAGGATTCATCTTTAAAGGATGTGGCGCGTGCCGCCCTTAGGCAGCGGCGCGGCGAAAATTGATGGCACGGTGGCTGCAAAGGGGTAGCATCCACTCCTCTATCAAACATCAAACATGTCCGCTGCCACCGAGTCTTGCTGTGTCTGCATGGACTCCTACAATGGCCGGCGCGTGAAGGTCACGTGCCAGTATTGCCCCACTGCCGCCTGCCGCCCCTGTCAGCAGACCTATCTTACCCAGACCTACCAGGATCCCCATTGTATGGAGTGCAAGCGCGGGTGGGGGGATGAGTTCATGGCCGCCAATTTCCCCCTCTCTTTCCGCAATGATACGCTCCGCAAGTGGCGCCGGCGGATCCTGGTGGAGCGCGAGAAGGCAACGCTTCCTGCCATGCAGGAGTTCGTAGAGCATCGGCGCGAGGCGCAAAAGGCGGAAGCCGAGGCAGCTGTCCTGCGCTCTAGACACCAGGTTGTGTATGATGCCTATGTTGATGCAAGCAACGAATATACTCGTCTAACTACTCTATATCGGAATACGAAGGAGCGAGTACAAATACTGAAGGATGCGATTGATGCGGGCGATACAACCATCGCAGTTGCCAATGATTATAACGCTGCAAATACGCAGCGAAAGGCCTACAAGGTGCAGCTAGTGCCGCTAAAGAATACACTGGATAGAGCAAGGGCAGCCCATGCAGAGGTTAATACTCCACTTATTGCTGCAAATCAGAGGGCCTGGCAGGCCAATGCGGCATATGATGGCCGCGCCGGCGCGCGGCGTGGAGAGGCCAAACGCGAGTTTATCATGAAGTGTCCTGACGAGGGTTGCCGCGGCTTCCTCTCCAGCTCCTACAAATGTGGGACCTGTGAGAAGTGGACCTGTGTGCACTGCATGGACGTGCTGGGTCTCAGCAAAGATGTGGAGCACACCTGTAACAAGGACTCTGTGGAGACGGCAAAAGCCATCAAGTCCGAGACGCGCCCCTGCCCCAAGTGCGGTACGCGCATCTTTAAGATTGACGGGTGTGACCAGATGTATTGCACGATGGACGGCTGCGGCACGGCATTCTCCTGGAATACGGGACAGATTGAGACAGGGCGCGTGCACAACCCCCACTATTACGAGTGGCTCCGCCGCACGGGAGGTGGCCAGGCCCCGCGAGAGCTCGGCGACATCCCCTGTGGAGGAATGCCAACAGCCTGGAATATGATTGATATCCTGACTCGTAATCGTAGTATTCCTATCCAGGACCGAGGTGCCATTCTTGAGACGCATCGCTACATTGAGGAGCTCGTTCATCAGCGCCTTGCCGATTTCCGTGTGGCCGGCGGCCCCCTTCTCAATAAGGACGTGGATGTACGGTATCTCATGCAGGAGATGGATGAGGCCGAGTGGCGGCGGCAGTTAGAGTTCACGGAGGCGAAGAATCGCCGCAAGGCCGATATCGGTTCCATTCTCCAGATGGCCACTGCCGCCGCCGCCGATATCTTTCGGCGCATTCCTCAGGAGCTTCCGCTCATGCCTGAGGCCGTTGGGGCGGTCTGGCTGAAGGAGACGGTTCTTCCTGAACTTGAGCAACTTCGTGAGTTCGTGAATACCTCGTTCAAGGAACTCGCAAAGCGGCAGCACATGGCTGTACCCCAGCTTGGAGAGTTCTGGAGATGGCAGCCCCTGCGCGCCCTCTATCGTGCCGCGGCCGGTGCTGCAGGCGGCACTTAGAGTTCCTCCGCGCACTCCTCTTCAGTATGAAACACCAACCTAGCCACAAAGGACACATCCTTCACCTTCGTTCTGCAACGGAGAGGGAGAGCCTCGTGAAAGCCCTGCAGGCCAACTTTTTTATTCCGCTGACTGTCACTGCAGCATCTACTGGAGAGGATTGGCTGCGTAGATCAGATATTGTAAAGAGGCATATACTCTATAGTCAAGAGGTTACGCAGGGAATGCTGGGATGTGCCCACAGCCATATTGACCTTCTCTACAGGAGCTTAAAAGAGGGGGGCATTGAAGAGCTCTATGTGTTTGAGGATGACTGTCAGTTGACGGCCGCACCTGATGCCATCAAAGCATGGGTGAACCGCATGCGTGACACAGGGGCGCCGTGGGATATTCTCTTGCTCGGTGCAAATGAATATGTGGAGAGTGAGGCAGGGACTCTTCATTGGGGAGAAGACGAGGCGATTCGTGTACAGCGCGTGGGCCGCTTCTGGGGCACACATGCCATGGTCATACGCCCACGGGCCGCCCAGGCCGCCCTCAAAGTCTTTGCGGAGGCTCAGCGCGAGGGGACATTTCTACCCGCGGACTGGATGTGGAATGAGGCAATCAGGAAAGGAGAGCTCTTGGCCTTCGGCCCTTTGCAACCTACGGAGTTCTGCCAACAGGCCCCAGGCCTCACATCCGCCATAACAGGGACCGTTCGCATTGGAAAGATTTGAGTCTAGGACTAAAGAGGGTGGTGCGGAGGGATATTCTCTGCGCTCCTCATAGAAAGAGATGCGCCTTCGTACAGCTGTTATAACTGTCGTCGCCGTCCTGGCGGTTATGGCCGTCTATCACTATACCTTTTCCTCGCCCTGGCGCGTAACACCCGAAGTGGCACACAGTCTCATTGCCGCCAAGAAGATTGATCTCGTGTTGGATGTTCGCACCCCGCTGGAGCGCGAAACCCTCGGCAAATATCCTGGCTCCTCCCATATTCCCTCTGGAGATCTGGAAAGGGTTGCACTGGATCGCATCCGCGATCGCGACACGGTGATCCTCGCCTACTGCAACACGGGGCAGCGCGCCCGTCGTGCAGTAGATATTCTGCATACGCTCGGATATAAGAATGCGATGTATATTACGGGAGGATGGAAGAGTATTACTTAACTGCGCCGCAGGCATAAGATTCGTTGCTGCGCAGCAGCAACACATTTAGGAGGGGGCACAGGGGGAAAGCGGTAGCCGAAGGCTACGCGCTTAGCGCGACGGGCTCCGCCCGCCGCTAACGCTTCGTCTCCCTAACCGCTGACGGACTCAAAGCTCGTATCCAGTCCGAGCTTCGCCATACCCCATTGCAGCGTCCGCTTCACTTTTGCCTCAGACATGGGGGCCGTGTAGACGCGGAAATCAAATAAATCGCCGCTAAAGAGTTCATCGCGCAATTCATATTGGCCGAGATCATTCATCCAGTTGGATTTTCCGAGATAGTTATTGCTGGTCACTTTGGCCTGCGGTAGGTATCCCTCCTGTTGAGTAAAAAGCAGATTCCCGTTGATATAGACGTGTAGATCCGGCCGCATGGCGTCCATGGAGGCCGCCGTCACTACAATGTGTGTCCAACGCTGAAGAGGAATGGCCCGATTCACTTTGATCTGCACCTTGCGGAGCTTCTGATCCCAGACTTCATAGAGGAGTGTGGCCCGCGTGGCGGGCCCCTCCGCCTTCTTCGGCCGTGTCTCCACGGGGCTCAGCCGTCGTGGCAGGACCTCAGGGTCCGTGCAACTATATTCGTTCACATTTGCCTTGGAGGTACGCATGAATGTCTGTGGTGTGACCTCGGGCACCTTTTGAGCGCCAGTGGGGGCGAACGGCACGGTAGACTCAGGGCACGCCGCCGACCAGGGGCGGAGCGTGGCGGGGTCGTCGCCGCCCTCCCCTTTTCCGAGAATCCCCAAAAAGATATTGTTGAGGCCCGGCCCATCACCGAAATCAAAAATGTGCGCATTGTTCGTAAATTCGTCAAACTTGACCCACATAGAGAAGGCGCGAATCGTGCGCATCTGAATTCGGTTACCCAAGGACAGTTCGTCCGTATCGCCGAGGCGAACGAATTGGTCCTTGCCATTAAAGTGGAGGCCCCGTGTCACAATAGGTCGCGGCGTCTCATCTATGGAGAGTGCCCCTGCCCTCTGCACAATCGCCGTATCCATATAATCGCGCATGTCGTCCCGTAAACGGAGCCACATTGCACACCCCGTATAGAAATCAATCATAGTCTTAATTTCTTCGGGCGGATTGGCGTCTATTTCGTCGCGATCCAGAAACCCGAGATCCCCCGCGCGCCTGCAGAGGGGTTGATACGTGCCGTCGATGTGCTTCAATACGCGACAATAGGCATCGCGCCCGTCGCGAAGAATATCGCGCATGTAGTCGTCGCGCCCTAGGCGAAATCCCTGCGCGACAGTCTTTGTACGAAACTCAACAGGAGAGGTGCCCTTCGTGCCCGCGAGTGCACAGGCAAAGAATGCCCCCTCTTCACCACTGAGGGTCACGACGCGGCAGAAATCATTTTTCACTCCGTAGCGCTGCACATCGGAGTAGCCGGCGTAGTAACGCCGATCCTGTACGTAACCCTTGATTTCCCGATTCAGGCCCACGTCGCCGCGTCGGGTAATGTGCGTTGTGATGAGATTCAGTTTCTGCGGTTCGGACTCCATTGTCCTTGTGGCCGATTGATCCGGTTGCGAGTCAAGGGCTCCGCCGAGGGCTTGAAATCCCTCTGTAAGTTTCTGGGGTGTATAAAGCTCAAGAAGAAGTGCTCCCAGGAGCACAACTAAACCTATCCAGACGGTTCCGGACATCCTATCAGGACATTTGATTTATGCGCTAGAGCTGGCGACGCAAAGAACCGAACTACTTTGTAAGGAGGCCTGCATAGATGGAGGGTTGGATAGAGATACAACCTGCAAGGGTTACAAACGGTGGTGGAGGCAGTGGCGATGATGCACAAGAGGGGGGGCGTATTGTAGGGCAGGGGGCCTATGGCTGTATTTTCACCCCCCCTCTTCAGTGTCTGCAAAAGGGGAAGTCCACAGGGAAGCGGGGAAAGCTAGGAAAGCTCACTGAAAAGGAGGATATTGCGAATGAGATTGAGGCGGCCATGGTGTTTCGTCCCTACGGAAAAGAGGCGGCGAAGTATTTTATTCTTCCTGAAATCGCTACGCTGTGCAAGCCAAATCTCTTGGCAGCAGCGCGGCAGGAGCGGGAGCTGAATGGCTGCAAACCTCTGATGAAGCGGGGTGCGGAGAAAATGCTCCACTACGAGGTGGAGTACGGAGGGAAAACGCTCCGCCAGCGCATGGAGGAGGCGGGCCAGAACATTCCGTTTTGGCAACTTGCGGAGGATTTCCTGGAAATGGGGGCCTACATGACCCTCCACGGATTTGTCCATAATGACATGCACAGCAATAATATTCTGGTGAACGAGAAGTTTCATCCGCGCCTGATTGATTTCGGGCGCTCCTTTCTTGGACCGAAGATGGACCAAAAAACGGTGGACGAGCTGGCGGCGTATTATGCCCCTGCGATTAGCCACATTCCTCCTGAATCCTCTACACAGGATGGAGTGGTGGAGGGGATTCCTGTGACAAAAATCTATATGGATTTGAAGGCCGAAAAGGAGGGGATTGCAAATGTACAGCGGGTCCTGGGTGTCAGCCGCGAAGCGCAGATTGCGGAGTTCCGCCAGTTCTGGGAGGGGTCTCGTGCAGCACAGGCGCGTGACTGGGTGGCCTTTTGGCGGATGTATTGGCCTGGCGTGGATGCCTGGGCAGTGGGGCACAACATTATTAAGATTCTCCAGAGACTGCTCATGTCAAGGCAGTTTACGGAGAGTGCGGCGTGGAAGGCGAGAGGGCCTATCCTGAAGGCGGTATTGCGGGGACTTCTGCGAACCAGTCCGCGCGAGCGCATGGACTGCGTAGAGGCCCTCGCACTCTATGACCCTGGAAATGATCTGCTTGAGCGCCCTGCCGGGCAAGCCTGGCTCACAAAGCGCGCGGCGCAGCGTAAAAAGGGGGGCAGGGGCTCCTAAGCGGAGCGGCTACGACGGCGGGTCTGGTTGGCCCCACCACCTCCTACACGCATATAGAGAGGCTGTGTGCGCGGAACGCACATATACCCACAGAAGATATCATAGTTGAGTACGCCCTCATGATTACTGAAGTTCAGATCGCAGAGAGCGGGATCCCAGATCCGATGTTTGCTCGCGTCCAGGTTGGTAACGGGGCGCGCGCCGGATTTCTGGGACCAATATCCACCCTTATCCTGTCGCAGAAAGTGATAATCATCCGACTCATCCACCACGAGGGCGATCTTAGAGGTGCGCGGAGGGCATTTCGCTTCAAATGTGGTCATTTTGATATTCGGGTTATCTCCGAGAATACGCGCGATCATATTTGGGCATGTTTTCGGCCGACTCTGTGTGAAGCGGTCATATCCAGACGCCGACCCTGGTTGATGAAACGGGGCATCGCAGAATTTCTTTCCGCGGCATTTGGCCATCTGTTTCGGGTCATTCACATTCATTGCGTAGGAGAAACAGTTGTGCGTATCTTGGACTTCTGGCCGACTATTCCATGCTGCCGGCTCGTAGTGCGGTTCCCATCCTGAAAGAGGGGAGCGACGTGAGCAGCCCCGCATATGCTGAGCACAGAATGCCTCTCCAGGAAGAGAGCGGCGTCTACACCTACTCGCGCACTGACACTGTTGTTGTTTCCCCGTCCGTTTCACTTTGCGCGTCTTGGGCTTGGTCCCGCCTTGGAGCGCTTGCAACTCCATCTACTTGTGACCGAAGAAGTTGCTCCTGAACGGCGCGTTTGACCTCCTCGGGCAATCGCATCAACTCATCCTTTAAAGGCGTCATGGGAATCAGAGAAACAGAGGGGATAATCGTGTTTTGATTTGCTACTGTATTGGAAGGTATAGCGCCTTGCTGCAGCAGATTGCCACCCGCACCTGTTGCACCGGCCGCTGGTGCTGGCCCACTCGCTGCATGAATGTGTCCTTCACCCGCCGCCATTTTATAGTATTCTTCTTCAACCTGCCGCATCCGGATTTTCTCAATTGCATGGCAAAAGTAAATGAACTGATTATCATGATTCGGCTCCTCCTTTGGAGTGTAAAACCCGCTGTATTTTGCAGTGAGTTCAACATATTGCCAACCCTCAGATATCATCTGTTCCATCACCGTGTGGATGGAATAATACTTCTTATCAAGCTTGAAAAGGGACTGGAGGCCGTTACAAATCGTGACAAGGAGGGATGTAAACCACGTGGCCCAATAGACCTGCTCATTGATGTCCTTGGAGCTGTTATTCTGAATAGAGAGAAGTGCTGGAACAAGAAGGGATCCAACTGTAATGATTGTACGACTCGTGTGGAACATAATAGACATATATCTTGCCCGCTGTTGAACCGATATGACAAGTGGAAGATATCTCTGCTGAAGAACTGCGCGTTGATTTGGTAAGAGGTTGACCGTTTCTAGGGCGAGCTCAAAAGGGGATGGGCGCCGGCGGCAGCTCATTCTCTTTCTATTAGGAGGAGCGGGACGAAAAATTGGAGGTTGTCCGCTGGCCAAAGGCTCGCACACACGTATACACCCGTAGCAAATGGAGCTTTGGTCAAGCGTATTCTTGGCAGAGGATACCGCCGATCCTGATTGGGCGACGGCGGCCCTGGAAGTGGGCGAGTGGCGGCGCATTACAGAGGAGCAGGGCGAAGTTGGGCGGATTTTCGCGGAGATACGATTTGGAGATGGCGATCCCTTCTATGTCGCCCTCGGTGCCCCTGTACAGCCGCCTCGCGGCGGGGGTCCAGAGGGGCAGGGCGGAGGTGACGCGGGGCGTCTCTATCTCCCTTCCTGGATGCTGGAGAGCCTGGGCTGTAACGGTTGCGGAGAGCTCGCGGAGGTAGAATGGTATGGCCAAGAGGCCTTCCCTGCAGCCACACGCCTCGTACTGCGCCCGCATGATTCTGCATTCTATCACGCAGATGCAAAAGAGGAACTGGAGAGGGCATTGACTCGCCTTGGCGTAGTCAAGCGCGGCACGAGTATCACACTCCCCCTTGAGTGCCTGGGTGGTTATGAGGTGACCTTTGATGTTCTAGTGACGGAGCCGGCAAATATTGTACTTGCAGAGGGGGATGAAGTGGCCATGGAGTTTGAGGAGGCGTTGGATGCGGCTGCGGCGGTGCCCGTAGCACCGCCAGCGCATGAGACTGATTACGATGGGTCAATGATTCCTACTCCTGAAGAGGATATGCCACCCTCTCTCCAGCCAGAGGGTCGGCGTCTTGGCGGGGGTGGACAGCGCCTTATGCCAGACGGAACTCCATGGAATCCCTGGCGGCACGGACCGTGGCTTGGACCTTAGGACCCCGTGCATCTTCTCTTCAGAAGAATGTTTCAAGTGCCAACTCCAGAGAGTATCCGCCGCGGGGCGGGGCAAGTCTGCAAGGCCGTGAGCGGTGGTACGCCCTTTTTCATCGGGCGAAATGGTACTGTGGAAACGGAGACCCTCTATTATTATCTGACGATGCGCCTCGGCTCAAGCCTTCAGAAGTCCTATCCGCCCCGCATTCTTGAGCAGATGCAGAGAAATGCGGGGATCTTTCCTGGAACGGATGCGTCGCTGGACGCCTGGGCAGAAGAATACCTCTCTCATCTCCCAAGGCTGTCAGGCCTGGCCGCAGGCTGGTATCAACCCCTATGGCACATTGAAAAGAGTTTTCTGGATCGTCATGCCCCTGAAGCCTTCCGCACACCCCTTCGCAGCCTGGAACCCTATTATTCTGAGCCGTCCCTGCAGTGGACACGGTATCTTGCAGGGAAGCGCGTAGCCGTCGTATCCAGTTTCACGGAGAGCATCAAGCGACAACTGGAATCTCCGCGTGCCTCCGCACTCTGGAAAGGGGAACAGGAGGGACTCCTGGATTCTGTGGCAAAATGGTCCTTTGTGCGGAGTGGATACGCACCGATTACTGCCATGGGATATGCTGGCTGGCCCGAGGGTATTAGATCGTGGCAGGATGCTGCAGACTACGTGGTGGGTGGTGTACTGGAAAGTGGGGCCGAGGTGGCGCTAATCGGATGTGGAGGCCTCGGTATGATCATCGGTGGCCGATTGCGGGCGCTCGGTATCTCTACGTTTGTTCTCGGTGGAGCCGTGCAGGTTCTTTTCGGCATCAAAGGAATGCGCTGGGAACGCCACGATGTCATTTCAAAATTCTGGAACTCCGCATGGGTGTGGCCAGCTGAAGAGGAAATGCCTGGGGGGGCAAGCCTGATTGAGGGGGGCTGCTACTGGGGGCGCCTGGAAAAGTTGCGATGATGCATAAAGGGGGGGTGCAGATATTCTTATACTATGATGCAAGCACTACGCAGACATTTTAACTCTCATTGGAGTCTGCAGTTCGCCTCTGGACTACACGCAGACCTCGGGTGGCGCGCTGCATGGTCGGCCCTCATCCCTGGAAGGGGGCAACACCTTGCCCTCCTCGGAAACTGTTGTTCGGTGGCAACGCGGGAACAACGGGCGGAAACGGCCGAATTCCTCCGCCGTGCAGCGGCCACCTGGGAAACTGTCTTTTTAGTTCCTGGACCCCGCGAACTGGCCGCAGAGAAGAATGGGGGCCCGCCCTTTTATGAACAACTGGATGAGTTACGAGGCCTTGCAAAAGAAGTCTCTGCAGAGTGGGAGAATCTCTACATTATGGACCAGTGCGAAGTGGCGGTGCGAAATAAGGATATTACTGTATTGGGGGCGACTGGCTGGACAGCTGGGGGCAGCACAGGGATTGAACCAATCTGGAAGGGGGTTGGGCAGAGGATTTCCAAAGAGGATATCGCAACGTGGCATGAAGAAGATATGGCCTGGTTGCGAGAACGAAATGCCTGGTGGGGGGTGAATTACCCTGAGGTGCGTAAGGTGATCCTCACACATGATCTTTGTGTGGAGAGCCTTATTGGGGGGCGCGGAGTGGGTGGTCCAGCTGCAGCCCCTCATGTGATGCCGATTCACTCGGTTGCGCCGATTCTAGGTCATTTGACTCCCCGCGCCCCCTATGCATGGCTTTGCGGGGGCGGCAGCGCCGTGTCTGGAATGTCCCATGACACCTTTTTGGCGACGAATGGGCTCCGATCTGAAGAGGGGGGAGCCGCAAATCCCCTCTATTTACCAAATCGGTGCTTGGAGATTCCCCTGCGGAGGAATACTGAACAGGGGGGGTTACCAGAAGGAGCAGCGGCCGCTCTAGCATAAACCTAAGCCGACTAGGTAGGATACATGGGAAACAGATGCTTCAAAGGAAGAGGGGTATGCGACACGAAGAATCCTGCACATGGGGCACAAGCGCCCCCGCCGGCAGCCCCGTTTGAATATGTATTTGAGATGGAACAAACGCGAGAACTAGCGGCACTGCGCGACAATCTAGTGCACCGGCTAGGAGAGACCTGTGGCCTATATATGCTTGAAGGGAGTATGAACACTGAGCAAATACTAGCCCTCTCTGAAAAAATCAGGCAAGTACATGCCCGCATTTTACGCCTTGAAGAAATGGCCACCCCCAGACAGAATGAGGATACAAATCGCCAGCGATCTCCATCTGGAGGCGCGACCGAAGGCGACCTTCCGAGAGATTCTGGAGCCGGCAGCAGCCCCCATTCTGGCCCTTCTCGGCGACGTGGCGCCGTTGGGCCATCCGAGCTTGCGACCATTTCTGGAGTGGTGCTCGGAGAAATGGGAGACAGTGTTGTGGATACCAGGATGCCTGGAGTTGATTGAACCTGGAAAGGAGGGTCCGCAGTATATTCCTGATTTGGGCGCGGCCGTGGCGCGCATGCGGGCCATTGCGGAGCCATTCTGGAACGTGAGTGTCCTAGACCACGAGGGGATGGTCAGCGATGACGGAGTCTACATCTTCGGCCTCCCCTTCTGGAAGTTTCCAAGAGATAACTCGTCCAGGGGAGGAGCGCTTGACAACTCCATGGGTGGAGTTGACAACATGGCGCATCTCTGGCATCCTGGGCTCTACAAATGGGTGGAGGCCGAACCGAGTCCGATGCACAGCGGCCTACTGCGCCGTCTCTACAAGGAGGACGTCGCCTGGCTGCGGGCCAAGGTCACGGCCCAGCGCGAGCCCGTCGTTGTGCTCTCGCATTTTGGACCGACGGCCTGGATACAGGAGGAGGCCTTCGTGGGCGACCCCGAGCGCACGACCACCTTTCCAGATATAGAGGAGCTGATGCGCCCCCCTATTGTGGCGTGGGCCTGCGGGCACTGTCATCAGTCCGTACAGTTCTCTAAAGAATGGGGGACGGCTGGTGGTGCAGAGGGATCTGTGCTTATCAGCACAAATCCCAAAGGACTTCCGTTTGAGAATCTGGAATACAGACCCGATGCTGTGCTGCGGATTGATCCGCGGCTCTATCAGTTCACCTAATCCTCATGCAATCGCAGGACGAATATCCTTGTTAAAGGAGGCTTCAAACCCGCGGATAGATGCTTCAAAGTTAATACCAGGCTGGAACGCAATGCTGCGTTTAGACCTGATATAGGCAATCGCCTGATCGCTCGTCATGCGCTGCGTTGCAATAAGAAACATGGCGACGGAGGCAGCGGAACGCTGCATACCCGCTGCGCAGTGTACGAGGATAGCATCGCCGCCCTTGCGCGCGTGCCGATATTCTGCCGCGATTCGGTAGACGAGTTCATAGGACCAGAGTTCCAGATTCCGAATATCGGGCTGCTGGAGACTGTCATCCACTGGCACACGAAACTGGCGTTTAATGCTCGTGTCAAACGCGATGTCCTTCGTGCAGTTAAATACGGAGACAATGCGCTTGGATCCGAGGTATTCACCATTCAATGCCGCATAGCGACTTCCAAGGTAGAGGCCGGGAATAATTTCGTCGGCCGGATTGGCCTGGGCGACTATGTTCATCTGCTTTAAAGATGGGGGTTTGACATTAAGCGGGGAAATCAAAAATTGGCTGAAGGGGTGGGAGGCAGTGGGAGTATCAAGCCTTCTGTGTTGGTTACACACAAACAATGCCGTTAACACGCCACCTCTACAGAGAGGATGAAGTTGTGGCGAGTCTCATGTTCTGCTGCCTGCGAGGGCGGATTCAGGAAGCGGCCTTTTGGTGCCTGGAACTCCTGGAGAGTGGCCTCGCGGATGAATTGATTCTTGCGGCGCGGCGCACGTGGCTGTACGGATTTGGAATCGGTGCGCCTAGCTGGATTGTTGCATTTGAGGAGGCTGTAAAGGGGGATGCAGTAGATGCGGATAGGATATTGGAGCTAGTTGTGGAGCTGGCACGGCTGGGGGCGAACAAGCGGCACGATTCCTCTGTTGTTGTGCTGATGGCGATCACGTGGAAGAATGGGATTGCGGCCTCGCACCCTCCTCTTCAGCAGTGCCTGGAGACAGGAGCCATTGTACCAGTGGCGTGGACGGTCCTCCGCTGTGGGGATGATATGCCCGCCGCCTGGAAAGCGATAGGAGACTTCGCCCTGAAAAAGCACGGAGGGGCTGCAAAGGAGTGGGTCACAGGGCTCCGTGCCATAGAGGACGTGGAGGAGTGGCCACGCTTAGCGGTGGCACTGGCAGCAGTGTGCCTCGGGGTGAAGGAGCTCGCCGCCGCAGGGCAAGCATGGACTGCACGGCCGATAGGTGCAGAGGTGGCGGCTGCAGTAGACCAATGGCGAGGCCTTCTTGGGCGACGTACGCGGAGAGCCTTTGCCGTGCATCCAGATTCTATTGCCTGGCTGACGGAGCGGGGTCGGAACCTGAGTGTCTATGACACGAATGAAAAGGAACTGTGGCGCCTGGAACGCCCTACGGGCCTATGGGGTTCCCAGTTCTGGGATGAAGCGGCAGAAGAGTTTGGAGGATGGGGGGCCGTGCGCGACGGCAATGGCGATTCCCGCGAGGCCTTCTACACCCACTACTTTCCAGATGATATCCCTGATGAATGGAGTCGTGCCGAGAGGGCAAAGTCGCATGGGAGTGGGGTGCTTCAACGGGGGGCGCAACCCGATCCTGTCCGTTGGCTTCGCAACTGGTTTGGGGCATATCTCTCTGCAGGAATCCAAGAGGGAATGAAGGGCGCCCTGCGAGCCTTGGAGGGGGCATGTGAGCGCGGAGCAGGCCCCAAGGAACCTGCAGATTTCTGGAAAGGGTGTGCGCAGAGTAAGTAAGGCCTATAGATTACCCTAGTAGAATAGATACACAAGGCGTTATGCGCATACAATATATTTCAGATTTACACTTGGAGCACTATAAAATCTATACGGAGAACCAGCTCAATCCACTCCAATGGATTAAGCCGGATCCTACTGCGGATATGCTTGTGCTCGCCGGCGACATTGGGAATCCGCACAAAACATCCTATGGCCTCTTTTTGAAATGGTGTGCGGCCAACTGGCCGCAGGTGGTGGTTGTCGCCGGCAATCACGAGTTCTATAAAGAGGGGATGGGAGGTTCAGGGACAGGAGGTGGGGCGACCTTATCGCCGCGATATGAGGCTCTTGAAGTCATCCGAATCATTACGCGCCATTACCCGAATGTGCATTTTCTGGACCGTGCTCGGTTCACAGTGCGCCCTGGCGTGCATATTCTCGGTTGCACGCTGTGGTCAGATATTCCAGGCGATATGCGGAAATATGTTCTGCAGGGACTGAACGATTTTCGGCAGATTCCAGGGGCCACCTTTGAAGGCTATGCCGAATGGCATGCGCGGGACAGGGGCTGGCTGGCCGAGGAGCTGCGTAGCGTGGCCGCAGCAGGGGAGGTCGCCATTGTGGTCACGCACCATTTACCGACACCGCGCCTCATTGCGGAGAAATACAGCGACCATCCGATGAACTGCTGTTTCGCCACGGACCTGGAGGCGCTCATAGAGGAGACGTCCCCTGCGGCCTGGATCTGTGGGCATTCGCACACAGGAAACACGCTTCAGATTGGGCGGACGCAGCTGGCCTTGAACCCACATGGATACCTAGGAGAACGGGTGGAAACACGAAATAGATGTGCGACCCTGGAGGTTGAAGTAGCTGCTACTGACTCGCCGAATTAATCTGGGTGAGTTTCCAGGCATTGCGCAGGGCAGATAACTCGGTAGGGTGTGTGCAGAGTGTAGCCGTATGAGGATCAATCTCCGCCGCGCGCCGCTGCTCGCGCTCATCCTCATCTGTCACTTCAATCGCAAGCTGGTGGTACCGAAAGGCTAGGCGCCTCCATTCGCGAATCCGAGGGGCATCCGCGGCGTGTAGAAGTGCCCAGGCGTAAGTGATTTTCGGAAACACCTTTTCCCGAAATGTATGTTCATCCGAGATAAAATCATAGACGATTCCAATGGTATCATCGCTTGTAGGTTGTGAAAACAATGTATTCAGAACCTCGTGGCGGAGGGGAGCGTCAAACTTCACTTTAAAGGTGGCAAGGACATAGTCCTCCTGTTGGTATGCGGCAATGGACCAGTGCAGCCGTTTTCCTGTTGCGCGCAGTTGGCGGAAGGTGGAGAGGCACTGCATAGGGGTGAGGGGCTGGTTGGTGAGGAGGTTGCGGGGCTGAAGGGGGGCGGGGAACATATAGTCACGCTGAAGGAGGCATTCCCGCACGTCGCGCGCCACGGTGGATGCCTCGTACACATAGAGTTTGCGCGCAGCCCAGTCTATGATTGTAATGGGTTCACGCGGGATTTCCAGAGTAACAATATCCTCTTCATTCATGCGACGAACTTTACGACGCAGGAGCCATCGTTTGAGAAGGCTGCGCACTGCCCCGCGCATTCGGCGATTCGTCTCAATGAGCTGGAGGCAAACTTCAATGAAGAGGAGAGGGTTCTGAAAAAAGATTCCATCTGTAAATCCAGGTTTGAATGTTTTGATCGTATGCATAGCTTCTGTATAGTGGGTGCCTGCGCTTATAAGTGTAAAATGCATGAAGTAATCATCTGCGCGAGTATGAGGGAGAATATACCAGCTTTTGCCTCGTTTGGGGATGAGAGGTTTGGGACTGGCCTTCTTTTGCTTTGTAGGGGGGGGCCGGCCTGGATGAAATACAGGCGCGGGTAGCTCCATCCTCTTACGAAACGGGCTGGAAAAATGGGGAGGGGGAGTTGACGCGAGCTCATTCCACGACTTGAAAGAGCGTGAGGCGCCGATTGCTGGAACTGTAGTGACCACGGGGAGCGCCGTGCCCATCCTTCACCGCACCGTCGCTGTCGTGATAGAGGAGCGTGGGGGATTCGTCGCACTGCTGGATAGGATGGAGGCGTGGAAGCCCTGTGGGCCGGGGAATGGAGGGGGTATAGAGATGTTCTGTGCAGCGCTGGTGCTTACCTGCTGCCGACCAGAATACAGGTTGTTGACAGGGCTGAAGGATAGCAGGGGCATCTGGGCGTTGGCAGAGATGACCGCAGCGCGTATCCAGTTCCCTGTCCTGGTCCGATTCTTCAAAGAGATAGGGGCGAATTGTATTTGTGCGAATAGCCTCTAGAAGGGGGGCATCGGGTTGACCAAGGGTGGAGGCGATATCCTTTGCAAGGAGGCGCATGTTTGCACGGAGAACTTCTTCAAAGGATTCCCAGAGAAGAGCGGGAATCGGAGCTCCGAACTTGAAAGGGGGTGGAGGGGGTTGCGAAGCGGTAGGGCTGGCGCCAGACATTTCTGCAGGGGGCGGAGGTTAGCATTCCCTGCGCTCCTGCGCGCGGAGCAATTTTAGGGGAACGAAACCGTTAGCCACCGCCGATAGGCGGCGGCGTCTAAACGCGGCGGGCCTGCTCCGCGGCCGGCCGCTTTTCCCCTGTGCCCCTTCGCAGACGTGCGGCGCGTTGCGCCGCGAATTTTTGCCAGTCCCGAACAAATGGTGCAAAACAGTGAATGGGGGCCACCTCTTTGGAGGATTCTACACACCTTGGCGGAGCGCCTGGGTCGGCAGACAGTTGCGATGCTGGCGCAGGATGAGTTGCGGGCTTGGATTGCTGTTCTGCAGGGAGTGGAGGGGATCATGCCGTGTCAACTCTGTAGGAAGCACTATAGGGGCTGGAGAGGGAAGCGGCCTTTAGAGGGGCTGTATGGTGGTACGGATGCCTCACGGGAATGGCTCTGGTCTCTGCATGAGGAGGTGAACAAGCAGAGGGAGGTGCCGGCGGAGCAGCGGGTGCCCTTCGCGCGGCTCGCGGAGCTTTATGGGCCGGCGCGGACGCGCCAGGATCTTCAGCAGGATATCAATATTCTGGTGGAGGTCCTTCGGCGGGCGGCGATGGAACGTCTGGTGGACGGAGGATTTGTCCGCGACTGGCAGGGGCGCCTTGCCGCCCTGCGCCGGTTGGTGGGATTCTAGGAAGCAATAAAGATCCTGCGCCGCAGGCATAAGGTCCGTTGCTGCGAAGCAGCAACTCATCTACGAGCCACGCAGGGCGTGGCATGCCTCGCGCCCATGGCGCGCTCGGCGAAGGGGCGAGGGGAAAAGCGGCCCGCCGCGTTTTAGACGCCGGCAGAGCCGGCTATAAACGGTTTCGTTCCCCTATTAGGGCTTAGGAGCATAAACACATGTCATAGCCTTTTCATCTTTTGCGCTCACGGGTACCATACTCGGTGCAACGCCAAATACATCTGCGTGGCGTGCCCCGCAGTAGGCCGCAAACTGATACCAGGCATAACCTGCCCCGCCACCGGTGACAAAGGCCAGCGCAACTCCGCGCAAGGTCTCTGCACCTGTACCGAACCGCAGAACTGTAAATCCGAGCGCGGCAAAGACGGACAAGATAATGACCGCCCTTGCCTTCGCCTTACGATTCTCTACAAAGACATCACTCTGCCCCTTCTCCTGTGGCAGAAGATAGAGCCCTACACCGTTTGCGAGCAAGTAGCCGAAAAAGAAAAGGACATGCTGCATCCAGTAGCTTGGCATCACGTTGACCTGCTGGCGATTAGACATGCTTGCCACCAGTTGCACAACATCGGAGCCTTGCACATAGGCTCGGGGATCTCCAGATATATAGAACTTCCCCGTTATAAGGTGCGCAATCCCTGTAAGGAGGGGCACGGCAAGGGCGTGACCAATGAAGAGAATAAACAATCCCATATTCCCAAGTCCCACCGCCAGGAATGCTATAAAGGAGATGAGTAGTATGGGGAGAGCCCGAAAGGCCATGAGTATACTTTGGCGCAGCGTGTCAAGCAGCTCCATTCCTATCCAGTCCGTCTATTCTTTCCGCGTTGCGCAGACATAAAGTTTCTTTCCAGCGGCGGTGCGACTGCGGAGAATAGGAATGCCGATCAGATTGATAGAGTTCTCACCAAAGAGTCGCACATTCTGCTGCACAAGGACTGTGCCTACAATGAGGCCGAGTGCAATCGTAAGCATAACAACGCCAGGGCCGTCGCATCCATAGAGAATCCGGAAGGCGGCGAACACGAAGATGAGCAGCATCAGGAGGATAAGCGACACGTAATAGCGAGAGGAATAGGAAGGGCCGAGGGCCTGGAGCTCCTTGGACAGCTGATTGAGTGTACCAAAGAGGTAGGCGGAGGCCACGGAAATCATATAGACTGGTGCGGAGGGAAAGGGGCCTTTCATCGTCGCACTGCCAAATGCCGAGAGGGTGTCCAGCTTCGGCAACGTGAACCCCGTCCTGCATTTATTGGAAAACTCATTCGGGTTCGCACTCGGTTTCATAATATTCAGATACGATGCGGCCGACTGAAACACGCGGAAGAGGAGGGAGGATTCCACCATGGAGCCGAAGAATACTCCATAGGGCATGGAGAGGGTGAGGAGGGCAAACAGTCCAGAGATAATAACAATGCCATCTGGAAATGTGCTCATCATTTCCAGGACGACCGGTGCGACGGTGCTTTGAATGAATCCATTGCTGGGCGCGACAGGAGACGCCATTCTACCGTAGGGGGGCGATTTTCGGGACTCTAGGGGGCGGCCACCTGCCTTAAGCGTGATGACGTTATATATATAAGAGGTAGCCGACGAGCAACAACCATGGGTATTCCATCTTATTACAAACGTCTAGTTGACAGATTTCCACGTCTAGTGAAGAAGGGGTTTGAGTCTCTCCCGCGTTCCGATATCCTGCTGATGGATTTCAACTGTCTGATTTACCAGTGTGTGCGGGCGGCGGGGGTATATAAGGCGGAAGAGCGGGAAGCCTGGGAGGCGCGCCTCCTGGAGGCTGTGAAGTCCTATACTGTAGAGGTATGGGGTGCCGCGGGGCGCCCTCGTGAAGTCTTTATTGCCGTGGATGGAGTGGTGCCGATGGCGAAAATCCGTCAACAGCGCCTGCGCCGTTTCAAGTCGCCTTGGTGGGCGGCTGCGGAGCGGGAGGCCGGTGTGCGTGCGACGGAGACGTGGGATACGAATGCGATTACGCCAGGTACGGAGTTTATGGAGAAGCTGGCTGCGGGGCTACGCAGTCTGTGCACCGCGCGCGGGGCTGGTTGGTCTGTCTCTGCGGCTGATGAGGCTGGAGAGGGGGAGCAGAAGCTGATGGCGTGGGTGCGCGCTCGCGCGGCGGCAACCCTGGCTGGAAAGGAGATTGTGGTGTATGGTCTGGATGCGGACCTCATTGTTCTCTCCCTGCTGGGGTTGGCCCGCACGGCACCACAGGTGGCCGGCTGGAAACTTCTGCGCGAGCTCGCCGAGTTTGAGCGCGGAGGGCGAGGGGGTGCCTATGGCGCCCTGGATGTGAAGGAGCTACTGGCTATCCTTGCGCCTTCGGGTATGCCGGCGGCGGAATGGATGCTGGAATACGTCTGTGCGATGTCCTTTCTCGGCAATGATTTCCTCCCGCACTCCCTCACTGTAAAGATGCGGGACGGGGGGCATGATACGATGTGCAGGGCCCTGTCGGACCTTCATACACGGGGGCTGCGCCTGGTCGATGCGGGGGGGGCGGTGCAACCTGTGGCGGCGGCGGAGTTTATTGCTGGCTGGGCGGGGACTGAAGAGGGGTTGTTGGTGGAGGCTGTGGAGCACAAATACAAGATGCGTGCACCGCCGCCGCGGACAGATGCGGAGCGGGCCATGGCCCGCGTGCAGAATCTTCCCATTGAGTGGCGTGAGGAGGGGGCCGTGGCGACGGGGATTGGCTCGGATGGCGGGGCGACCCTGACGGCCGATTGGCGCGAGACGTATTATGCGCGCTGGCTGCGCGGGGCGGGGGCGGTACAGGCGGTGGACGAGTTCAAGCGCGGACTCCAGTGGATCATGGACTATTATCAAGGGAAGCCTGTATCGTATTCCTGGTATTTCCCGTGGAATCTGCCGCCGCTATGGGGGGATCTGCACGCAGGTCTTCTCGCAACGTCGGGCGGGCTGAAGGCCGCACCCGTATCAGCGCCGGTGGCTCCACAGGAGCAGCTGGCGATGGTATTACCGATGTCATCTTGGGGCTTAGTAAGGCGCGCAGACCTGCGAGCCCTGCCCGCGAAAGCGCCGGCCTTCTGGCCCACGCACTTCGGCTTCTTTTCCGCTGGAAAACGGTGGATGTGGGAGTGCGAAGCCGAGGTGCCGATTCTCAGTGTGGAGCGGTTACGGGGGCTCTTAGCTGCTCATTAAGCAGCGTTCACGATCATCCACTGCACATTGCCGGCATCCGTCTGGCTATTGGATACAATCTGGAAAGAGCCATTCGCGATCATCTCTGCACTGAGGATACCAGGATTATTCACACCGCTGTATGTGAAGAAAACCCGAGAAGTGGTGCGGCACCCTGCTACGCTGACGGTGAGCTTTGCGAAGCCGCCTGAGCGCACAGTAGCTGCGTCATTAAGAGACGTTGCACCGATGAGTGTGGTGGGGAGTCGGAACAGGCCGGCACTGCCTTCAGCGAGGATAATACTGCCATCGGTTGTCTCTAGATTTCCAGCGGCCTGTACGTAAGAACCAACCAGAATATGTCCTGCAACTTCTTCGTTTCCACTTACATCCAAATTTCCAACAATGCGGCCATTTCCACTCACATCCATATTGCCACCGGCGTTGATGTCACCATGGGTGAAGACGGGCTGGCCCTGATTCGTCCCGCTGAACGTGGCGCCGGCGAGTTCGCTGCCCTGGGGCAGATACTCAGGCTTGTCGTCGTTCAGCAGAAGAAAGACTGCAGAGTTGGGGTTAATAAACCCGCGCAGACCGGTCTGATCGTCATAGACGCCCACCATATACTGGGTGACACCAGGGTTGGCACCAGGGTACAGCTTCTTTCCAGTTTCGCGCAGGGTGCGGCCCTGGGGGCACTTGGACGCGTCAGCGGTGACCGGGGCCAGAGTACCGCTTGTGATATAAGTGCTCAAGTCCACACTGGTTGTGTAGGTATAGAAGTCGGCCTGGAAGCTGCGGGTGGCCATGTAGATGCGGCGGGGAGTATTCTTAAGAGAGGCTGTGCCTGCATGGATCGTCGCCATTTTGTTCTACTTGGAGTGGAACAAAATGGGGATTTGGATAGGGTTGTTGCGCTGACCCAGATGCTTAATAGGTGGCGGAGCCAGTGAGGTAGAGATTCGTGCCGTCTGACGCAAAGGTGTAGGCGCGTGTCGTGCCGTGCGTAAACGCATTGCCCGTTACGTTTGACACGCCTACTGCTACTGAATCTGTATTGTTCCAGGTGATGTTCAAGTCAGCTGCGGCCGTCAAGTTACGCAGCACCAGGGTAACAATGGTGCCGGCAGGAGGCGCAGGCTGGGCCGCGCTGGGACCGAAATAGACAAAGATTGTCTTTCCTGTTGCAATATCACCGGTATTAAACGTCGCCACGAATGTATTACCGACCGCGGGATTAGCATACACATTCTTGTTGCCACCGCCGCCGTCGTCGATGATGCCGGTAGGCGCCGCACCGGCCACATAGCCAGCCAGTGCCTTCACGTCGCCCGCGGAGCTGATCACGTCGCCCGTCGTGTAAACAGGCTGCCCCTTGTGCACCGTGGCCGTGTTGTTGTCACCGCCGTCCACCATTTCCACAGGCTTATCGGAGTTGAAGACTGCAAAGATGGGTGCATTAGGGTCAATGTAGCCCTTGAGGCCGGAGTTTGCATCATAGACGCCCACCATGAGGGTGCTGATACCAGGATTGGCGGCAGGGTAGAGGCGTGCGCCCGTCTCACGGAGGAAGTGACCACGGGGACACGCCGCCGCCGTAGCGCCCGTTACCGCACCGAGGGAGCCAGTTGTCACATATGTGGGGGGTGTCATGGTCGTCGTGTACGCATACAGCTGGTTGTTGAAGCTGGACGTGGCGATATAGGTGCGCTTGGAGCGGAGCTTAGGATCGGCATAGACAGAGGCCATTTAGGATTTCTGAAAAGGGTGGGGGTTTTATGCAGCCGCAGCAGGCGATTAAGCGACCGGGCGAAGAGAGCGATCGCAGATGATGTAGTAGAAGAGGGTGGTGGTCAGGGCGATACCGAGCTGTGTCGTAAGCATGAAGACCTTGATACCCCCATCCTTCACGGACGCACCGGTACCGGCCAAGAGATAGATAATCAGCAGAAGGAGTCCCGCGCTAACGACGGCACCAATCACAAAGAAAGCGTAGAACCAGTCGCACACGAACCAAGAAGGGATCTGCTTTGTCCAGCTAGGTTCCATAGTTTCTACTCATTGCGGCGTGTTTTTCTGGTGCGTCTGCTGCGCCTAGCACCCCCCTTTTTAGCCTTCGCCTTTGACTTTGTGCCTGCAGCCTCCTCGGCGTTCAACCCAAGGCCGCCGCGAATCTTCGCATACAGTTCTTCATAGTTCTTCCCCTCTATCGCCGCATGGACCCCCTTTCGGAAGGTCGTCCAGTTCTTATTTGCCGCGGCCTTCCGCACAGTTGTCGCCTTCATGCCCGCCACATTCGTCCCGTTGCTGTTCATATCACGCTCACCCCCACTTTCAACCAGCACGTCGGGGTGATACTTCTTAAGAGTCTCGCTAAACTCTTCTACACGGTCGCTTCCAACTACAAAGTGGAGTTTCGTGTAGCCCTCCTTCTTTAGAAAGGCTACAACATCAAAAATCGTCCTGAGACCGGTCACGGTAGGATCCAACACTTGCACCCCCGTTTTCCGAGGAAACATGACTTCAATATAATGTGTTTTGTTAAATGCATAGAGCGGATTCTTCTTTTTATCCTGTGTAGCACTTGGAAATACGATGATATCCGCTTTTGCTGGCCTCGCCTTCTCAATAAGGGTCTCAATCATAGCGGCGTGGCCAATTGTGGGTGGATTGAACCTACCGAATGTAAAATACACAGTATCTGAGGACTTGTTCGCCATTCTATTCGGGCGGAAGAAAGGGCCCCCAACTTTTCAGGCTACACACTAATGGGAAACGGGCAGAGCCTGTCGGCATACAATCCGTCACACGTCCGTATTTACAGGGATCTGCTTCGGATTCAGAATCCTCAAACGAGGGCCGAGATGATACGCACTCTTCTGGCGGGACAGGAGTATGTTTCATCCGCCCGGGCCGCGGGACTCTATTCACACCTACTCGCCTATGCAGCGCGAGTAGGTTCAGGGGAACACCCTGCAGCCCTTCCTGGAGAGGCAACCGTTGCCGCAACCATGAAGGGACACGCCCCACCCCCGTCCCGCAATCAGGAAATGATTGAATATGGTGTAAATGCGATTCGCCCCGTCATCCAACAGCGCCCGTCGCAGGTTGTCTCCAAAGGACGGCGGAATGAGAAGGCCCTCACCTATTTCCAGTCGTGCCTCCAGGTGCTAGGGCTAGAAGAGGAGGTCGCCCTCACAGACGATGCCCTGAAGCGCGCCTACAAGCGCGCAGCGGTGAAGGCGCACCCGGACAAGGGGGGGTCTGAAGAGGAGTTTGAGGCCGTGACGCGAGCCCATGCCTACCTGGGAGAAATCCTACGGCGCATTACCGGTGGGGGTGGGGGTGGGGGTGGGGGCGGAGGGCGCCCCACTCCACCTGCGCCAGCCGGCACTCTTCCTCTGATGAATGGAGGAGTGCAGGATGCGCGCCCGTCATCCATCGCCCCCCCCTCCCTCATAAAGATGGAGCCCGTCCGGTTAAATCCAGACAAGTTGGATCTGAAACAGTTCAATGAAGTCTTTGAGAAGACACGTTTACCGGACCCAGATGATGATGGCTACGGGGACTGGCTGAAAGCGCCCGACGACGAGGGCAGGTCGGCCCCCAAGTTCAGTGGAAAGTTCAATCGTGATGCCTTCAACGCCGCCTTTGAAGATGATGCGCGCCGATCAGGGCGCGCCGGTGGAGGTCTGGCCGACGTAGAGGCGATGACCCTCGCCCCGCAAGCAGTGGAGCTGGGGCGCGGCAAGTCCAGCAGCTACACCGCAGCGGCCAATGCATCTCTCAAGTTCACGGATCTCCGCTCCGCCTACACACACGATGCCAATATCACTTCCCAGGTGGCAAATGTACAGGTGGAGGACCGCAAGTTCGCTACCTATTCTGCCCAATGGAAGCAGGGCCCCACACCTTTAAAGGAGGGGGAACTCGCGGCGCTGCAGGCCGCCGAGCAGCGCGATGCCACACGCGAAGAACAACGACGTCTCCGAGCCGACCGAGAACGCAGCGTGGAAGAGGAATATTTTAACCGAATGAAAGGGCTCGTAATAACCAATAAATAGGGACACCACACATCTTACTCGTAAATCTTCACGGCACCAAACAGGATGGTAAAGCCAGAGACGGCACAAGTATTAGTAGTCAGCCTTGTATTAGCCGCAGCCGTGCTGGGTGGTTGGTATATGGTGGGGGCAACACAATCAGAGGACCCCATGCAGGATCGGCATTTACTGAAAAGGGGAGGTGACCTGCCGCCTCTCTGGATCTATGTGAATGACAGTGAAGTGAATGCGCGATTCTGGAAGGATTTCGGCGCGCGCGCCAGCCACGGCGTGATCAATGTGCCGTTCCTGAATCTGTGTTATCAGACGTGTGTGAGGGCAAATGGCCGGCGCTATCGCGTGGAGGTCATTGGTGGCCTCGCGGACCTCGCCGTGCGTCTAGGAGGCTGGCACGCGCTGCCAGCCTCTCTTCAGAACCCGGAGGCGACTGTACGGGAGCCCGAGTTGAACTGGATTCGTGCGGCTGTACTCGCAAAGTGGGGAGGTCTCTGGGTGTCCCCTGCGACAATCTGGCTACAAGGGCTGGGCGAGTTACCAAAAGATCGCATTGTGCTCTTCGGCTCCGATGACGAGGTGACCTTTGTAGGGGATGCGGGTACGGTGGCACCCTCTCTCCGTGTGGCTTGGTCCCCGCGCGCGGCACACCCTGTATGGGTGAACTGGGAGGCGCGTGTGCGGACACGCCTGGAGAAGCGCGGCGGCGGGGCCGAGTTCCGTCGCGACGAGATGTCCGATGCGGTGCAGGCGCAGCAGGAGGCTGCTACCCGTGGCGAGTTGATTGAGCTCCGTCCCACTGCGGAGTTGACGCGCAAGGGCCGCGCGGGGCGGAGGATTCAGGTTGAGGATCTGCTCGCATCTGGCACGGAGGGTGAACTCCCGTTTGAGCTCAAGGCGGGGGCAGCCTATGTACCCATACCCTGGCCAGAGATTCAAGAGCGTCGCGCCTTTGGATGGTTCCTGCGCATGTCTGAAGACCAGATCCTGGACTCAGACTTGGCAGTGTCGCACATTTTCCGAAAAGTGCTATAAATTATATAAAATATCCTACCGCAGAGTGCTTAACTTAAGCACTAGACGGTACGAATCTACCTACTAAACTACCTACTAAACTACTTACGAATCTACTAATGTACATATGAGAGGAATAGGGGCGGGGTTTGTTCATTTTAAGAAAAGGATACTTCCATCTCTGGTACTGCTGACACGGAATGGGTCAACACAGGCTGTATTTGATACAGCGTCTGTTTTGTGCCATGGTCAGCAACTTCTTGCGCCACAAGGTCATGGTCATAGGGGCGCAACACGTGTCGTAGGACTGTTACAAGGCGTCCCGTATCAAACTCCCCAGCGGCGGATCCAAAGAAGCGCTTGGCCTTGCAGGGAAGATAATACGGTTCCAATAACGGCAGCCATGTCTCGTGTGTGCGAACCCCTACCTGTAGTCCACCCTTTGTGACGAAGCGACGGTCAGCGAATGCAGCTTCAAATCCACATGACCGAAGTACCTCTTCTATGAACTCCTTTGGAGGTATTAACCTAAATAAGTGTTTGTGCAGTTTTTTCTGGGGCGACATTCGGCTCCCGCTCTCCCTCTATAAAAAAGAGGCGCATTAAGTCTAGCGAGTGCGTCTTTCCCTGTGCGAAGGAAATCCACCCTTTTAAGATCAGCTGATGGATTCGCTGATTGATAGCAGGGGGTAGGACCCCCATTTGCAGAACAGAGGAGGTAAGTTCGTGGAGAAAGTCCTCATAGGAGATTCCTGTGTTCCAGATTTCCAGAAACAGTTTTACCATGGTGTCCTTCTCCTCGCGGACGTACGCTCGGAGGAGCTCCAGGCAGAGGGAAAAGGAAGGGGATGCAAACAGGCTGAGCAGCTCCTTACTCGTGATAGGAGTCTCCTGGTCACGCGAGGCACCGTATGTGTGACATAGAATCTGGGAAATATTTTTAATCTCTGTAGGAGTCTGTGCGAGACTCATGAAAAGCCCAATCGCTGCAGGCTCAACTGTGAGGTGCGGAAACCCAGCCACACTACAGAAATGTTTGACGAGCAGAAGAGGAGAGATAGTATCCAGCTCCAGGTGAAGGCATCGGGATTTGAGGGGTTGAATCAGGTCAGTGCTATGACGACTGACAAAAATAAACCGGGTGGTATGAGTATGAGTTTCCATCGGGCGACGGAGGGCCTGTTGAGAAATCATAGGAAGTGAGTCCGCATCATCCACAATAATCCAGCGATAGACACCAGGGCGGGCACCAGTGTGGCGCACAAACTCCGCCACGGACTGGCGAACACAGTGAATCCCGCGGTCCTGTTCGGAACTCAGCCAGAGTGTCCATTCGGGATCAATATGAGAAATCCCATGAGGCTTGTAATAGGCTTTCAGAAACTCGTAGAGTAGAGTTGTTTTTCCACTGCCGTACCCTCCTGAGAAGAAGAGGTGGGGGGGATCCTCCATGACCTGATTTAGAATTGTGATACAGTCTTCTTGACCGATGAGACTCGTCGTTAACATGCTGCTTGTCTAAAGGGGCGACTTTCTTAAGCAGGAGAGGGGGGCACAGAATGCATCACCATTTTGAAGCAGAAATGATGAGTATGGAAATAAGACATGCAAATACTAAGGTATTAATGTTAATGTTATATGCTGGTATACTCTTTCTTTGTTGGTTCCTGTTGTGGAGGGGTTAAACCGAGTACCTCTTAACCTGAAAAGGAAAGGAGGATGAAAGACCTCTATGAAGTGCTGGGAGTTGCCAGGGATGCAGGGGGGGACGCAATAAAGGCCGCATATAGAAAGCTTGCTCTGAAACATCACCCTGATAAGGGGGGTGATCCAGAAGCATTCAAGGAGATTTCAAAGGCCTATGAAGTGTTGAGCGACGACGGGCGGCGAAAGATGTATGATATCACCGGTTCTGAAGAGGAAATGGATGTGCGTGGGGAGGGGCGGGGGTTTGGAGGGGGCGGAGGAATGCCGTTTCCGTTTCCATTTGATCTGGGGTCGATGTTTGGGATGTTTGGAGGGGGGCCAGGAGGTCAACGCCAAGCCCCACGGCGTGGAAAAGCTCCGCCGAAGATCCATGAAACGCCTATTTCTCTGCATGACTTCTACCACGGTAAGACAATCAAGATGCAATATGAACGTAAGAGATTCTGTGACGGCTGCAAAGGGGCTGGTGTGGAGGAATGGGAGTCGTGTGGTGGCTGCGGAGGGGCTGGGCAGGTGCAGAGAGTTTTGATGCTGGGTCCAGGAATGCAGACGATTATGCGTGGGCCGTGCGAGGCTTGCAAAGGGGAAGGACGGAGAGTAAAAAAGGCGTGCGGCGAGTGCGATGGTGCACGGTTGATTAATCAGCAGCGGAAGGTGGATGTGGTGATTGAGCCTGGAATGCGTCCTGGAGAGAATATCGTCTTTTCTCGGGAGTGTTCTGACCAGATAGAGTATGATGAGGCTGGGGATTTGCATATTATCTTGGTTGACGGGCATATAGAGGGGGCGACCTTCACTCGCCTGGTGCATTCACCAGATGATATGGGAACAGATGTAACAATTGGGGTATGTGATGGCTTAACAGGCTGCACAGTTGTGCAGAAGGGGCATCCAGGACATCCAGAGGGGCTTACCCTTACGATTCCAGCTGGTGTGCAGAATGGGGAGATAGTAAAAGTGCTTGGAGAGGGGATGCCGCTGCGCGGGGGAGCTGGACGACATGGAGACCTTCATGTCCGCGTAAGGGTGGTCATGACGGAATCTGAAAAGGGGGCGCTCGCGGATGCCGGCGTCAGGGCGCAGATTCGGGCTGTATTTACTGCTGCGGCGGCTTCGCAACATGAAGTTGCACAGGTGAGCTAGATGTGCCTCTAGCGCCTATTCGCTTATCACGACTTACCGCAGAGTGCTTAACTTAAGCACTCTGCTCTGTTGGCTAGAGCGATAAGTTCAAGATACTTCTACGACATAACCCGCCTGTGGCGGGTTATGCTATGGAAGTTCTTAACTTAAGCACTAGACAGTATATCGGATGCAGCGGTACCGTCTAGTGCTTAACTTAAGCACCCTGCGGTAGAGCTACCTGGCTTATGCCCGAGGTGCGAATGCTCCTGGGTCAGAGGCCAGTTTCGGGGAGCTATGCCGCAGGCATGGCGACCAGGCTAACTTGCCTAGGAGCGAGGCGCGAAAGCGCCTGGGTCCGTGGCAAGTTTCCATTCGGGATTCATGCCCATGAGCGCCTTGGCCTGGTCGGCGGCGCCGAGGAGCATGCCAGGGGAGCCATAGTCGGCGGGGTGCAGGGCGGCGCCTCCGCGCATCTTGCGGGAGAACTTGCGCATGCGGCGCATGGCCTTCATGAGGGACTGGCGAGCGCGTTTGGTCATGCGACGCACAGCGGCGACGGCGCCGCGACGTCCTTTGCGGCGAGCGCCGCCGGACTGGTCACGCATACCTTGAATAGCACCGATGCTGTGATCCAGAGGTGCAACACGTGCCACTCCACGGAGAGAGTCATCCAGCATGCCGGTGTATCCTACCGGGGCCGCGGCGGCGAGGCTGACTGCCGCCCCACCGTGCTGACCCTTGTGGAGGGCCAGATAGTTCCCTCCCTGTGCAAGGGCCTGCTGGGACATGGGGGTCATGCTGGCGTTGTTTACAGGGGCCGCACCACCGCTCAAGCAACGACGGCCATGGCGGCGAGATGCGCGGCGCCCGTGCTTGCGCGAAGCGCTGCGAGATGCACGGCGTCCATGGCGGCTAGATTTACGCGTAGATTTCCTGGAACTGCGACGGGCCATTTCTACGATGTTGCGTAGATTTTATGCTTATGGTTGCTAGCTACCAGCCCGCGCCAGGCCTGGTGGGTTGCCACATATGAGGGGGTGGAATACCCCCATTTTTCAAAAGGGGATCTAATATAATATTATGCCCGTGCATCCAGCATCCACATGTACCACCGCACGCACCTCCCCCGCGTTGTTTGCGCGTACTAACGCGCCCCCTACGCAGTCCTTTACGAGTTATCCGTCGCCTGCTCCGCGACCCCTTACGAGTTGTTCGCTTCCGTGCCATTTCTACCCCTCTAGTAGAAATGAAGAGACAGCGCGTAGTTGCTTTGACGATCGCCCTAGTCGCCCTGCTAATGGCCGCATTAGGTGGCGCCCTTGATAGCTGGAAAGGGAGGGGGCGTTTGTAATAACATCCCAGCATGCATGGCACGATAGCGGTTGGTATCTCATAGGATGAGATACCAACTGCG